CACCTCGCACCAGTAGCCACCTGCCCCCGCCCAGATGATGGTCGGATTGCGGACGATGGGGGCGCGGTTCGTGGGGCGCTCGACCCACCCGTTCCCGACACGATGGACGGTAATGGTGTAGCTCTTGCGGGCGCGCTGTCCGGGCCGCTCACCGCCGCTGTACACCACGTTGTTAGAACGCAAGGTACGGATCGGCGCGCCCTTGCGGACCCGAACCTTGTCTCCCTTCTGGATGGACGGTTCGTTACCGAAGGGGCCGACCCATCGGAGGGTCGTTCTGTCGGACTGCTCCAGCATCTCGGCGCAGACCAGCGCGTCCTTGATGCGCCTCTCCGCGCACCAGCTCGTCGTCGTCCCGGCGGCCAGGGCTTCTTCCTCTACGATGGCGATAGCGAGCAGTTTTTCGGGGGTGAGCACTCTTGACCTCCTTCAGCGACTCATCACTGATGACCTATTTGTATCTCCTCTTATGTGTCTTGTCAAGCCTATGATCCTGGGCTCTTGTCTTTTCCTGTAGAGCGTGTATTGTCAAGGTACCATGACCCGGAGCAGCGACTACATCAAGGGCTGGCGTGACGGCGCTAACGCGCTGGATGAGCGCCCGACGCTCACGGAGTTCGTAGACCTGACCAAGTTGGGCCTACCGCCCGAGGATGTGGAGAAGCTCCAGGAGTACCTGCGCGGTATGCGCGATGGTCGAGCTGCTTTCGGGAAGGCTCTCGACGAGGAGGAGACCTGAAAGTGCTCCGAGTGCAAAACCAGCTACGACAGGTGCGACCCTACCTTCCGAGGTGTTCGTGAAGAAGGGAGAGGACGGTGGGTAAGCGTCTCGTAGACCACCTTTTTGACGAAGCGCAGCAAGCCCTGTCTGTGGTCGGGGAAACGATCCGCCTGCCCGATACGGCTGTGGACACGGCCGAGCAGTGGCTCCGAGCCCGTGGGTTCGACGTTCAGCGCATCCCTGGCCCGGACAGTTTGTTTCAGTGGGACCTTCCAGAGCTTCAGTGGGATGGAACCACCCTACGCGCTGCCAATGGGTCTGGGCTGATTCACGAGTTCGCGCACTTCGTCGTGGCCGCGCCGCGCCGTCGTAGTCTTCCGGGGTTTGGGCTAGGAGGCGAACCCGAAGGCGTCGCCTTGACCAAGGCGTATGTAAATCCTGAGTTGGCGGATAGAGAGGAGACCCTCGCTTCTTTGCTCGGGATATTGATCGAGCGCCACCTCGGTGACGGTTGGGTCATTACCTTCATCGATCACGACTGGGTCTGGCAGGACATGCGGGGAAACCCCCTTGAGTGGACAGACGACGCGAGTGAAGGTGACCACATGCACGACGTCTTGAAAACGCTCCAAGAGCGCGGATTGGTGGACGACCACGCCAACCCCATCCTGAGTAACCTGCCGCCTTGGCAGCCAACCCTGAACGACTAGGTGAAAACTATGGCTAAGCGATGGCAAGACGACAAAGATTTCACTGAGTTTCTGGACGCTATGCGCTATACAGGAAACCTGTCCGACGGTCTCTACCTCTATATGTGGGAAGCGTGGCGCCACGCCAAGGGTGACACATCTATGCTCCCAAAGCCCCGCGCGGTTGAGGAGGGCGGATCGCAAACAAAGCGCGTGGCGCGCGCGGATGTGTATTTGGACGAAATGATCGGCGCAGCCCGAGACCGCGTCATGAGCGCGATAGCGCTCAAATGTCGATGCACCTACGAAGCAGGCGACTCACCATGCCCTGTTCACGGGCTGGAAGACGAGGAGGGGCGCGTCTGATCAGCGTAACAAAACCGGGTTGACTTGTCCTGGCAAGAGCGCCTAGTTTTGTCACATGGCGCGCCCCTCGAAGCGATGGGACTACGGCTACACCGACCTGGCGGGTTTCCTCAGCATGTCCGAAGGGGCTGTGCGCCAGGCCGTCTACCGCGGAGATTTCGACCCCGACGACCTGGACTCCCTGTTTGAGTTCAAACTCCAGCGGGCAGGCGGGCTCAGCGAAGAGCGCCGCTCGCGCATGCAGGATTTGGTTGAGGCTGCGCAATCCGAGGCGCGGAAGAAGGTCCCATGAGCTGGAAAGACGTGGACGTCTGGGAACAACCGGAAGAAGAGGTGGACCAAGCTCGTCTGGCAGAGCAGCTCGTCCGAAATCTCGACCCACTATCCCCTTGTCATGAGGTATCCGACCAATCCGCCCGTACGGGCGGATTGACTCCCGAGAAAGACGACGCGAAAGACGATTTGCGCCGGTACATCGGTGGACAGTTTCGTTTGAGCCCTCGCGCCCGGAGCATGGTGCTCCGGTGAATCTCGCAGGGGTGCGAACGGCTGTGAAAGTCGGCGATTATTGGCAGCTTTACGAGGATGGAAAGGTCGTCTTGACGACTGCGGAGGAAGGGCAAGTAGACAAATGGATCTGGAGACCCGCCTCCCTGCTCGACGACCTGGCACCCGCCATTCGCAAGCGCACGGCTTCGCCGGAGAAGAGGACAACACGGTGACGGACTCCCAAGAGAAGGTGCCTCCGAGCTTTGAAGAAGCTCTTGCTCGGATCGACCCCAGCATGCACAACACCTGCCGCTGGCTGGCCGAGCGCGGGTACACCATCTCCGTTGTGGGGGTCGAGGACGAGCCGATGGTTTCCCTCTTGGTGCCGCCCGAGTTGATCACTCACTACGCTCGGCACCTGCGCACGTTGCTCTTCCAAGAGCACGGTGTCTTGGTGCAAGCAGTCGCCCCTCACAACCGGTTGGGCGTGCCCACCATTGTCGCCACCTACGACCCCTCGGACGACACAGCCGTCATCGACCTCATGGGGGTCGACGACTCCAAGATCAAGCCCAACTGGGCCAAGGGCGACAAGATCCCAAGCCTGGTGGATCGCGCAGGGAGACCCCTCGCATGACTGTCATCTCAGACCCGCTGGTAGAAGACCGCTTCGATGAGATCACCAACCTCGTAGTTACCATGGCCCTCCAAGAGGCAGAAGAGCATGCGCTGTCTCTGCTGGACGAAGACGAAGAAGAACTGGCGGTCGCCTTCTGGGAAGAGCTGGACGAGTCCGGCCTGACCGAAGATGCGTTGTTTGAGCTGATTCAGCTCAGCCCGGCCGGTAGGAAGCTCAAGAAAAAGATCACCAAAGGCATCCAGAAGTTTGCCAAGAAAGGCATCAAGCGCTTCCAGAAGACTGGCATCGGCAAGCGCATCACCGGATTTGTCCACCGACGCGCGACCTCCAAGCAGAAGGCTGCGCTCAAAAAAGCCCAAGCCGCCTCCGCCAAGGCTCGGAAATTCCAAGCCCGTGCCTCGAAAGCCGGCAAACTCGCCGCCCGTACAGCGCCTCCAGGAGCACGGCCCGCCAAGGCGAAGCCCAAGAAGCCTGCTACGAAGAAACCAGCGCCCGCCAAGACCAAGGTCGGGGCGCCTGAAAAGACGAAGGTACTTCCGAGCCCAAGCGCCAAGACCAAGATCAGCCGGAAACCCACGACCAAAACCACCACCAAGACCCCGTCCTACTCGACCTCCGGACGGCTCAAAGCCCTCAAGCACTCTGCCTCCAAAAGCCGCAACGGGACTCTGCATCCGTCTGTTTGAGCTTTTTTCTCGTCTGGCCAACTACCTATGCCCCTCCCCGATACCCGCCGAAATCTCTTGGAGCAGCTCGCGCCCGAGCCGCGAGCCACGACCCCTGCGGTCCAGGCGCTCATCCGGGAGTTCTTTCGCGATGGGGATGTAGAAGGCGCAGAGCACTTGCTCAAGCAAGGATTCGCGGACCTGGGAGCAGACGACCCCAAGAGCACTGCTGAGGAGTTCACACGCCTCGCACGCTCCGTCCAGCGCTTCTACATGGAGAATGCACCGCCAGCGCCTCTCGCCCACCTGACCGCGCGTCAGAAGCAAGCCCTTAAGGATTTTTTGTCCCGTGTCTGAAACTACTTCCCTGCGTAGGAAGCTCGACCGGTGCCGTGAGAAGCTCCGCCAGCAGCGCTATGGCTGGGGGCCGAGTTTCGTCGGGTCCCGAGTCGTGCGGGTCAAGAAAGAAGCACCGGCAGAAGAGCCGCCGCCCCCCAATGGCAACAGCGCCCCCACCAACGGCGCAACGAATGGGGGAACAGGTAACGGGGGTTCCACGGGGAACACTGGTGGAGAAACCGGCAACCCCCACGGCCTACAGAACACCAAGCGCGGGTCTATGCGCCGCGAGGACGCGCCCGGGCCGGTAGCGCGGAGCCTTCAGCGGGACATGGGGCGCGTGATGTCTCTCGCCAAAGACCTTGGGCAGCTACGTAAGGCCGACCAGCCAAAAGCCTTCGATGTAGGGGTGAAGCTCCTCTACGCCCTTGCTGACCTGTTCAGATCGTCAGGAGCGCCTGATGCGTCCATCGGAAGCATAGAGACCGCCGCCACCAAGCTCAGCCGGCTGAGCAGGAAGCCTCCTCCCAAAGAAAGAGCGCGGGTGATGGGGGAAGAAGCTGTCTCCGCCGTCTCCGGGGTAGGGGTACTGGGCGAACACGCGCCCCTCTACACCGAGTTGGACCGCATCATGACGGACTGGCCCTACGCAAACCCACAGGGACCGGTCTACGAGATATGGGCGCTCAAGCTCCAGAACTACCTGGACCTGACCACCCCTAATCTCTCATCTCAGGACTGGGGCGCCCCCATCGCAGAAGTAGACGCGGTCCTCTGCAAGAAGAGGGAGGCCGCCGCCGTCGTGCGCGGGGACTTCCGGGCAGCGGAGTATTGGCGCCAGACCAGACGGGGTAAGCAAGGGAACAGCCCCACCGCCACATCCAAACAGCAGGCGCGCCCTGTACCACGCCCAAAACAGACCACATCCAAGACTGTGCTCCCTCATCAGGGGAAGGACCCGTACCGATGACCAGCGCTGCTTCCCTCCTCTTCAGCCTCAACGAGACTGTCATCGCTCTGACCGAGCGAAAAGAGTTGGTTACCAAACAACCAGTAACGGTGAAGTACCAAGACCTCGGGGATTTCGGGGGCACCCAGCGCACGTCCAACAACTACGTGCTGTCTGTCCACGGCGCGCCCATGGAATGGAACCCCAAGCTCAAGCGCATGGGCCTGCGCTGGAACAGCGGCGCCAAGACCTGGGAGTACAGTGTTTCTGTGCCCGCCTTTGGGCATACCCAGAAGACAGCGGCGCACAAGGCCCTGGTGGACAAGGCGCATGCCGTCCTCAAGAAGATGGCCGACGACCACAACGAAGAGGTGCGCAAGCACAACGAGGGGCTCAAGCAGACCCCCAAGGACATGCGCGAGCGGATGCGCAAGATCGACCATGAACTGCGTCGTAACAATTGGCTTTCTTCCCTCGGCCTGGACGTCGAGGTCGAGTGGCCCAAGAAGTGGGGGCCGGCCGCTGAGCCCATCGTCCATCTCAAGGGCAAGGGCACCTTCGCCGCCAAGGAGGTGCTCAAGAAGCACGGCTTCTCGTTTAACGGCACCAAGAAGTCGTGGTTCCTCCCCTACCGGGAGTGGTCGCTGGTTGCCACCAAGGTCGCCACCGCCCTCGCCAAGGAATTCAAGGAAGACGCGGGGCTGCCCGAGTTTCTTGATCTCATGGAGGAACTGGGTGTTGTTGTGTGCCAGCCCCAGGGAGACCCTTGGAAGCCGCCGCAGATCCCTCAAAACAGTCCCGTCATCACAGGCGGAGACCTGGACGAAGCCAATACGGACGCCCTTTGGAAGAAACTCCACAAGGAGTTTCCCGATGTACCTCTCGGCGATCTCAAAGACACAGCCACAAGTGTCTCCCCTCGCATGAGCGCCACCGGCAAAAAGATCCAAAAGCGCTACCTGACCCTCAAAAAGCAAATGAAGGTCGAACATTGGCTACACAAGCTGGATGAACTGCTGGCCCCCTTCGCCGAGATAGGCAAGGGCGCGCACGAAGAAGCCAAGCAGCTCGCCCAACAGATCGACCAGCTTCAAAAGACCCCCTTCGAGGAAGCTCGTAAGCAGCACCGAGGGGGAGGACAAGATCTGAAGAACAAGATCAAAAAAATCAGAGGCATCGTCAGAAAGCTGCAAGATCTGGTCAAAGACGACCCATCGCTCGCCCCTTTGCTGCTGTCGACGCAGAAAAAGCTGCGAAAGGTCATAGACCAAATCGAAATCGGAGAGCTGCGAAAGCTCTAGACCAAACCCAAATCGGGAAAAGTAGAGGAGTCACCCCCTCATGTCCGCATACGACCCCCGCGACCCCAACTGGATGGCCGAACAGCGCCGGCTGCTCGGCCGCACCCTCAGCTCCAGCCATTTGGCGCCCTCCATTCACGATCCAACCTCCAACCCCTCCTCCCACGGGGTCACCCAACCGTCCGTACGTACGGGCGCGGTACACACGGGCGCCCGACCCCTCTACGAGGCGCAGCAGCCGGAGCCGTGGGAGGGGCAGATTCCAAAAGCACCCGTGCCGCCCAACATGGACCCCATTTTCCAAGGGCTGCACGAGAGAGCCCCCTCTCACACACCAAGCGTGCCGCGTGTACACAGCGCGCCAGCGCCCAAAGAACAGGACCCCCTCACAGAGGCCCTCAACTTGGGGAGGGGTGGTGAAGTCGCGCCGTCCTCCCAGGAAGATCCTGCCCCACAGGTGACGGCCCTCAATCCGAGGGTACTGGACGAAGCTCTGTCCATGAACGGCCTGACCAAGCAGCTCCAGGCGCTCAAGGACAGCAACCAGCACAACGAATCTCTGGCAGTGGTGGCGGAGAAGTTGGGCGGCGCGAAGCTCGCCCAGGCCGCCAGAGCCCTCAGCACCATCGAAGACGCGCTTGGTTACTCCCCCGACTCCGTACACAACCTGCGCCGTGACCTGGCAGACCGGGTCAGGTTTCTCGCCCAGAAGAAGCTCGATCGGGAAGCCTTCTCTCAGCTTCGGATGGTTTTACCAGGAATGTACTGACGCACGCATACAGAGATCGAGCGAGAGCAACTCAAACCATAAACCTCATATATTTCATATACATAGGCTATACGTACCAGTACAAAAATCCGCCCGCATGTGGCAAGATTTTTTCCGACCCCACCCTCAACGACACCCTTTCAACCTAGGGGGAGGAGGAAGAGTAATGACGCCCTGTACCTCTGCCGCCCCTCCGAGCCTGTACGCGCCGATCGTGCGCTACGTACGGGGTTGGCCAGTCGGGTATATCGCCACAGCCCCCATAGCGTCGCGCCATGCGCGGCTCCCCGACGAGACCGCCGAGCTGCGCGGCGTCGGCTATTGCTCGGTGTGGCTGGCGGAGGGGAGCCTCGGCGACGAGGGCACGCGCCGAGGGGAGTATATGGACCGCGAGCGCGCCAGGGCGCGTGCCCTCCTTGCCGCCGGGGAGACTGGACCATGACCCGACTCCGAGACCTCGATGGTGATTTGGTGCAGATCATCGAAAACGGCAACATCGCCCGTGAAAGCGCAACAGCCAACGCGGTGTTTTTCGAGTGCCCATGCGGTGACGGTCACGTCAATCTTATCGCCTTCGAGCCCACGATCGGTGGCGCGACGCCTGCTCGCTCGGGCCTCTCGCGAAAAGGCGGTACCTGGCGACGCGAGAGCGGCGAGACCGTCGACGACCTTACGCTGTCACCATCGATCGCTGTCCGATCAAGGCCGGACGGCAGCGAGTGCTGGCACGGGTTCATTCGCAACGGAGAGGTGACGCCGTGACCGACAAGATCAGCGCCGACCCCAGCAGGCCGACCCCTACCCGGCCCTTCTCTCCCGATGAGCAAATCTGTTCCGTTCCAACGGCAGGGGGTGCCTTCCCCAGAGCGCGAGATTCCTAGACAATCCACAACCCACCTATTAGATACCGGGTAAAGACTTATCCCTGGTAAAGACCTACCGGAAAGGGAGACAACAATGGGACTCAAGGACAACACAAGAGCGCACCTGGAGGCGCTCGCCGAAGGCGTGGCGGCTGTATCTTCTGTAGAGGAGGGTCTTAGGCACGGCGCCGAGCTGGCAAGAGCCTCTCCCGACCTGGTGACCGTGACGAAGACCGACGTGGTGCGCGTCTGCGAAAAGCTCCAGAAGAAGGCGGAGAAGCTGGCGTCGGACTACAACGACTTTCAATCAAGCGTGCGTAATATGGAGGACGCCCTCTACAGCGCGGGATTGGATCTCAAAGACGTGCCCCGGATCGAATTCTGGCGTGAGGGGCGAAACACCCAAGACAACCTTATCGACATCGCGGCGCGGCTCAAGCTCATGATCGGTAAGGTCAAAGAGGCGCCCAAGGCGCCCAAGAACTGACACACCCGCCCCCATCCCCGAAAGAAATGATACACCAAACGTCCTCAAAAGAACTGATACCCCATCCTCGAAAGAACGGAGATCTTCCCATGCCTCTCGATGACGAACGTGCTCAGATGCTCACCGGTCTCGTCAAAACACCGGTACCCCCACCACCCTCGTCCGTGCAGGACATCACATCACCGCTCCCTCAAGGGAAAGCGGGAAAGAACCGCGAGGACTCCCCTGTCGTCTCCGGACCAGGCGACAAGCCCGAGGAGTACGGAGAGGGGGCAAGTTCTTTCCAGGAAGGTACCGGGGACCTCGACGAAACAGCACAGCGCCTGGTGGAGCTGCACTGCGAAGCCCTGTGCCACGGGGACGCGCAGATGCTGGAGCACACCGGCGTGATGCTCGCGGCCCTCGGGATCGAGTTGGTTGAGGGGGACGAGGAGAAGAAGAACGGGGACGAGAACGGGAAGAACGGCAAGAACGACGAAGAAGAAGAGGATGATGACGAAGAAGACGAAGAAGACGACGACTGAGGCCCCATCATGCTGGACGATCTGATCACAGAGGCACATGCTCTGATGAACCTGGCAGAAAGGGGACCGACCAACCCCAAGGCTATGTTCCGTGTCGGCTCAAAGCCCAACCAGAGTACCCTTCTGAAGAGTACAAGGGACTTCCTGGCGCTGTACGCTGCGGCAGGGAACAAGGCCCTACAGCACCAGCCGATGGACCTGGCCGCTTTGGAGCGGGCTGCCGATCTGATCAAGGCCGAGCTGGGCGACCTTCTTCAGGCAGCGAAAGACCTCAACCGCTGACGCGCTCTTGGATACACTTCCTCCGAACGGAGACCCTCATGACCGACCTGAAAGAACTGACTGAAGCCGGCCGGGACCTCCTGGGAGAGGAGGACGAGTTTTCCTCGTTGGAGGAGCAGGACTCCAGCGCGTTCTACTCCCCCTACCCGCACGTCGAGCTGGCCAACGAGCCCCTCCCCACAGACGAGATCTCCTACTACACAGGCACCCAAAATCTGGGGGGACCTGGCTCCCCGCCCTACCGAGCCCGGGAAGGCGACGACCTCGTCAACAACCCCTACCAGGGGCGGGCCTCCATGGCGCACGCCAACCTGTCGAACGCCGTCATGTACCTGCGGCAGGCGTACGAGTTCCTCGACACAGCTCGGAATCACCTGCCCGCTGGCACCGGCGCCAAGCAGACCCTCGACTCCCTCTACAAAGATGCTCAGTCCCTCCATGTACAGGCCATGAACGTAGCTCGCGAGATCAACGGCTGAGGGCTACAGCCGAGTGCCCAATCCGCCCGTACGGGCGGATTGATCTGATCCAACCTCCTAGGATCTTGACAATCGTTTTCCTACCTGATAGGATAAGATCCAACGGAGTGCCCACCCATGACCAACGACGAGTTCTTCGCCAACCTGCCCCCGCTGACAGACGAGGAAGAGGTGCTCCTCCACGAGCCGCTTCCGCTCCCGCCGGAGGATGAGTACCCGTCCGAGGCGGAGCAGCAAGAGGCGCGCGAGTACGAGCGCCAGGTCGGCGCCGACTACGACCGGTCCCGAGGGGTGTGATGTTTGAGGATCTCATCGAAGAAGCCCAAGAGCTGATCGAATCCCCGCGCGTCCGCGAGGTAGCAGACCAGCGGACCGGCGAGCCAGTGAAGGTCGTTATGCGCGCCGAAATGAAGCGCGCCACGGATGTCTTCCTCAAGACGCACGGGCTGAAGACCGTTCCCAGCCTCAGGCACCTCGGCGCATCCGCATCCCTCGGTTCGGTGGAGCTGGACGCCGATCTGTTCGGGACCGGGGAGTACATCTCTGCCATCCGCGCAACCAAGACGGTCGGTGGGCACCAAGCGATCGGTTCCGTCACGGCGCGCTTCCCGTCCACCGGAGGCCCCAACTCTGCGCCGCCTGCACCAGGAGGGGTCTACACCCTCGACGACTACAGCTACTACACCAAGACCTTCCTCAAGCAGGCTGAAAAGCTCATGCAGAAGGCCAAACGGGTGAAGTAGGTGAACATCACCTCCATCCAACGTGAGCTAGCGCTGTGGGGAGAACGGTTCTACGACCCGCTCACCCCAACCCCCGAGGACGTAGTAGAAGTCCTCCGCCTAGGGGTCCTTGAAGAGGTGGGCGAGCTGGCTCGGGTCCTCTGCAAGCGGCGCCAAAAGACCCGCGGCATGGACGACAACAACGCCTTCATCCAGGCAAGGAACCAAGAGCTGGGCGACGTGCTTGTGTACTTCACCCGCCTGTGCGCCGTTCTCCAACCAGATCGGCCAATCTCTTGGCAGGAGGGTGTGGTTGTACCCAGCAGCAACACTTCTTCCTACCACCTTGTTCAGGTGGTGATGTTTTCTCAGGAAGAGTTCCCTGCTCTGCGCTTCTCTCGCGTGGTAGAACATCTCAGCAGCGCCACCGGTCTACACCCACAAGACATCCTTCGGGTGTTTGCAGAGCGCGCCGGTCAGGTCATGGGTAGGACGGAAAAAGACCTCACACGTTCTGTTCTCTAGGAGAGCCCAGTCCCCCAAAAGTAGGAGTACATCATGCCAGGATCTTCAGACCGCCCCGCGCCGGGATTTTCAGACCTCGTTGAGGATGGCTTCGACCTGATCAACCCGGATGTTCTCGCAGAGCGTGCCGCCGAACCCAAAGTGGACGCCCTCCTGAAGGCCGCCAACTCTTGGCGCAGTTTCATCCGCCAGGGGGACAACATGCTCTCGGCAGCCCAAGAGCTGGTCGACCTGGCCCAGCGCATCCAGAACGAGCCCATCGCCGAGCGCAAAAAGGCGCACGCTGTATCCATCCCGCGAGTCGCAAAGAAAGTGGAAACAGTGTCGAACAGCGCCTACAAGGACTTCGCCGCTGGCCGTCAAGCACTGTACGAATTCGCCAAGTCTGTCAACATTCCAACCAGGAGAAGAGGAGGTGCCAAGAAACCTCCGACCAATCTCGGTCGGATGACCGACCAGCAGCTTGGCAGCTCCCTCCTCACCCAGCTCCACATGATGTCCCGGACGCTGCCCCACATGCTGGAGCTGGGCGCGACGGCGTCCCGGAAGATGCGGGAGGCTGCGAAATCTCTCGCTCAGGGACCTTCTCCCGAGGAGTTGAACGCCGAAGGGCTGGTGTCAGCCGGTTTGGACTTCCGCGACCAGGTCTCCAAGTCCATCTTCGCCGGCATCCAGGGCATCATGCGCCGTGTCTACGCGGTCAAGGCTCGTGCTGAAGAGGCGGCTCAGTTCGAGAGCGAGATGAGCGACGACATCGCAGCACCCGTCATCGGGGCCAACCAACCGGTGTCAGAAGCTGCCAAGACCAAGATGCCGAAGCTCGCGTGGGAGCGGGACAAAGAGATCGACGAGGGCTAGACCCCATCCAGATCAACTACCCGTCCACTTCATCTGATCTCTAAGAGATCCGAACAAAGCCCCAATAAATTGGGGTTTTTGTGTTTTCTTCACAGGAGGTACAGGTTTTGTCGATCCATACTTGACGCATACAAAAAGTGATCTTATGCTCTCTAAATCAGGCACGGGTGCTTGAAGGAGGCGAAGATGGGTCTCAAGAACCTCACAGCAGCGCTGGCCTCGGCAGGAGCAATCGTTACGCTCCTCATCGAGGTCGCGTCGTGCGACGAGACGCGCCGATTCGTGGCCCGGGGAAACCCGGACAACGTCCGGACGCTCCCCGACCCCACGTGGGACAAGGTCGTGGGCCTCACGGCCTACGTCCGGGGGGACGGCCGCCGTGTGGCGGTGTCTGCGTCCGGTCAGGTTCTGGCGCAGGGCCTGTCCTGGTATGACGCCCAGGACGCAGTCCTGGCGGCGGAGGTGCAGTCATGATCCTCCCCGCCGACGAAAAGAAGCGCATGAGCGCCGTCCCCGCCGTGGCGGCGGCGCTCGACAACCTCCAGCAGGCGCAGTCGCTGCTGACCGTCTTCTACGAGGAGCTGCGGCAGAAGCGCCACCAGGAGTGGCTGGACACGGGCGGCTGCGAGCGCTGCAACGGCGCGGGCACCGTCTGCACCTGGTCTACGCTGGACTCACTGACCGGTGGCTACGACGAGTTCGGTACCTGCCCGTCTTGTCAAGGAGAGAGCCCGCGCTGGCCTGGGTCGAACGAGGGCCGCCGGTCGCAGCACCCCTGCGATAAAGTTCACGTTCCGCCGCTGGTGCAGTCGGCGGACGAGTTGGCGCAGGAGCGCGACCTGCAAGAGAACCTCGACCTCGCAAAGGTGCTTCATGCCGCTGCTGTAGAGGAGCACGCAGTGGCGAAGGACAAGACCGTCCGTGTGGTGCGCGGGCGCAAGGTACCCAAGGGCATGGAGGGGACGGTTTGCTGGATCGGGGAGGATCGCTACTCCCGCTCCTACAAGCGCCGCATCGGCATCAAGGTGGACGAATACACCGTCCACTGGACGGCCGCCAGCAACGTGGAAGTCGTCATCGAGCCAACGTTGGACCCGGAACCCATGCAGGCGGTAGATCTGTTCTGATCTCCCAGATCAGATCCTTGACAAGCCAAAAGTGGTCCCTTAGACTGTTCTCAGTCGCCCACGGATGGGCGAAGAGGAGCCCCGATGAACAACACCGTCTACAACGCCTGCACCCCCAGCCTCTCCGACGCTGAGCGCGAGGTGCTCTCGGTCCTCTCCGGCTACGATGTGGAGGACGTAGATGAGCTGGCGAGCCTCCTCTGCGAGGAGACCTCAACGACGGAGGAGTTGTTGGAAGGGCTCATGTTCGACGGCTACGTCCGCGAGGGTACCAGCTCCCTGGAGCTGACCGAGAAGGGCGAGGTCGCCTTCTACGGTCTCGGGGCTTGGGGGCAGATGTGATCGTTACCTACCTCACCGATGACTATGAGGGCGACTTCTACATCGAGCTGGAAAACGTGGATGAGGGTGAGGTGGTCAGCATGCTCTACGACCTCAGCTTCGCTGACTCTCCTGCCGATGTGTGGCGGGAAAGGGGTTGGATCGGATGAACGGCTCTTTGTCTCTGTTGGAAGCTTGCGAGCGCCTTGTGCGTGACGCTGCCGGATTTCTCTCCCATGACGCCGTGCGACAGATCGCACAGCACGACAAGGACGAAATGATCACCACCACCGATGGAAGTCTCTTCACGTTCATCGAGCACGTCGATCTGGCGCGCCTGATCTACAAGCGCTTCGGTCACGACCTCGGGGCTGCTGCTGCGGCCTGGCGTCGCATGCTCCAGAACAGCACCACCGAGGCGCAGTTCTTGGCCCTGGTCGAGCACGACGACCACACGCACTACTGCGGTGGCTGGTGCCAGGACGATCCGTGATGGCCCAGTGTACGCACGTCAACCGCTCGGGGCCGCTGGTTCCCGGCCACAAGGCCGGAGGGGTGTCCCTGGGCCGGTGCCAGAACGAAGCGCTGGAGGACTTCACAGTCTGTTTCGAGCACGCGACCAAGGAAGCCCTGTTCATGTTGATCCAGAGCCTCCGCGGGGAGTTGGTCCGGGCGGATATGACCAGGGTGGAAAGGGAGAGTGCGTGACCCCCAACGAAGTGACCGCCGCGCTTATCGTGTACTCCGGCCCCCTCGACAACACCATGGTCGGGCGCATGGTTCGGGCGCCCTACCACCGACAGGAGGGAACGGTCGTCCGTTGGGAACCCCTCGGCTCGGGCATGTGTGACGTGCTCATTGAGATGAAGAACGGCAAGCGGGTCTGGTACGCCAGCCCCGACCTGCGCCCCATCGACGGCGACCGCCCGTTGCCGTCTCGGCGCGTCGTCCAGAAAGCGGCGCGTGAGCGCGACCTGTCGGAGCTTCGCGCCCTCCAGGCTCAGCTCATCCGCGATGTCAACCAGCCGTGGCCGGGCTGCGAATTCGGAAAGGTGCACCTCGATCAAGCGCTCGACGCAGCCATCCGCGAGCTGGAAGGCAACAAGTAATGCCGCTGTACGACGCTGACAGCATGAACGAAGCAGAGATGCTGATGCAGATAAGCGAGCTGCGCGATCAGGTAGAGCGCCTCCAGGTTCAGCTCGACATCACCGTGGACAACGCGGTGTGGCTTTTCGACGACCAGGCGCCCGACGACGACTTCCAACAGTTCGTCGACGAGTCGCGGCGCTTGGCCGCGGGTGAGGTCTTCGACACCCGGATATGGGTCGCCAGGCAAGAGGCCCATAAACGTCGGAAAAGTAAAACACACCAATGATCGGCGATGGCGATTTTATCCTGGAAGTGTACGGCGGCACAGCCTGGCGAAATCTCCGGACCAGTCGCTGGCCAGGATGGGTGTTCCACGGTCAAGACCTTGTCATGGCCTACGAAGAGGTGGCCGACAACGTTGACCACGCCCGCCAAACCCTCCGGGCGGCTGAACGCCTCGGTATCATCGAACGCAGGTCCTACCGTCCTACCCGGGAGCAACAGTTCTTCGGGCTCAACGGTCGGTTCGGGCGGGAAGTGCTCGATCCGAAGAAGACCGGCCGTGACGAGGTGGCCTACGAGTGGGAGTTTGCGTGAGCGCTGATACCCGAGAACTGGAAGAGCGCATCTGCTGGCTAGAAGCAGAGATTGAACAGGCGCGCGGAGAACGAGAGAAGGCCAGAAACAAGGCCAAGGAGGCGGGGAAAATGATCGCCGCTAGCCATCGTCTTCTCGCCTCTGCTCTCGACCACCAGCACAACCTCCCTCCTCCGCTCGTGGAGAACATCAAGAAGTATCTTCGGGGTGGTTGATCTGCGTACTGCTTGACAAGTTAAAAGTGATCTCCTATGGTATGACAGATCAGGCGGTCCCGCCTGAAGGAGGAGACCACATGCAGAGCCGCTACCCCGTCTTCTGTCCCTCCTGTCAGACCAAGCACCCCGCCGGCACCGAGATCGAAAAGCGCGCGGGTAAGTGGGTTCCCGTCTCGTGCTCCACGCAAGCCCCACAGCCCCCTACCGCAACTCCCGGTAATGGGCGCACGAACAACCGCGTCGGGCACTGCGACAAGTGCTTCCACACGCTCCAGCCGGGAGAGGGCCACCTCTTTTGGGAGTTCTATGAGGAGGCGCCCGGCGTCGAGGACTACGACCGCAAGGTCTGGAAGGTCACCTGTCTCGACGAGGTGGCGTGCCAGGCGCGTCAGGACCAGGCTCGGGCAGAGGTGCAGGACGCACAGCGCCGTCGCAAAGTGGCGTGGTTACGAGCCATAGAGCTGACTGAGCAGAGCGAAGCCGCGTTCAAGAGCCGCTTCGCCGAGCTGATCTCTGGACTCGTCTGCCTGGGGCAGGACAGCGCGACCCTCCCCCGAGATCTGGTGGACGACACCGGGGAGACGCTGACTCTGGCCTCGTACGAGGCGGTCCGCACGGAGATCACCTCCTACGCGGTGGAGGAGTGCGAGGGATTCGCCATCCGCAAGAGGCTCTCCGGTCACCACCACAGCTTCCGCGTCTACTGCCAGAAGGCCAGCAACCGTTCGGTGGTGGTCGAGCTGATCGGCAATGGCTCGCGCCTCTGGACCGATCCGGCCTTCGCCGAGAAGTGCTACGAGACGTATGCCAAGACTGCGATCAAGGGCAAGTCCGTCGCAGAGGTCGCCAGGAAGGCTTTCACCTTCTTGGTGGAATACGGAGACTGCGCCGGTAGCGCGTTCTACGTCTGGTTGTGGGAGCGCCGCCGAGAGGAGTTGCTCACCGCTCTCCGCGCTGAGCCGCCTCAGATCCCAGAGAACGATTTCCGCCGATATCAGATCTGCGCCGTCTTGCAGGAGCTGATCGGCGAGCAGCCCGCAGCAGCGTGACAGGGAACACAGGAGAGATCAGATCTCTCCAACCATGAGCTTGACAAGCCTAAAGTGATCTCCTATTATAGAACCACATCAGGCAAGGATGCCTGAAAAGGAGGAGACATGGCTACCTGGACGAAGCTCAAAACCGGTGATTGGGGTCTACGCCTTTCCCTCGACGAGGCGGTCGAGGGTCGCACCGTTACGGTGCGCAAGAAGTCGGGCGAGACGCAGCAGAAGACCGTGGGGCGTGTCCTCTGGCGTGGCGCAGACGCTGCCCTGGCCACAGTGGCCAGCGGCGGGCACAGCAGTTACGCCCGGGACGACGCCTACTGCTACTACCGCTGCCCGGTCGGTGGTTTCATCTGCTCCCCGAAGAACGGGCCGTGTCATGACTGCGAGTGAGATCGTTGCCGATCCGCTGGCACCGTCAGTCGGTGACGCCGGCTCGGTTTGTTGTTGGACCGATCACCTCCCCGTGACGGTGGTGGAGGTTCGGCGGAACGGTCGCGAGGTCGTGGTTCAGGAGGACCGCGCCATTCGCACCGACAAGAATGGGATCAGCGAGTCCCAGCGCTACATCTTCATGGTCTACCCCAACGGCCGGAAGATGACCTTCACCCTCCGCAAGAACGGGCGTTACCATGAGAAGGGCTGTCCGATGCGCCACGGCTATCGCCTGTGGCTCGGCCGCCGGAGCGCCTATCGGGATCCGTGTTTCTAGGAGCGCCATGAGCAAGAGCCCCGTCTGCAAGGGCGTCAACGCTGCCATTGGTTCCCGGTTCGGGGCGTTCCTCTACGTCAAGGTGGAAAAGACGGGACGCAAGGACACGCCCATCTTCGGGCGGCAGGCGTTCGACACGCCCAAGGGGCGGAGGGTGAAGATCACCTTCACCGAGGTCTCGTTCGACCACGGTGTTCGGTTCTCCGATTCCACTACCGGGTGGGTTCTGCCCGACCAGGAGGGGTGATGGCCAACAAGTACCGGATGACGAGGGAGCCCAGAGGTGAGGTTCACGACGCCGGCCGCGTCTGTCTGCCGGGCTTCTCCTGCTGGATCGGCGCGACCGTCCTGGACGGAGATCGGTTCCGTCCCGATACGAGCGGGGACGTGACCGTTGAGGGCTCTTCTAAAGAGGAAACAGAGGCGCTTCTTCGCGCGGAGCTGACCAAGCGGGGGTTCTCGGGCGCAGAGATCTGGGACGTCACCAGGAAACCCTACAAGTAACGGAGGGGATGTGAAGGTTTACAAAGGGTACCGCAACCATGCCGAAACTCTGGTGACCGTCAACGACGGGGATGGGGCACGTCCGCTCGATCTGCGGCTGGACCTGCGCAACCACAGTCCAGACGGCTTCGAATGGGGGTACAACGGCAGTGGTCCTGCCCAACTCGCCCTCGCTCTGCTCGCCGACGCCATCGGAGACGACCGTGCTCTTGAGCTGTACCAGCGCTTCAAGTTCAAAGTGATCGGCCCGCTGCCTCAAGAGCAGGACTGGACGCTGACAGAGGAGCAGATCCTTCAACACGTCGCAGATCTGGAACAAGAGGATCTGTTGACAAGCGAAAAGTGATCGCCTAAAATGATCTCAGTCAGCCACGAATGGCTGAAGAGGAGGCAAAGATGGCAAACAACGACTGGGAGCTGGTGGTCGCGAAGATGGGGCACGAGGGGCGCTCGGCGCTCCCGCTCAACGTCTTCGAGCAGGTCTACCTGCTCGGCGACGGCTTCGGTGGCGGGCTCTCTCGCGAGTTCGCGCGCGAGCAGTGCTACGACTGGAGCCACGTCCGTGACTCCAGCCCGGAGGCGGTCTCGCGCATGGCCAACGCGCTCCGCGAGGCAGGCTTCGGCGAGCCTAGCGACACGGTCCTCGTCCGCCACAAGGGCGGGCTCGTGGTCTTCGAAGTGTCCCGCGAGCAGGCCCAGGGGATGGGCATCAAGGTGCCGTCGTGAAGCGCCGTTATTGCGCCGCGACTGTCCTCTCTGGTCTGCGTAGCGGTCCGCAGACGGAGGCGTTCCTTTTCAGCATGTGCCAGAGCGCGGGCTACACCGAAGACGACTACATCGACGCGACCTGCGAATTGCTCTCGACGGGAGAGATCATCGACTTCCCCATCCCAGGGGGTCAGGAGTCGCGCCACGACATCAGCGGGCTCAAGATGCGTGAGCCGCACGAGCCGCCCAACCCCGTCTACTTCGTCGGCGAGGTGCGGTGATGCCGTTTCACCTGTGCCCGGATGAGATCGCTGCCTTCTGCGCGCTCCTTGGCGCGTTCCCCGGTCTGGTGTATATGCGCGCTCGGCTGCGCGCGTGGAGACGACCGTGATGGGGAACGTTGTGAGTCCTGCTGTGACGCCTTCGCGAGTCGCTCTCCCGGTGGTGGTATACCGCTGGCTGGTCAACTGTGGCTACCGGTCTGGCGATCACCTCGACTTCAGGGAGCTGTTGGCTCAGCAAATGGGCGCGGAACTTGAGCGACCAATCTACTCCACTTGCGATTGCAAAGACATGTTTGACGCTTTCTCGCTTGGGACGGTCTACTGTCCACGATGCGGTTTTAAGGTCACGTCAGAAAAGTTGCGTCAGGTGGCTCAGCCAGAAGACGATGTGGACAATCCTCAGATCCGTGGTTTCAAAGATGTAGACGAAAGGGTCAAACCATGAACATCTCGGACGAGGAGCATCTCAAGAAGGAGCGCGCAAGGCGATGATCTGCGTTTCCAAGCTCCCTCCTAGCATCATTCCTTTGCTGACCTCAGCCGGCTTCGATTCCTCCGAGGATTTCTGGGATATCAAGGCAGAGGACGCCTTCGCTGAGGTTGTTTCCAACTTCAACGGAGGGGGCTCGGAGTTGGTTGTTTTGCTCGACTCTCTGCGTGCGGCTGACGAGTCCAAGATCGGGCCGAAGGGTCAAGATCAGGGTGACTTCCACGTCGCCTTCGGCCACGCTGAGGGTAACGTCATCGTGGACTTCTTCGGAAAGCAGGTATCCTGGTTCGGTATGGCGCCTCAGATGGCTCGCGATTTCGCGGCCAACATGGTCAAGCACGCCGACCTAGTTGAGGAGGAAGCCCATTGACCAACAACCAGGAAGCCTGGGCCTGGGCCTTGTTTGAGAAGGGGAACCCCGTCCCGATCAAGGTCTTCAAGGACGAGGACGACGCCAAGGACGAAATTTCTGCCCGCAACGCGGGGAAGAAGGGCGGCTGGGAGCAGCACGAGGTCAAGAAGACGGATCGCTACCTGGCCTTCGATGTGAAGATCGTCGAGGAGCGGATCTACAAGCGCCAGCTCGTCCTCGACCGCGACTACGCCCGCGTGCTCTGGAAGAAGCACGAGCAAGGGGCGCTCAGACCCGAGCACCTTACCCACCTCGTCGACCTCAGCTCGCGGCCGAACGAACGGAAGGTAGGGCTCTCGCTCCTACGCCCTGTTGGTGAGACCTGGCAGTGATAAGGTCCCTGCATGGGAACCGAAGCGCTCGTAAGTTCTGCTAAGCCCACCAGCCTACGCCTTGCTGTCTTTGACGCATCACAGCCGGGGAATCTTTGGCCTCGCTTCGGCGAGCTGGACACGCCGTGGGAACCACAATCTCTTAAAAAAGGGTGGAAAGCCTACAAGCAACGCAACCGGAACTGGCTTCTGCACCGTTCCTGGATGCTCGGTAGCTACGGCTTCAGAGCGCTGGGGCGCTTCGATGCTGTCTACCCTGCGCAGACCTGGGAAGATGCGCTTAGGTGGCTAACCAAGGTAGGGGAACACGAGGGCATCGCGGAGGTTCAATACTGGGGCCACGGCGCGCCCGGCAGAGCCTACTGCAACCAGGAGTACCTGTTCCCCCGCTCGGCGCAGACCAGCGATCACACGCTTCTTCTTGCAGCTCTCGCTTCCCTGGTGACGGAAGAGTCTTTGCTCTGGTTTCGCATCTGCTCTCTGTTCACCGGCAAACCCGGCCAGAGCTTTGCGCGCACATGGGCCGATGACCTGGGCTGCCAGATTGCTGGTCACACCTTCATCATCGGCTTCCCCTTCCACAGCGGTGCCTACGTTCTTCGACCCGGGGAGGTACCAAGCTGGTCGGAGTTGGAAGGCGTCAAGAGTGGCACGGCCGATCAGCCGCGCGAGATTTACTGGTCGCGCCGTGCCTACCCCAACACGATCTGGACTTGGCAGACCCGACCACCTACCAGCATCTTGGTCTCATGAAGATGTACGTCGACGCCAGCGGCGCAACAAGCTGCACGTGTGCCTGCGTATACTTGCAGGAAACAGCAGCCACGCCCGTCTATCTACCCCAAGACTGGGAGCAGTTCTTTCGGGAGCGGGCGGCGAAAATCCAGCGCCAACAAGCCCTCGCCGAAAAGGCGCGCTCTTATCTTCGCTCGCAAGAAAAACACCGCAGGCGCTCGGCGCGCAGGGTACACGAAATAAGGGCGTCCAGAGCGAGACCGTGCGCCCAGAAACACGCTCATAAGTTCAAAGGTAGAAGGTAAGTAATACATCTTATCGTGCCCGTATGCCGAAACTTTTGGTGTTTGTGGCAAAGTGATGTTGCAGTACCAACCAGACACCTTAGCCTCTATACTGGCGTCTGTAGGACAGCGCACCGGGAGCTGGGCGTATGGACACGATCACCGCCATCACAGATTTGCTCAAAAGCGGCGGTCCGTACGCGGTGACAGCCATTGCGCTGTTTGTGGCGGGGTTCTTGTATCGAGCGCGGGAGCAGCTTCGGAAAGAGAACGCGGGAGAGTTTGGAAAGCTCCGCGAGGAGAACAAGGCGCTGAGCGACAAGATCATAGACATGGTGACCCGGCTCACGGAGGTCACGACCGAGAACAACTCGTCCAAGGCTCGCTTGATCCAACTTATCGAAAAGTGGGACGATGAGATCCGTCGTCGCTGAACCCAGGAGTTACGTCCATGTTCAAACTCTTTCGGCCGAAGTCCCCCTCTCTCCACCAGGAAGTCACAGAACCGAACGGCAAAGGGGACAGCGGGTTTGAGGATGGCGCGTCGAAGAGTTACCGCATGGCCATGTCAGCTCTCGACGACCTCGACAAAGCAATTTGTGAGGGAGAGGAGCAGAACGAGAAGCTTCGCAAGGTGACAACGACCGCGCTCAAGCAAGCTGATGTGCGTGCAGCAGTCGAAGAAGCGGAGCAGGAAGAGCAAGAGGACACCGGGAAGGTCGTTCCGTTTCCCCGATCGGCTGAGGGTGCGGCCTGATAGCCTGATCGGAGAAGTCTGGTCGGGTTTACCGTAAGATCACTTGACAGGCTCATCCGTGTGTCGATAACACTGAAAGCTCTCCTGTACGTACGTACAGGCCAAGGACCCACGGCGATGTTGCACCTGCTCAACCAACCACCCCCACGACCTACCGGGCTCTCTGTCGAGCATCGGCGGGGTGTGGCGCAGGCTGGTAGCGCGCCGGTTTTGGGTACCGGAAGTCGCGGGTTCGAATCCCGCCGCCCCGACCACAGAAAAGCCTCGACAGAGAGCGAGCGAGTGCTCACAGAAGCGAAGCGCACCGCCATCTCCATGATCTTCACCCGCGGGAATACGCGCGTGGAAGACAGCCGCACCTAGCTCAGATCTCGACGTCCAGGTTCATCGAACCCCCTCTGGCCGTCGAGAAGACGGGGAGGGGGTTCGGCGCATGAAGGGACAACGTCGAGGACCAGAAGCCGAAGCGGAGGAGGCGCCTGTTTGTCGAACAGGTTGAAGTGGGTTCGACTCCCATCTGGTCCGCCATGGGCTCGTAGCTCAGTCGGGAGAGCAACACCCTTGCAAGGTGAAGGTCATCGGTTCGACCCCGATCGAGTCCACCATATACTTGAAAAGGAAAGAAGGCTCGAAGCTAGACAGGAACAGCATCCATACCACAAACGGTTGAATGTCCTGTCTTAACAGCGTACCATGGGGCATGGCGCGCAAAGACTGGACCAAAGAGGAGTACAACGCCTACTACCGCGAGTACATGCGTAGACGATACCACGAAAAACGAAAGGAGATGATAACCCACTTGGGGGGAAAGTGCGCCCGATGTGGTAGTGAGAAAGACCTTCAGATTGACCACATCGATCGGGCTAAGAAGACGATGAAAGTCCCCAGGATGGCTTACGTCAACAATGCTCGAAGGATGGAAGAGCTGAAGAACTGCCAGTTGCTCTGCGGTCCTTGTCACAATGAGAAAACCGTGGTCGAAGACCTAGGTAGAAGATTCTCTGATCACGGTACGTACGTAATGTACGTAAACAAAAAGTGTCGCTGCGATGCCTGTAAATCGGCCATGCGAGAGTACAATCGTAGCCTACGTATACGGAAAGGGGTTAAACCTCGTAGCAAGGCGGATCATGGAACGGCAAGCATGTACGGCTATCACAAGTGCCGCTGTGATGTTTGTCGAGCTGGTAATACCGAAAGGGGGCGGGCCTTTCGGGAAAGGGCTAGGTCTAGAGTCTCTACAAGTGGGCCTGCGTAGCTCAGATGGCAGAGCACCGTGCTGGTATCGCGGAGGTCGCCGGTTCGATCCTGGTCGTAGGATCCAGAAGGAAGAGAGGACAACGCGCCGGTGTACGTCAAGAGGCAGACGATCCGCCTTGTAAGCGGACATGATGGGGTTTCGAGCACCTTCACCGGCCCCACCGAACGTGAGAGTAAACTCTTGGACATCTTAAATGGGATTTTAGATGGTAGAGAGAAAAGGGAGATCAGCCCCTCCACCTTTTGAAGGTTATACAGTCTACGGCCCTACAGTCCATAAGAATGAAAGGAGGTACGTTCACCTCGTAAAGAAAGATTACTCTCACCGAGGGTCTATGAGCTTGGCAAGGTACCTTATGTCAGTCCACCTTGGACGACTTCTTGGACAGGAAGAGCACGTAGACCACATCGACGGCGATTTCACCAATGACGACATAGAAAATCTGCAAATACTGTCACCAGCGGATAACCTTAGAAAGTCGCACCCAGGTCCGACCTCTGTCCATGGTACCCTTACTAGGTACTCGCATCACAAGTGTAGATGCGAGCCTTGCAAGAATGCGTGGAACGAACATAGTAGGGTGTACCGCAGGGCATGGAGAGCGAGAAATAAAACCAAGCGTGTGTGTCGTAAAGATCACAAGTAGTAAGGAATGGAAGACGACACCATCGCCGCTGAGCACGCGCGAACGCGCACCGTGCGCCGGTAACTCAGCGAACAGAGCGCTCGTCTCCGGAACGAGAGGCCGCAGGTTTGAGTCCTGCTCGGCGCACCAGCTTGCTATGCTGATCAACAGGAGGCCGATCATGGAAGCCGTGATCCTAGAAATCCGTGCCGCAGAAGGCGGCGATGATGCCAAACTCCTCGTCGAGGACCAGATGGACATCTACCTTCGCTACGCGGGGCGGAGGGGGCTTTGAGGTCGCTCTCCTAGAACAGCACCCGGGTTTCGTGGCCCTCCGCATTGTGGGCAAAGGCGCTCGCCAGCTCGCCGAAACCGAACCAGGCGGCCATAGGTGGCAAAGGATCCCTCCCACCGAAAAACGCGGCCGGGTTCACACCTCAACCGTGACCGTCGCCGTCCTGCCAGAGCCGGAGAAGCCGGAAGTCCAGCTCAACATGCGGGACATCCAGATCGACACGTACCGATCGACCGGTGCGGGCGGACAGCACCGTAACAAGACCGACTCCGCGGTGCGGGCTACTCACCTCCCCACCGGCATCGTCACGCGCTCAGAGAGCGAACGTAGCCAACACCAGAACCGCGCTTACGCCTTGGCCGCACTCGCGGCGAAGCTCCAGCAGCGGGCTCAGCAGGAAGCAGCGCAGGCTCGTGGAATCACGCGCAAGACTCAGGTTGGAACGGGCCAACGAGGTGACAAGTGCAGAACTGTGCGCACACAGGACGGGGTAGTGACCTGCGAGCGTACGGGGAAGAAGCATCGGCTCAAGGAGTACCTGCGGGGAGATCTTGACTGGCTTCGGTAGATCTGTTGACCCCCACACAACCTGTGTGTACCCTCATCCGAAGAACCACAGACCCCTATCCCAACGAGAGCACCATGACCAGCATCCCGCTGCACTGCATTCAAGACGCGGCGCCGGAGCTGTCGGCGCTGCCGGCAGCCCTTCGCCGCGTGCTGCCAAGCGAGATGAAGGTGTGCGAGTTCGTCGACTTCGAGCATCTCGTCGGCTACCTCGAAGACGTGGTCGATGCCTGCGAGCCACCGGGCGACCCCCAGGACTGGAAAGGCTGGTACCGCGTGACGCTGCTGAAGGAGGACAACGGCATCGACAACATCCTGCGGAAGCTGAGGCGGATGGCGAAGAAGATCGCACGCAGCGACGACAGGGCGCGCAGTGCCGTCGCCGCTGCCATCAGCTACATCCGTCGACGACGCAACAAGATGCGCTACGCATCCTCGTATGCCGCGAACCTGCCAATCGGCAGCGGCGCCACCGAGAGCACCTGCTGGCAGATGCAGACACGCGTCAAGCTCCCCGGCCAATCCTGGGAGCCTCCTGGGCTCCGTGGCGTCCTCGCAACTCGCGGTCTCGTGCTTTCCGAGCGATGGCCGGCCGCGTGGAAACACTACGCGGCGACCAAGCGACCGGAGGTGCGCCTCGCCGCATGATCAGGAATGCATCCGCCTCGCGTGCGCCCGATCCGTTCCTCGGCGAGCATGTGTCAGGAGTTTCAGCACTACTGACGCCCCTTCAGCCAAACGCGACATCCGCAGGGCTGAAGGGGAGTAGCTCAACTGGCTAGAGCGACGGCCTCCAAACCCGTAGGTTCCGGGTTCGACTCCCAGCTTCCCCTGCCAATGACCCCGGCGTGATGTAGCGGGATCGTCTAACGGTAGGACCCCGGGTTTTGGTTCCGGGCGTGAGGGTTCGACTCCCTCTCCCGCCGCCAGCATGTAGCGGAAGCGTCGATTGGCAGACGTCACCGGCTGTAACCCGGCAGGCCCTTCGTGGTTGGGGGTTCGAGTCCCTCCCGCTACACCAGCAATCTTTCGCAAACGGAGGTGATAGCTAGCGTCGACAACAACGACTTCAGGTGCTCGTTGAACCCGCCCGTACGGGCGGACTAGAAGAAAGGATGCTCGGATCCTTGAAATTCCGAGACTGAAGGCGGAGGTTCCAGGATCATGGCCTGGTGGGGCTGCCAGGACCCGAGGTCGAAGGTGTCGAGGCTCCCGACTGCAAATCGGGATCAACCGGGTGAGAGTCCCGGCGGGTCCTCCATGCCCCGGTAGCTCAGGTGGAAGAGCGCTGGTTTGAAGAGCCGGAGGTTGCAGGGTCGAGACCTGCCCGGGGCACCACATGCTGGTGTAGCTGAGCGGCTTAGCACCTCTCTCATAAAGGGGCGTACGTAGGTTCAAATCCTGCCACCAGTACCAAATCGCGAGCGCCTCGGCGCTGTGTCGCTACGAGGAAGGCGCTCGCATCGAGAAAGGCGTGGAAAGATCTGTGTTTCCCCGGGTAGGCTGGTGACTACGCTGGGTTCTGGACTAGACAAAAGCGAGGTTCTCGCAACCAGGGCAAAGGAGTAAATAAAAACAGATACTTACGGTGACACTGTTGAAAAGATGCTCGGATCTTTGGAATTCCGAGACAGAAGTGGCACGGCATCGGCCGGCAGCATGACCTCACGTTGAAAAGATGCTCGGATCTTTGGAATTCCGAGACTGCTGACACAGTGGAAGGCCCACGCCGAAGAGCAAGCGCGGCGTTGAAAAGATGCTCGGATCTTTGGAATTCCGAGACTCGGAGGCGAGCGACGAGAGGCCGGCGATCGTCGGGATGTTGAAAAGATGCTCGGATCTTTGGAATTCCGAGACCTCGTGCGCTTGTTGCGCACAGGCTTCTTGCAAGCCAACCACGTTGAAAAGATGCTCGGATCTTTGGAATTCCGAGACTTGGCAGAGAACCTTCGGAAGGCGTTCCCCAACTTCAAGCCGGTTGAAAAGATGCTCGGATCTTTGGAATTCCGAGACATGAAGACCACGGTCCTGTGGTAGGGGTCGGGTCCTGTAGTAGGTGTCGTAAAGAGGTAGCAGATGGTCGACGCCCAAATCCGAGAACAGGCCCGTGACATCCTCCAGCAGGAGCGGGCCAAGGTAACGGCCTCTGCTGAGGTACAGATCACAGCAGCCGTCTCCGCCTACCAGGAGTGCATCCAGAGCTTCTGGGAGCCCCGCTGCCGCAAGCTAGAGATGGAAAAGCTGGCGCTTCAGGTAAAACTGATGGCAGCCGAACAGAAGCTGAACGAAGAGGCAGGGGCGCATCGAGAGTGCCCTCACCCCGCCGGAAGCCTGCATCGGCTGTCGGACTCAGACTCGCTTCCGTTGGCGTCCTGGTGCTCAGCGTGCGGTTCCCTCCGCGTGAACGGCGCCCTGAACGCGGACGGGAAGGAGTGGCAGTCGCCGGTGCTCCGACGCAGGGAGGTGCAGGACGAGAGCGATGTCGTCAACGACCTCAGAGTCCGGCTGAATAACCTCCACGCGGAGACCCAACGGGCAGCGGAGGTGAAAGACCAACGCATCCGTGAGCTGGAGGCGCAGCTCAACGGTAGGGGCGCATCCGAAAACGCTGTGTAGTCAGACCCGAAAACCCAGTATAGTCAGACCCGATGAAGTCGCTGCGGGTCCTGGTCGAAGAGGGGCAGCTCCTGATCGAAGACGACCAGGAGCTGGTTGAACCACCCCCTCACGAAGCCCGCTCACAGCCTTGGGGCGTCGTCTACGTCCATCCGAATCCAGACGGATCGAGAAAGGCGTGCCGCAACTGCATCATGTGGGTCGCTGGGCAGGACCGGCGCGTGGTACACGAAAAGAACCTGCCGATCACTGCCGAACACGTCTGCGGCTACCATGTCTACGGCAAGCCGATGCGCCGGTGGACGGACCATCCCGGCATTGACCCCCTCGACCCCAATCTCTCTGGCTTAGATATGGTTCCGGGCGGTACGAGTTGCGACATCTGCCGAGAGTACCTCCCCGCTCCGCGGGTCTTCCCAGCAGCGGAGGAGGGTGTGGTGATGGGACGCTGTCAGGTCGTGATTGATCAGAACCGTATGCCGGCCCCGGTCGACCCGCTGGGCTGCTGTGCGCGCTGGGTACGCGCCTGATAGGGAGCCGGAATGAGCGCGTCGTTTCTCCCCGATCGCGTGCTGTTCAGCTACCGGCTGTTGGAGGACTACCAGCTCCTCGACGTCCGCTCGTTGTTCGAGCGCGAGATGGGAGTGCACTACTCGTCCAACAGCGACGAGTGGGCAACGCCGCAGAACCTCTACGACAAGCTCCACAAGGAGTTCAAGTTCACGCTGGACCCGTGCGCCAATGGGAAGAACGCGAAGTGTCCCCGATACTACACTAAGAAGGATGACGGCCTTTCGCGGTCTTGGAAAGATGAGAAGGTTTGGATAAATCCACCTTACTCTTCAGTAGGCGCTTGGATGGCGAAAGCAGCCGAGGAAGCGAAGTCGAATGGCGCCACGTCGGTGCTTTTGGTGCCTGCGCGAACGGATACAAAATGGTGGCATAGTCATGTCATGAAAGCCGATGAAGTGCGCTTGGTTCAGGGTCGTTTGAAGTTTGGCAAGGCGACCACGGGAGCGCCGTTTCCATCGGCGATCGTGGTCTTCCGCCCAGGGTCTACCAAGCGCAAGCCCTCCTTCAGCAGCGCCGAGCGGGAGTGATGCTCACTTCCAAGCGTGTGGAACTGTTGGAGCGCTTGTTGGGTGCAGAGTACCCGGCCACCTTTGCGGACTACTCGCCCGACTATCCTGATAGCCTGCCTGAGCCAAAGAAACCGTCTGCGAGGCGTCCAAACCGCCCGTACGGGCGGATTCCCAGGAGTATCGAGAAGTGAGCCCGTGCACCTGCGCTGGAATCTTCGCCCAGGAGTACGGTTCGTCGTACGAGGACGGTTGGTTCGACAACTATCAAACTGTACAAGACGTCTCGTGGAGGGCGCACGTGGATCGCATGTTGGCGTTGGCCGGTTCTCAGCTTCTCGTACTTGGTTGCTGGTTGTTGTGGGCCGTAGGGTGCGCGACTTCCCCACCCGTCACGCCTTCGGTCGCGGAGCCCTATCTGGATGGCACCGACATCGAAAACCGCGCGCTGGCGCCCAACCCGAAGACGGAACCTCTTCCGCCGGAGTTCGTGGGGCAGGAGGAGTGGGTCACGCCCTGCTTTGAGCAGGCTGTGGATTCCTTCCCGGTGTGTAGCAAGGGTGGGATCTTGATGAGCGAAGCCAAAGCGGCTCGGGTGGAGCTGTACCGGCTCCGCTACGAGGAGTTGCTCAAGATGTATGTGGCGGACCGCTCCGTCTGGCGCGCTCATCGCCAGCTCTACGAAAAGCAGCTTCAGCTAGACGAGCAGAGATTGCGGGAGCTAACGCCCCCACCTCCGACCTGGTGGGATCAGCACGGCACCAGCGTCGTCATTGGTACTTCGGCAACTGTGGGATTGATCGCTGGGGCTGCGCTGACGGTAGGGGTCGGGTACGCGCTGTACGGTACCCAGGTCCAACCCTAGTCGTCCACTTCTTCTTTGCTGAGGAAGTCGACCTCCTTTTCTTTGTGGTTTGGATTGTAGTTCAGCAGCTTCACGCCGCAGTGAGCGCACTGCCAGAGGCCGTCACCGTACCGCTCCTTGCCACGGTGCTCACATGGCGGATTCCAATCCGCCGGCCGGTTACCGGCGTGGTACTCCTCAGCCCACAAGAGGTAGGGAGCCCACTTGAGGTACTCGGCGCGCGTACGTGGGTCGTCGAAGAACTGCGTCCATCACGGCGTGGTAGGTCGCATCTTTGGGCCGAAGATGGCTGGGGTGGACGACGTAGTTGCTGTGCATGGTTGTCCTCAGATCACTTTGTTGATTTGGATCTGTTGGGTTTTCCAGTGCTTGTCCGTCTGGACGTGATCCGCCCGGACGAATTTGGCGATGCTGGTGGTCGGATCCGACCAGGCGCAAGCCTTGCGGACCACGATGCCCTCCTTCTCCGCCGCGCCGCATCGGCTGGCGCGGTCCAGACCAGCCACCAACCTCTTCAGATCGCGGGTTTCTCCACGAAAGAGTACGGGCACCGTCTGGAACCCCAACTCCTGGGCGAAGAAGCACACGTCATCCCAGGACAGCCACTCGCCCGTCTCGTCGTCGCGGACGGCGAAGACCATCAGATGAGACGGCAGGGCCGAATAGGCGATGCTGTGCTCAGCGAATACCCACTCGCCGAAGATGCTGATCCCGGTCGGGATCTGCCCCCGAAGCGTCGCGTGCAGCGCCTTCAGCGGTGCGAAGCTCGGGTGCGAGGGGGCGGAAGCGTGGCTCCGCGCGAAGACCGCCTCGCTGGTCAGGCAGACATTGCTGCCGTCCATCTTCTCGGTCACGACGATCTCTTCGCCGAGGAAGTGATCGTCCCGAGCAAGCCGCTTGTCGTCGCTCGTCCCGCCCGGGGAGTAGGGCAGGTGAGGCGTCCGGAAATACTTCTTGCTCATGTCTTGATCTTAATAGATCACTTTTGGCTTGTCAATGGATCCTATGTGCGGATCTGATCTGTGACTTGGGTCTCATCTAGAGCTTGTAGAGATCCAGATCCGCTTGAGGATCTCTTGACGATTACAAAGTGATCGCCTAAAATGATCTCAGTCGGTCACGGGTGACCGAAGGAGGTAACGATGCTGACTTTCGACTTCACCGACGAGAAGAACGAGGACGCGGACGATGTCCACATGTCTCTCCAAGGCAAGGACACCCTTGCCGCGTTGAAGGAGTTGGCCCATTCTCTTCGCGAGAGTGGGGAGGACGGGACGTTCCGCCTTCGCGCCCTCGCGGAGCGGAGCCTGCCGGATGTTCTCGTTCCCATGACGCTGGAGTGGGGGTCGCCGGACGGACCGCTCCCGACCCCGCGTTGGGCGCCGGAGCCCAACGGCGCCGCGTTCGACTTCGAGGTTGAGTTTTTCGACGGATACGAGGACGAGGACGAGATCGGTTTCCGCTGGGACGGGGACGACGTCATCGCCACCTACAACGCTTGCCCGAAGGCGTACGGGGAGCGGCGCCGCGACGACGGCCTGTTGGAAATCGAGGTCGTCTACACGCTGGAGCTGGCGTACGAGGACCGCTCTCGTTCTCGCGGTTCCAGCCGCAACTAGGAGAAGACCATGGAGTTCAAGACTTTCGACGACATCGACGACATGCTCGCTGTGATGACCGAAGCACAAACCCGCGCCGACGAGGCCGCGAACGACTACCAGAAGACCGCCAAGATCGGCGACTGTTACGTCCGCTTCGAGCCGGCGCTCGGGATCATGATCTACGGTGAGCTGCTCGACCCGATCGAAGGGGAGCGTGAGGCTGGCGCCGACGAGGACGAGATCGAGTACGCCCGGCAGATGTACTCCCAGCCGCACATGGAGAACTACCGCTTCGGCCGGCACTACTCCGAGATGTGCCCGAACGGGGAGCTGGGTGACGTCCACGTGTGCTCGATCATGCAAGTGGTCTCTCGGGAGCAGTTCAACCTGGCCAAGGCGCTGGGCTGGCCCTCCGACCGGGAGGAAGTCCAGGCGCTGCTCAACGTGCAACCTCCACAGGAGGGGTGATGCCGGTCGAGGTGACAGGTCGCGGATCGAAACAGCGCGGCGGCCTCGTGTGCGACACCTGTGGTCAGCGCTCAAACCCTTACCGGTGCGCCTCCCCCGCAGCACCAGCGCTGACCGCGTGTGAGGCCGCCGAAAAGGACGGGTGGGGGTACACGATCGGGTTCTTCGCGATGCTCGCAGGTCACCAGGTCATGTGCCCCTCTTGCCGAGGGGTAACAGATCATGTTGACAACCTAGATCCGGTACGGTATGATCAGATCACTTGGGCAAGGGTGCCCAAAGGAGGCTCAGAATGCTCACCCCCGCTACCGTCGCCCCGCTCGCCACCGTCGCGCCCCTCAGCTTCCCCGTGGGGCCGCTGGGCGAGGCCCAACTCAAGTCCGTTCGCGCCGCCTTGGCCATCGCGGACAGGGACTTCGCGGGCGCGGCGCAGCGCCTGATGGAGGCCCAGCAGGCCCTCACGAAGCTCCCGCCGAACGAGGCGGCGCCGATGGCGGCGGTTCTCGCCGTGCTCTTCCTGATGCTGCCCAAGGCTGTGGAGGCGTGATGCGTATCGTTCTTCACGTGGCGGGTCTCCCCGCCACCGTCCAGTCGGTGTCGTCTTGGGGCGAGGCGTCGCGCGCCTTCCGCCTGTTCATCGAGCGCGGTGGGTACGGTGCGTCCAATTTGGGGGAAGGTGCGGGGCGGGTGTTCCGCGGCACCGACCAGATCGGGCACGTCTCTTACAACGGCAGGTGCTGGGATCTTGATGGGGCCGAGATCTTGGTGGAGATGTGATGCGTTACCAGATCCCTGCCTCCTACACCCCTGAGGACCGCAAGCGGGTGAAGGCCATCATGGTCCAGCTCTTGACGAGCCAAGCCGCCAAGGGGGAGTACGACCCGGACGATCCTGAGCAGATGAAGGCCGCAGCGAAGCGCGCCTTTCACGATGCTCTGGCTGCCTACCAGGCTGCGTTGGAGTTCATCTGTGGCTAAGGACCCGAGTCACCAGACCCACTACCTAGGCCATCCGTACGTACGGGTGACGTTTCGCGAGGCCGGCGGAAAACGTCGCCAGTGTTGGGCTGTGAAGCTCGGCGTCAGTCCTTCCGGCGTCGTCAAGTACCTGCGCGCAGGGGACGGTGGCGGGTACTGGCAGGACCCGGCAGCGCCTGGGGCCGTGTGCCAGGAGCTGATCCTGGCGCTCCAGAACGACGTCCTGGAAGAGCCCGCTGGCGTGAACCTGCGCTACGCGCGGATGGAGGTGCTCAAGTGATCTCGCGACGTCCCTGGGTCTTCTGTCGGCGGTGTCGGGCGACTTTTCGCGATCCACACGCCCCCGCCTTTGGCGCGTGGCTGTGGTCGCTGACCCAGCCCGAAGTCACCTTGCCATGGGTAGTCCTGTGTTGGGTCTTCTACATGCTCGGTCGGACAGGAGCGTGCGTATGAGCTACGTCGACACCCGATCGAGCGCTGCGTTCGAGGACGAAAACAAGCAGCGCGTCCGAGCGTTTCTCAAAGCGCTCGGTCGACTGTCCCGAAAACACGGGCTCTACCTTGACGGGCAGGCCGACACGATCAATGGGGACCTGGCTCTTCGCGTGCGCGACACCAAGACCAACGACGTCCTCGACGACGAGGTGTACTTCCTGGAAACGCACGAGTACGTCGACGAGGAGTGACCAGTGACCCTCATACACTACGCCGAGGTGCGATGCGACGGCTGCGGAGAGCATGCCGGCTTAGAGCAAGGCACCCGCCGCGCGCGTGAAAGAGCGAAGCAAGAAGAATGGGTGCGCAAGCGTTCCGTGGAGGGCTTGGTGGTAGACCTATGCCCCGCATGCGCCCGTACGTACGTACGGGAGGCGGAGAGCGCATGATCTGGCGCACCAAGACCAAGGCCCGCAAAGGGGGAGGGAAGTATGTCCACCTCCTTTTCAAGAACGAAGAGGACGAAGAACCGTTTGCAGTAGTGTGGTCTATCGACTTCATGGGTCGAAAATGGGCGGCCCGGTGGTACGGGTACCAGGCAACGTTTCGAGAGCTAGAAGAAGCCAAAGCGTGGGCGGAAGAAAGGTTGCGTACCGGAGACGCGATGTTTTACCGCGCTCCGCATGAGTACGAGGCTCTGAAGCGGGAAGAGGAGTCGTGATCTCCCCCAACAACCCCGACAACTGGACGCCCATCGTCGATCCGGAGTGCCCTGCGGTGATGGCGCAACAGGGACAGCAGGCGACAGATCCGCTGGATCTGTTGGACGGGCTCTCCTATGAAGACAAGTCCGACTGGGAGGTCCAGCACCGCCGAACTTGCAACCGCTGCCAGACCTACGGGCAGCAGGAGAAGAGCACCGATGACGGACAAGAAGCAGAAGAAGACGGGCAACGGGGAGACCACGGAGAACCTGACTCCTTCTGAGCCCGCCGCGCGCCTGACGCTGGATGACGTGAAGGCGATCCTCGACGACACGACGGCCTACAAGACGGCGACGCTGCACAAGGTCAAGCGCTCGCTGTGCGAAGAGATCGAGAAGCTCCACCAGGAAGCAGCCGTGCTACGCCGCTACCTCAACCAGGTGCGCACCCTGATCGCAAAAGGAGCCATCGAAGACATCCAAGGCCAACTCCGCCGCGCCTACGAAGAGCAAGTGGGACTGCTCGCTGGTCGCTCCCTGGTGACAGAGGACGGGGAGCACGCCAAGGCCCGAGATTTCCTCAAACAAGCCCAGGCGGCCGGAGTCGACCTCGATCTGGTCAAGGCGCTCGCCGACAAGCACGAGGGCAGAGGGGCGAGTACCCCCAAGACCAACGAGAAGCAGAGCGAAGCCAAGGCGTGAGGCAGATCACCGATCACACAGATAAACCTTTGACAACCTGTTTCGTAGCTAGTAGGATCTTCTCAGATCAGCGACGGATCGCTGAAGAGGAGGTTCCGATGAGCTACGAAGAAGCCCCCGCCACCCAGATGCTCGCCACCCACTGTTGTGTTTGTGGTCGTCCTCTCGTCGACGCCATCAGCGTCGAGACGGGCATCGGCCCCGTCTGCCGGCGCAGGTACCTCCCCGAGGGGTTCTCGGAAGAGGACCGCTCGGCAGCCAACAAGCTGGTCTACCAGGCCAGTCTCATCTTCCAGGCGGCCCGTACAGACCGTGAGGCAGCGGCAAAGGTCGCCGGGATCGTCAGCGCCATCCGCGCCCTCGGTTCCAGCTTCGACGCCTTGGCCGACCGCGTGGCCGAGACGGCGATTCGTCCCAAGATCGAGCTGGAGCAGCGTGAGGTCACCTTCGGCAAGGGTCAGTACGCCCAGGTGGTCCCAGCTCTGGTCGTCAAGGTTCCCTACGACCCCTGCTTCAACGCCGCGTTCAAGGCTGCGGTGGACTGGCGCGACCGCACCCCGGTCATCGAGGGCGGGGAGTTCAAGGCGTGGGCGGTCAAGGCGACGTACCAGGCCAAGTCCGCCCTGCTGGCGGTTCTGAAGGAGCGCTTCGCGGGTGAGGCGGCGCGCGGGCCGAAAGGGATCTTCTTCCTGGAAACCTCGGAGGCTCATGCCTAGCCAAATCCCTCTGCTTCAAAAAAGCGTCGAGCCGCTGGAGACCCTCCGGCGGCGTGCGCTTTCCTGCCACAAGTGCCCGCTGCACGTGCACCGGACCAAGGTCGTGTTCGGCATCGGCAACACCGGCGGCATGACCAGCATCGACCCAGAGCCCCTCACAGAGGCGCAGCGCACCGACCTGATGGTCATGGCGGATGAGAAGTTCTCCCACCCTTCCGAGAGAGCACCTGTGGCGATCGTAGGGGAAGCCCCGGGAGAGCAAGAGGACCAGCAGGGAGAACCCTTCGTGGGGCGATCCGGCATGCTCCTCAACAAGATGATCGAAGCCATGGGATACGAGCGCGCCCAGTTCTATCTCTGCAATGTGACCTGCTGTAGACCTGTAGACGAAGAGAGAAACAACCGCGCGCCGGAGCCCAAAGAAATCGAAGCCTGCCGACCCTTCTTGGAAGGCCAACTCCACAACGTCCGGCCCAAGGTGATCTTGGCCGTAGGTGCAACAGCGGCTCGTGCTTTGATCGGTACCAGCGCCCCGGTCGGCCAACTCCGAGGACGGTGGTGGCAGTGGCACGACATCCCTGTCCGCGTCACCTACCACCCTGCGGCGTTGCTGCGAAACGAAGAGCTGAAGGCGAAGGCGTGGAAAGACCTGCAAGAGGTCATGCGTCTGCTGCGCAACTCCCGCAAGTATTGAAGATCCCTACACCTTGACAACGCCCATATCTTCTACTAGGAATGGGGAGTGTCTCAGAAGCGCGATCCCAAGATCCTCTCGGCCCTGGACCCTGAGGGGTTCAAACGTGCCAAGACAGAGGTGGAGAAGACCGTCCAAGGGATGCAGGTGCTGCTTCGCGAAGAGGTGGAACCCGGAGAGACGGTCCAGTACATCTATGGGCCGCTGCCCCTGAACCTGGAGCAGGTCGATGTGGCCTTCCAGGTCGTGTGGTTCGGCACCAGCGAGCACCCGTGGCCTCTGGACGAGCACACGCCGACCCCTATGCTGAAGACCGAGACCCCGAATCTTGGGCGGATGGTCCTGTGGCGGTTCACAAAGTTTGAACAGGGGGCGGAGCTTTTGGCGGAGCTGTGGGACTTGGTCCCCGAACCACCGGAGGTGCAATAAAATACTGTGAAAGGGTGCTCGGATCTGTGAAATTCCGAGACTGTACTGGCAGCTCGCAGACAACCGACTCATGGAGGCTTGTAGCCAATGAGAATGGCCGAGGTCACGTTCACGCTGAAAGTCACACAGCGCGTTGCCGTGCCGTCTGCGCTGATCCATCCAGAGATTGTCCTGATGGCCAGCCGCGCTGAGTCTCAAGTCTCGGCACGCAAAATCCTCCTACAAATGCTCCAAGCTGCGCGCGTTTGCGTCGTAGACGTGCGCGTCGCCCGAGACGACTCCCTCCACGGGGAGACTCCAGACCTGGGTGTAGGACTCTTTCGCAAAGATCAGGAGGATTGGCAGGTATTTTTCCCCTGGGACAGTCCCCTGACCTTCCAGACAGACGAAGCCTACGAGCAGTCCACCGGCCGCAAAGCGCCGAAGAAACCGAAACAACAGTCGCTCTTTCTTCTCAAAAAGGATCTCACATGACGGACAAGTCCAAAGTAGAGTATGACATCGACACCCTCATCCTTCATCTGATTGGGCGCGGTGAAGGGTACGCATTGGAGCGATTGAAGCGAGAGACCTACGAGATGGATACCTACCTCACCAACTTGGAGATCCAGGAGCAAGACGGGCTCACAGGAGGTACGATCTTCCCTCGTGTGAAGCTCCTCGTAGACCATTTGAAGAACGCTCTCGACTGGAACCGCAACGCGCTTCAGGCGGAGAGCAACCATGCAGCACACCTACAAGGCAAATTCTCCCTGGGGCAGGCGCGTGAGATGAGCGCTGAACGTCTTCGAGACAGGCTGAGAGCCAGCCATGAAGCGCTTCTTCAGATCCAGTCCAACGTGCTGACGCCAGACCAGATCAAAACCCTGGCGCGAGAGACGACCGCCGAAAACAGCGAAGAGCTGCGAAAGGTGCCGATCGAGGAGCAGACCAAGTCCACCTGGGAGCATCGCCCTCCCACGGAGAAGGAGAGGCAGCAGGCGACTCAGAAGGTGCAGAAGAAGATGCAGAAGCAAATCGAGGAGCTACAGGAAATCCCCGGTCCGGAAATCCTCGGCGAAGAGGGTGAGCACCTCTACCGGCGTGTCGTGCGCGATGAGCAGAGGCGATCCGGTGCCGCGCCCGACAACTGGTAACCTGCCCGACATACAACACCCAAGCCCAGAGCTGGAAGAAGCCATGCGCGCGCTTCTCCGGGAGTTTTGGGCTTACCTCGACGCCCCCTCAACCGCGGCAAAGAAGCGCGCAGATCGTGCGCTCGAAAACTTTCGTCATGTTGGGCACCTTGTTATCTTCGGGGAACCGCCTTGACTATGGCGCACGTACTGCTTAACTTGTAGGAGATCATCATGACCCCCGAGCAACAGATCCAGTCCGCTGTCAAAATCTTTCGGAAGTTCCAAGAGCAGGGCGTGGAGACGGTCTACGGCGCCCGTAACAACGGCAAAATCGGCTTGGCCAGAGAGCCGTACACCGAATTGAAAAACTCGTCTGTCAAGCCCGAGAACGTTGAACTGCGGTCCGAGGAGGACATCCGCAAGTGGCTGAGCTGACGGCACCCTCCCAGGATCCTGCACTCACGCTGCGTACAGGCTTTGCCTGCGACTCCTGGCGCTGGTTCGAGAAGAAAGTCCCTTCTTCCGATGGGTTGGGTTTCTACACCGTCTCCTACGGCAAGGTCGATGACTTCCTGGCGAGAGAAGCCGAGTTTGACTGGGCCTGCTCCTGCAAAGACTTCGACCTTCGACGTAGGAAAGAGCCGCATAGCTATTGCAAACACATCGAGGAAACCAAACATCTGAGGTGTGGTTGGTACGAGGTATTCGACCCTACCAAAGCCACGATGAAGGGGAAGCGCACCTCCTGCCCCAACTGTGAAGACGGGGTATTTGAGCTGCGCATGTTGGTGTCCGATCAAGCCGAACGAGAAGGTGTTCTTGGGGAGGTACTCTTCCAGATCGAAAAGATCGTTGATCAGTGTTGCAACGATCGTGACATCCACTTCAAAGAAGGCGTCGATCTGGTCGAACAGTTGACCGCGCTTCTTGACAGCTTCGCTACGCCGACCGACGGGGGCGAGCTTGTCCAAATCCGACAAGACATGCGCGCCCTCAAGATCGCGCACTCAGACTCCATCGTCGCTATCCTCCAGGGTCTTCAGCCCCAAGATCGAACGGGTTGAATCCGCCCGTACAGGCGGACCAGTTCAGGGCCACAGGGAGGGGGATGACTAACCGGGTGCTCGAAGGCATGAAGGGCCGGTGCGTAGCGGAGGGGCTCGAAGAAGGGACCCCTCGCTTCAATCTCCGGTATCTTCAGCTTCGCGTAGAGAAGTGTAAGCAGCTCCAACGGGTTATGGTGTGCTCTGTTTGTCCGTCCTACGAGTTCTGTGAGACGGTCAAGGAGTACATGCGAGCAAAGCACCTACCCCAAGGAGACGCGCGTGACAGAGACAAACAAGACGACGGAGAAAGTTGACGACTCGGTGGGGCGGGGACGCTTTTGGGGCGCCCTCGTCGCAACCGCGCTGCTTACGCTGGCTACGTCCAACGGCACGACGTGCGCTCAGACCAAGCAGGCCGCAGCGGAAGCGACTGCGCAAACGGACGAGGTCGACGCTCGGGTGCAGCGTCTTTACGAAGAGAACCTGGCGCCCGTCATCGAGGGCCTCGTCAAAGACGCAGCCTCCTACCGGAAAGATCGCGAACAGTTACAAGAGCACCTTCTCGCTTTCGCTGAGCTGAAGGGGCAGGTCAAAGCCATCGAGGGCTTCCAGCCGTCTCGCTACGGAACGCGCTATGAGCAGCGTAGGGACGAGGAAGTCGCCAAGGCCACATCCCAAGTCCCCCAGGAAGAGCCCTCATCGTCCAGCGCAGCGGTATCTGTCCTCGAACAGATCCAACGAAATGTCGCCGAGAAGAAAGGTCGCCCGTTGCCAAGTTTTCGTGGACAAGAGGACGAAGGAACCATGGGGTCTGCCGCCCAACAGCTACAACTTCCGGCATACGGGGACTTCTGATAGCCGTTTTTTCCTCATCCTGGTAGTAGTAGGCGATGTTCAGAAACGTTGCAGGGATACTCGGATCCTTGAAATTCCGAGGCAGAGACCTCTGGAGGAGACTCATGTCGAACAAGCCTACCCTGGTCGAGTTGAAGGTGATGATGTCACCCGCTGACTACGACGACGTCGTCTGGTACGCCAAGAAGAAGGGAGAGAACCTGGGCGAGTACGTGCGCAAGGCGCTGAAGTTGTCCCTTCCCGGCAACGTGAAATCTCTCCGCGACGGCGAGGAAACCCGCTCCGAAGTGGCTGTCCGACTCGAAAAACTCCTGGAGGTCAGAGATCGCCTCGAAGACGACGGCGAAATGCCGGCGCTGGAACCGCACGTCCCTGAGCCGATGGGTTTGGTAGCGGAAACCGCTCCACCCAAGCTAGAGACACAGCTCCCGCCCGAGGTGGTGGCTGCCCAGGAGCTAGCCAAGAAGAGCCCCAAGGAAGCGCCCAAGCGCCCACCTCACTCCTGCGCCCATTGTCTGGCGGAGCGTAGTCTTCAGGGCGCCAGCTCGTTTGGCACCTGCAACGCCCCGGAGCAACGCGGGCGTCCGTGTGCCTTCCCGTCGGGAGCTGCGCCCAACTGTTTGTACTACGCGGCCAGGGTGCACAGAGCCCCCGGATCTGTAGCGACCTCGCCGTACGCACGGCGTGGCTGGTAGATCCACCGATCTAACCCTTGACAAAACAAATCCTATGTGTAGGGTAAGACCATCGGATCAGGTCTTGCGCACAGGTGCGTGGGCGTACCCGAAGGAGGGTTAGAGCTGTGAAAAACAGAGAACGCGATCTTTTCTACGCTGGGCTGGCTAGCCTCTTCCACACGGCGACCAAGGAAGGGGTGCTGTTCGACTTTCCAGAGGGGGATCTCGACACGCACGAATGTGCGGCGGTCTTCCTCATCCTCAAGCACCTCGGCGAGGCGCTTCTACAACCGCGCATGGCGGAGTTGCGGGAGCGGTTGCTGGCGGCGGCGCAGACGGAGGGAGAGTCGACCAAAGGGGGTGGGCAAAAGCTCCTCATGGAAGGGAATGTCATCATCCGCGAGAAGCGCGCGTTCAAGCGTCCCGAGGAAGACAAGGTCAAGGCCCTTCTGCGCGAGAAGGGTCTGGCGCTCACCGAGGCATTCAACGAGGTCAAGACCCTTGAGCTTGACGCCGGCAAGATCGATTCCCTCGTCGACACCGGAAAGCTGCGCCAAGAGGATGTGCAGGCGTGCTTCAAGGTGCCCAGCTACGCGCTCAAGGTGCTGCCGTCCCCTCACATGACCGCGGTGCTCAAAGAGCTGGAATTGACGGCGCACCCCCAAGCCACCAGCACGCTCGTCGAGGAGCGCAACGCACAGCGGGAGCGGCGGCGTCGCGCGCACCAAGAGAAGGAGGTGCGCGATGTCGGTTGAGATCGAGCGCCTGTCGGCCCAGGAGTTTCTCCCGCCCGACCGCGACACCGGCTACGTCGATGTACACGAGCTGCACGCGCTGTACGACAAGATGGCCTTCCGCGCGAACCTGCTCCTTTGGGGACCAAAGGGTTCGGGCAAGAGCTTCTCGTTCTACAGCTACGCGGCGAAGAACCAGATCCCAATCGTGACCTTCGACTGCTCGGAGGACGTGCGGCGCAGCCATCTCATCGGTCACAACGTGCTGCGTGGTGATCATACGCCGTTCATCTTGGGGCCGATTCCAACTGCTTTTGAGATCGCGAACGAGGTTGGGCAGTGCATCCTCAATTTCGAGGAGTGCAACGCTCTTACTCCGCAAATGCAAAAAGTCCTGAACTCGGTTACCGACTTCCGCGTCAAGATCGAAGTCCCTGAAGCGAAGCGGGTCTTCCGGCTGCGCGAGGGAGCGAAGTTGTGGGTCACGGGCAGCATGAACACGACCGTCTATGCGGGGGTGTACGCGCTGAACGAGGATTTGAAGTCCCGCTTCCGCATGCTGGCGCTCGACTACCCGGAGGCGAAGGTCGAGTTCGCGATCCTCAAGGCCCAGAACATCGATGGGGCGAACGACGCTTTGCTCAAGAACCTCTGCAAGCTGGCGCACGAGACGCGGCAGAAAGCGTTGGAGTACCCGCTGTCCACCCGCGACCTCATCCAGATCGCTGAGGACGTGCCCATTCTCGGTACGGGGCAGGCGCTGACCATCGCGCTCGGGAAGTTCGAGGGGGATGACCGCGGCACCATGAAGAAACGGATCCAGTCCGTCTTCGGCAACGTCGGCGTGTGAGCACTCCCATGAACACGGTCGAAGACCTTCAAGATGACATCTCTGCTGAGGAAGGCGCGGATCTCTCCGATCTTTCCTCGCTCAAGACGAAGGAGTACGAAAACCACAAAGGGATCGCCTACAAGACGACTGAGATGTTTGCCGGCATCTGTAAGAGGAAGCTGTGGCTCAAGGCATCACAGAACGGAGAGGCGGCAACCAACGGTCATCTGATCCAGATCGACTTCAACCACCCAGACCACTACCTGCACCTCGAACACGAGATCGCCCACATCCTCTTCCGCTCCGACTTCTTGGCGAAAAAGTGCTTTGTCGAAACGTACGGTAAGATGGTGTCTGACGTCGCCCAGAAGCATGGCGTGCCCATGGATCTGACCGGCCTGTCCTACACGCTGGGCGCCATCATCAACATCCTAGAAGACCGCCGGGTCAATTCACTGTGGGGGCTGATCTATGAGGGCTCCGGGGCGCGGCTGCAACAGATCTTGACCCACGACACCGAACCCCACGTAGCCCGCGCTTACGAGTCCCTGGTGACCTTCATGGTCTGCCTGTTGGGCGGACACGTGTTCCCCACCAGCCATCCATTCTCGCGGTTCCAGGGCATGGTCTTAGATGCGCTTGAGCAGGTCGAAAAGCGCGGCTTTGCGTCCACCCTCGCTGTTACCAAGCGGCTCGTCTCGCGATTGGTGGACGAGATCATCCGAGAGAACCAAGGTCTTCCACCCCTGCCGATGCCTATGGCTGGAGACCCTGACCCACAGGGACAACAGAACCAGCAGAGCGGCGACGGGAGCGGTCAAGGAGGTCAAGGGCAGGACCAAAACTACAAGGACCAGCAAGGACAAGACCCTCGAAACCAGCAAGGTCCCCAACAAAACCCTTCCGCTGGCGGCAACAAACCCACCGATGACGCCGGCCAGGGAGCAGGAAGCGCCCACCAAGGAACAGGCAGCGAAGAGGGGGCGGACCGACCCCAGGCGAGCGCCGCAGATCGCTCCAAGGCACTTGCCCAGCTCATGAGCAAAGCAGGGAAGCTCCCTTCGCACCTCGACAAGAAACTCGACGATTTTCAGGAGCCGAAGTTCCCTACCCGGGACGCGAGGGGGGACGCCCAAAAGGCGGCTCAGAAAGCTATCCGCGCCAACATCAACGACGATGACGCCTTCGGTATCCTCCTCGCCCAGGACCGCGACGACATGTTCCAGGTCGTCTTCGATGCTCGCAAGGCTATGGGTCGAGCGATGTCTCGGAATGACTTTCTGACCCAGGGGGCGATGGCGAAGGTGACCTTCACAGATCTGCCCGCTACCAAAGCTCCCGAGCCACTAGAACCCGAAGATCAGGACACCGTCCGTCGGCTCCGCGCCATCTTCAACCGCGTGCTCGGCAAGAAGCGGCTTTCTCTCGAAGACGCAGGCACAGAGGTGGACGTCAACGCTCTGATCGAGAGACGAATCACTGGTCTCCCCAACCCGGTGTTCCGACACGAGGTCTCGGGGAGGGGTTTCCGGGTGAAGCTGCTCTTGGACCAATCCGGGTCCATGGACGGGGCCAAGATGCAACAGGCCAACCGCGCCTGTCGGGTCCTCTCCAAGGCGCTCAGGTTCCCGTTCGTTGACCAGTCTGTATGGGGTTTCGCTTCCACCAATAACGGGGAAGTCACCATCGATCGCTTCCACAAGGACACCGACTTCTTCGGCGGCGCCAAAAACAGCCTTACCCCGCTGCACACTGCTATCCGGGTGGCCAGGCGCGAGCTGGAAACGTCCAAAGACGTCAAGCAGCTCGTGGTCATCACCGATGGGCAGCCGACCTACGGATCTGGGAAAGGCTGGTTCAACAGCTCCACCCTCCAGACCTTCATCCGCTCCGAGGTGCGCAGTATGCGCCAGCGCGGCATCAACGTGACAGGCGTCGTGATCGGCGGAGACATGAGAGACCACGAGCTGAGCTACATGTTTTGGAACCCTCGGCACTGGAAGCGTGTGACAACCTCGACTTTTGGGTCGGATCTGATAGGACTCGTCTCCGCGTCGTTCTTGACGTACCTCAAGAACCTCTAGCGAGGGGTCATCGGTGCCTGGTAGCCCAAGGCGGAAGCGCGCTTCCGCTGACTACCGCGACGTGCAGGTCGCCTTCATGATGGGCGGTCTTCAGGCCGTCCAAGAAATGGCTGTGGGCGCCGAGTCAATCTTGCGTGCTATGCGAGAAATGAAGGCACAGGGCCGAGATGTCCGCCCCCTAGAACAGTGGGTGGGTAGGTCTGTTCGCGGTAGGTCTGTTCGTCCCGACGGGACGAGAGTCGTGACTCGTCGCGTGCAGCGGCACAAAAACGGGCACTTTTTGGTGGTCAACGTGGACGAATTAGGGGTGAGTAAGGGCGAAGACGTCCAGGTGACGTACAACCCTACCGGAGAGCGCATCGAGATCAGGCGGATAACATGAGACTGGGCCTATCTTGTGCGATCTTCTTAGGGGGTATGTTCGCCAGTTCAGCGTGGCTCAATCTCTGGCAACACCAGCTCCTTCAAAAGTCTCAGATCAAGCTGAACCTCCAAGAAGAGAACAGCAACCTGTACAAGCGGCTCCTCGATCTGGAGCAAAAGAGCAATGCTCAGGCGCTGTCCCTGTGCCGCCGGGATACCCAGGCGTTCAAGACCGTTGTCCAGCGCATGTACTGGCGTCTCGGGTTGGACGGTCCGCCAACGCCTCCTTTCCTCATGTACGTGGACGCACGGTCAGAAACAGGAGAAACAGGGGTAGGTGGCCCATGATTGTACAGATCACGCCACAAGAAAAGATCACCCTGGCCGCAGCTATCTGGAGGTTGGCGCCCGGTGAGCTGGTTACCGCGTGGGTAGAACCTGATCTGGATCAGCAACCTACCGCTTGACAGTGCTGAAGTGATCTCCTAGACTGGTTTCAGTCGACCGGGAGTTTCACCATGACCACGAAGCTAAGCGCTCCACAACAAAAGCTGCTCCTCGCCGCTGCCCAGGCCGGTGGCGACCGAACCCCCTTTACGGGAGGCAGGAACGCGGGGCGAGTGGCCAGCGCCTGGTATCGCACGGCGCAGTCCCTGGCCGATCGCGGCCTTGTGACGCTCCGCCGAACGGGGGACGCACAAACGGCCGAGATCACCGATGCCGGCCGAGCCCTTCTCTGCTGACCTCACCGGCGCCGATAAACAGGGGATGTAAAATGATCGAGACGTTCGCACTCGGACGGGGATGGGCCGTGGTCGAGCACGCCGGCTACATCATCCGCGTGACCGGATCGCTGGCGACCATCATCACACCGGCCGGCAAGACGGTCAGCGTGGGCCTGTCGACGCGCCTGCGGCCCATCCCCGACAACTGCCGCCAGGTGGTACAGGCCGCGGGAAAAGACCCTGCCGAGCATCGCCTGCTCGGCGCTGTCGTCGTCCCTGCCTCCATCGAAGGTGTGTGGGGCGAGCTGGTCGCTGAAGAGCGGCGAGCGGCGGCGACGCGGGCGGCAAAAGCGCGCCGACATGACGCCCTCTACAACGAGGGCTGCGACGACGGATACAACCCTCACAGGAGAAGACGATGACGACCAACATGGCCACAATTTCTCTGTACGACAGGCTGCTGACGGCGCTCCGGTGTCCGGTGCCGACGACCGTAGCCGATCTCGTCGCCGTGGCCGACAGGCGGGACGTCCTCGACGAGGTGCTCGTCGGCGATGGGGATACGGACCCGACGATCCGGCAGTGGCTGACCGATCGAGGAGCCGATCTCCAGGCCGTGATCGACGACGACTGACCGCTTGCCGGGCGGGCGCATCACCCGGCACCAGCCAACGCGGGGATCGGCTCCCGCACCACGCCCCCGCGGGTGCGAAGGAGAGGAATTAGAGATGGGACCGCTTCACATGGATTTTCGCGAGATCATTCTGTTGACCGAGACCTTGAACCTGCTCGACGCCGCGGATTTTTTCACGCTCGGTGCCTCTCGTCCGACTGAGGGAGGGGTCCTGGAGCACATCCTCCGAGTGAAGTACAGGCGGCGCCATATGATCGCTGAAAGTGCAGAACATCACGCTGCGGGCAAGAAACTCCAATCACTGATCGACCAGCGGTTGGAGGTCATTCGCGCCGAGATGACGTAGTGGTCGCACCTTGTGTAGGTAGCGGTTACTGCTGCTCGAAAGCCCCTTGCGTACTCGGAATGCAGCTACACGGACCGATCGCTCCGTGTCCGTCCCTCGTCTACGACGAGCGCCAAGGGAGGTACTGGTGCGGCGAAGTGATGAAAGATCCGGAGCTGAAAGAGCCGCTGGCGATCGGGGCGGGATGCTGCTCGTCCCTGAACAGCACCCGGCAAGACATGATCCGCCTGGGCAAGCCAGCCCCGCGCCCGTCTCCGTAGAGCTGCTCGTAGCCTTCACCCGGCAGCTCGTGCGCCACACCCTATCTCGCGACGCGCTGCACCTGTCTCTGTTGGTTGCCGCCAGTGAGATCGGCGTGTCGCAGGAAGAAGCCACACGGCTCCTCAATGCCGTCCTGGCAGAGCGAGAGCGGAGCTTCTGGCCGCCCAACTTCTAGGGCCGCCCCAAGAAAGATCGCTGAAGTGACATACCTCACAGATCTGCGGATCTGAAGTCTTCCTATTGTTGACAATCGAAAAGTGATCTGTTACGATGTGGACATCGAGCAAGGGTGCTCGACGAAAAGGAGCCCGACATGAACCGCATCCCCGAGTCCAAGGACATCAGCCGCATCTCCAAGAGCATCTACGGCCGCGCGTGCGGCAGCTCGGCGAAGGCCATTCGCTTCGCCGAGAACATGGCGAAGGCCATCACCCACGCGGACAAGGCCCACCGCCGCGGGGCTGCTGCGCTCCAGGTGCCGGCGGTGTTCGGCTCGGCCGTCCAGGCCCGAATCGCGGCCATCTTCATGGCGCGCGCCGCGGTTCTCCAGGGCCGCTAGATGCTGAGGAGGACTGATATGCCCAAGCGCTTCAACACCAAGGGCGTGATCACCGCCATCACGTTCATCGAGGGGGATCACCACTCCGGGTCGGGCTGGTACCTCGTCGACGTCGTCAACGTCCTGACCGGCGAGCGCTACCATACATAGTCAGGGGTACTCTCTAGAGAGTACAGCGCGCTCGCCGGTCCGCCCGTACGGGCGGGTTGCCGCATGCTCGCAGATCAGGCCGCTTCGGTGACCGCGCGCAGGCCCGCGCCTTTGCGGCGTACGCGGATCTCATCCTCCTCGAAGGTCACCGAAACCACTTGTCCCTTCTTCACGCCGAGGTTGAAGAGGGCGAGGCGCAGGAAGACGGGAGCGTCCTTGATCTTTTGCACCTTGTAGTCGCGGGTCTCGCCGACCGCCGGTGCCCGACGACCGTGCTTCGCTTCAGGGATCAGCGCGGCGAGATCGTCGAGGTTGTGGTCGGCTCGGAGATTGAGCGACCCGGCGGCGACGGCCGTGATGAGCCCTTGGTGCGCTTTGGCGATGGTTCGGGGGTGTGCGTTCATAGCCTTCACAGCCTCGATACCACCGAAAGCGAATGCGGTCTGCACGTCCTTGTACGTCGTCGCACCCGGCGACCGACCGGTCTTCTTGGCGGTCTTCTTTGCGGTCTTCTTCTTGGTGGCCATTCTGATTTTGTCCTTTGTTGATCTTGTGATCGGGGCGGGGTGTGTGCCCGATGCGTGTGTTTAACGATAGCCTGGCCCACTTGCAAGGGTACGTCAAGCGCTCGGCTTGGTGGGACCGCAGGATCGAAAACCGAACAGATCCGACGGTATTCTCTGTTTAGCTTAGGTATCGGAGAAACTTTGCAGACGGGCGTGCCCTCTATCCGGCGGGGACGGTCGGTCGAATTTTCTTGATCGTCCCCCCAACTCTTTGTAGGTGTACGTGGTCAATCGAGAAGTCTAACCACCTCTCGACAATCGATTTGCGAGCTAGGGACCTTGTCTAGTTTGCTCCCCAACCGCCGCCGTCTTGGTTAGACGCGGCGGCGGGTGGGGGTCTATCTGGAGATCACCGTGAGCGGGTCGTTGGATTGGGCACGCAAGATGCTACCGCTCGCAATCTGGCGGCTGGGCATCACTCCCCAAGAAGCGACCTTCCTCATGTACATCCTGGCGTGGCATGACCCAGGCCCACCTCGCATCGACTACAGAGAGATCGCAGGCGCCCTCGGAGTAGGGACCCGAACTCTTTATCGATGGAAAAAAAGTCTTGTGGATAAAGGACTTATACGAGTGGTTTCTCAGTACGTAATCGCTGAGGACTGGGATCGCTACGACATGGGGTATCCCGTCGGGAACAAATGGGACCTATCCCCGCTGCTTGTGCTTCTGTGGCAGGCGTACCGCGAAGAGACTGAGTACGCCAAGAAGCTGGAACGCTTCTACGAGCGCTATCACGAGCGTCTAAAGGATGCTCCACCCGAACTTCTTAGAGAGCCGATCGTCAGCGACGGCGAGGCCGAATATTGGCCGGTCGGCGAGATCGCCCCCTTCTACAAAACCGATCCCGACACCTGGGACGCTCAAGGGATAGTCCCCGGCCCGCGCCGGTACTAGGAGAACCGATGGCACGCACAGTAAAGAAGAATGCGAACGAGAATGACGACTACGTCCACATGACGAGTTGGTGTGCGGAACCTTTCGTTGGGTTTTTCCAGAGCTGGCCCAACTTGGTTACTATGGCACTCGGGTACATGTGCCACACCAGGGTGGAGCTTGAACTTCTCCTGTGTATCGGCATGCACGCCCACGGCAACAAAAACTACTCGTATGTCAGCATTGGTAGGATCGCACGCTACTGCCGATGCGATCCCAGGTCCGTTCACCGCGCCGCAGCATCTCTGGAAGAGAAAGGGTACCTTATACGCAACAAGCGCGCTTTCAAAGCCTCCACAGACCCTCAGGCTCAACAAAAGCGTGCAGCTTATTGGAGAAAAAAGGGAACGCCCGACCCCAACCCGAAAAACGGTCGCAAGCGGTCCTCTGTGTGGGACCTGTCTCCTCTTTGCAAGGCTGTTACCAATCTATGGTCGATCGGAATACTTGCTGATCGGGGGGACGATCCTTTCTTTGGGAAGGGTCCGCAAGTACCCCGCCGAATGCTGCACCCAGAGGTGGTCTTTACGTCAGGGGGACGTGTCGTCTGCGTCACGCCCCCTTCGGAGACCAGTGACCGTCCGGTCAGCCATCGTGTGACCGCCCGGTCATCCGAGTTCTGTCCGCCCGGTCAGGAAAGTTCTGACCGGGCGGTCATTCATAAAACAAACGAGAATAACGAAGACACTCCCCAAGAAGACGCCATCCAAAGGATGCGAATTGGCCGGCTGTCGCCGGCTCACACATCGGATAGCTTCGCCGTGAGGGGGGTGGGTGAAATCCCACAAGAAACCACGAACCTCACGAACCTCACGGGTCAAGACACAGAAGACCAGGCGCCTACGGCGCCGCCCGTTCTCGTGGGAAATACCAGTTGCGTTGATGACGCTATGCGTCAGGACCAGTACCAGCATGCGACACAGGCCCTTCAGGGGGCGGAAGAAGAGGAGGACTCCGACATGGCGCGTCAAGGATCAAACAAAGCGGCGATTGACGCTGTGATCGGCGCGGCGCGGCATAAGGCTAAAACCCAGGTGAGCGAGAACGCACGGCGTGCGCAGGCCAGAGAGCAGCGGATGGCGAATCTCCAGTCCAAAGGCCCGCCCAAGGTTCGCGGCTGGGCGCAGCGGCTCTGGCGTGAGGTCTGGGAGCCCAACTTCCGCGAGTTGTTCCCGGAGGTCGAGGTGCCCAAGTGGGAGGTCAAGGAGCTGGGCATGCTCAACAAGCTCATCAGCCCCGAGAAGGGCTACGGCTACAGCAAGGACGTGGTCGAGAAGGGGGTTATGTACCTCGTGTGCCAGTGGCGCACGATCCACGGGGCGTTTTTCCCGAAGAAGTCTACGTTGGGTGTGCCCACGCTCGGTTTCCTCGTGAAGTTCCACGATCAGATTTTGGTACAGGCGCAGCAGGCGAATCTCAGCTCGGTCACGATCCAAGCTCAGCGCGAGCTGGAGGCGGCTCAGGCGGCTCTGGATGCCTGGGATGAGGCCAACCCCTACGGATTCCTCTCAGAGGAGCGTCCGCGGCTTGTGGAGGCTGTGAAGCAGGCCAAGGAGAAGCTGGAGGTTAGCTGATGATGTACGACCCGGAGGGTGGGGGATGATGTACGACCCAGCAGACCTGCACGCTCGCCGCCAGCTCGACGAGAGCGATTACCAGTTCATCTGCGTCCCGCACGACCTGTGGCACTGTCAGCTCGCTGGGGTGCAGGAGTCCGTCCGGAGCAAGGTCGAACGATTCGTCCACAACGCCGTGCCGTGGTTGTGCAAGGGGATGGGGATGTGGGTCTTTGGCCCCCCAGGGGTTGGTAAGTCGGGCATCGCTGCTCTGCTGACCAAGGTGGCCTTCGCTCATCGATTCGACGCGCGGTTCGTATCTGTCGCCCAGCTACAGGAAGACATCCGGCATCGGCGTGCATACGAGGATGACCAGCCTGCGCTGATCCGGGCGCAGGAAGTCTGCTTCTTGGCGCTTGACGACCTAACCTCCCAAGACGCCACAAATCCCGTATTCGGGGCTACTGCGCTTTCCAGTTTCTTAGCGCTGCGGGCTTCTCACCAGCGTCCTACGGTGGTGACAACGCAGATGTCGCAACGCCAGGTGGAGGAGGTCTTTCCGGGGATCCTTGGCCGCTCGCGCTACAAAATGCCTTTCCTGATTGTAGAAGGGCACAACTTGCGTGCGCTGGAGGAGCAAAAAGCCCAGCAACTTCTGGACGGGGGCGCCTGATGGACTTGGACAAGTCCTTTGTTTTCTCGCTTCTGCAAGAGGACAAGGACAAGCTGGCAGACATAGTCCGCAAAAATTTTCGCGCTGACCTTCTTGAAGGGGACGGGCTCGCGGCGTTCACGTTCGTGATCGACTTCTACGCCAAACACCAGGTCATGCCGTCTGTAGGCGCTGTTGAGGGGCGGCTTGGACTCGTGCTCGACCCAGTCACCGAGCCGGTCGATTTCTGGGTGGGGGAGCTGCGCAACCGCTATGCGTTCGGTGCTTGCCAGGACGTTATCTCCCAGGCGAACACGGCTCTTTTGGCCGGCGATCCGCGCCAAGCGGTAGACCTGCTGTACACCAACTCTCGGCAGACCCATGACTATCTGCACACCAGTGATGCCCTCCTCCAGTCACTGCCCGGGCTGAGCGAGTCCGGTCAGGACTGGTACGAACGGATCCGAAACGGCGAGCGCGGTATACCCTTCCCGTGGCCGTCCATCACCGACACCACGATGGGTATCTGGCCCGAAGACCTCATCCTCTTCGTGGCCCGCGGCGGGGTAGGAAAGAGCTTCGCCGCCATCCTCATCGCTCGTGAAGCCTGGCTTCAGGGCAAGAAGGTTCTCTTCCTCACCACCGAGATGTCCCAGCTCGCGGTCGCGTTACGCTTCACAGCCATCCATCTCCAGCTCGACTACGGCAAGATGCGCCGCGGGGAGTTGGGTGTTTTCGAGGAGCAACGCTGGAAGGACGCTCTACCGGAGCTACAGAAGGACGAGCGCTGGCAGATCGTTGGCGGCGACTTCGACTTCCGTGTCGAGACGCTGTGGGCCTACGTGGATGATTTCAGGCCCGACCTTTTGGTCGTCGACGGGCTTTACCTGTTGAAGACTGACGAACGATCTGAGAAAAAGAACGAGCGTGCGGCGAACGTGTACGACGACCTTAAGCGGGGAGCTAAGCGCTTCAAGATCGGCATCTTGGGTACAACCCAGTTCAATCGCCAGGTGAAAGTCAGCTCGGCGAACCCTGACATCGCAAACATCGCTCAGACCGACGCTGCGGGCTGGAACGCGGACGCGGCCTACGCGCTTGGGCGTACGGACAGCCAGAAGAAGATGCGGCGGATGTCGATCAAGCCGCTCAAGATTCGCGAAGGTGACATGTTCGAGGTCGAATGCCACTGGGACTTCGAGCGCATGGACTTTTCCGAATGTCAGAGGGTCACCCACACACCGCCAGGTGGTCCAGGTGGTCCCGCTGGGCCGTCAGGTGGAGGATCACCCCCATCAGGGCCTAGTTCTGGGGACTCAGGGGATGCTGATATTCTCAAGTTGTTTTGAGGTGAAAGGATCTACATGGCCGTACCACCCAACATCCCGGTTTGCCTCAAGCACAATACCCTGGCGATTTACCAGAAGGGAAAGGGTCTAAGTGGTGCCGGCGCTACGCGGTTCGAGAGCGCTTTCAGCATCGCCAGGGACAATCTCGTCAAGTACGGGTACCTTTCCCCCGCCTCAAAGGCGGAAGGGGTTGTTGAACAGATACGCTTGACCGGCAAAGGTCATGACCTAGAGAGGAAGAAGCGTAACTCCCCCGGCACATCACAAAAACAGGCCGAATTCGATCGGCTATTTGAGGCTTGGCAGCGTACCCAGGAAGGTAGCGCCGATGGACGCTGAGACCATCGTCAAAACGTTACGTACGTTAGGGTGCGCGGACGTTAGGGTCGGGCCGGAATGGGTGCGAGGTAACTGTCCTTTTTCTAAGTGGACCCACAAAAAGAGATCGGACACCAAGCCGTCGTTTGCGGTCAAGATTGCGGCCAACGACCTGAGTTTTTTCAAGTGTCAATCGTGCAACGCTGTTGGTCCTATGTACGGCGGGTTCAACGATCTGCTGTGGCAGCTACGGTCATTCTCGGGAGAGGACTATTCTCAGCTACAAGGTTTACTACGGCACAGCAATCAGCCGTCGCTGGAGCGTATTCAGAACAGAGTACGAAGGGCGGCCTACTTTAGCGGCGCAAAAGAGGTCGCAGGTATCAAAGTCAGCAACAAGCTCGCGGTTCAAGCGGAGATGTTTGCCGATCTGGATGAAAAACCGGGCATCCCTGAGCAGGATTTGCGACCGTTGAGAGACCTGCCGGAGGAGGCTTGGAGCTACCTGACCGGCCCGGAGAGGAACCTAGACGAGATCACCATCCGGTTTTTCGAGTACGGGTTCCACCCGAGAAACAGGCGCATTGTGGTGCCCATGCGTGACTGCAAAGGCAAGCTCGTCAATATCTCGGGGCGTACAATCCTTCGGGGGGTGCAACCGAAGTGGTTGCACGCCAAGGGTTTCCGACGGGATTTGTACCTCTACGGAGAGGACAAGATCGTCAAAGACTACCCCGTCTGCTACTTGGTCGAGGGTATGTTTGATGTCGCAGGGCTTTGGAAGCACGGTTACGTCAACTGCCTCGCCACCCTCGGCGCCTACATCTCGGACTTCCAGGTGGAGAAGTTGGTGCGCTGGTTTGATGAGGTCGTCATCGTTCGTGACGGCGACGACGCGGGAAAACAAGGGGTCTACGGGTCTGAGCGGACGACAGCCCACGGCGTCAAGAAGATTTCCGGTACGCTGCAAAAACTCTCGGCTCGTTTGCGCAAGGGTGCCCGAGTGGTCGATCCGCCAGACGGTGTAGACCCAGACGAGCTGGCCCTGCCCTTCCTGATAGAGCATCTGGGACCCCCTCAGCGAAGCTCTTGACAATCCGACGACAATCCTTAGGATACGGCTACGTCAATGAGCAGGGGTTCTGCTCACGATGCCAAAAACGTCACAGGCCGGGGGTTCCGGCCACGACAAGGAGAACACATGAGCTGGTACAGCACAGGGTACAATTCCGATCTGGAGAAGCGCGATCGTGCGGCGAAGGCGTCCAAGTACGGCCCCCGCCGTGTGTGGCTCAAACCGGAGTCGTCGGTGGCGCTCGTCTTTGTCGACGACTCGCCTTTCCTCTATTACGAGCATCAGTTCCGTGTCGGTAGCGACTGGAAGAACTGGCTCACGAACCCCGGCGCCGAGTCGGCGGCCTACGAGTTCTTGCTCAAGGAGTTGGGGTCGCCCGATCTGATCGGGCAGTACACGGTCGTCAACTGCACGCCGTGGACCGACAAGGACGGCAAGGTGCACCAGTACGGTCTGGAGCTGTTCCCCGCCAAGGGGGTCGTCCGCAAAAAAATGGAGATGAAGAAGGAGGCGAAGGGGAACCTCACGGGCAAGATGGTCACGGTATCCCGCGCCTCCGGCAAGAGCCCCAACACCGGCGACGACTTCGACTTCGATCGCGACGTCGACACATCGAAGATGTTCGAGAAGGTCAGCTACAAGGGCAAGTTGCTCAAGGACTTGTTCGAGGAGGCGGAGAAGGACGACGAGAAGATGAAGGAGTTGAAGAAGACCTTTGCTGTGCGCCACGTCGACGACGACACGGCCAAGCCATTGCTCCGCGAGGTTCCCACCTTCAACTACTTCGAGCTGTTCAAGCCGCTCAGCCCGGCAGAGATCAAGTCTCGCGTCATCGGTCACAGCACGCCACGGGACCGCAACAACGACAGCGATGACAACACCAAGTCGACCAAACACACGGATCTCAAAGAGGACGAAACGCCTTTTTGAGTTGATTAAAGAATGCTCGGAATTCCGAGACGAGCCTAGGCGTCTATGAGGGCGCCTAGGCTCGCTAGCCAATCCGCCCGTACGGGCGGATTAGGTACCTGATGACAGAACCTCTCACCAAACCGGCCCACGAGCCCACTCTCGTTAGAGCCCATTTGAACCCCGAAGCCAAGAAGGTAGAGGTCGTCGTAGACGATCCCGGCGGTCATCGACGTCAGATCGACTACTCCTGGAAGTCCCGTGAGCCGATCGCCCTGCCGGACATCTGGTGGGGTGCGGTGGTCAAAGAGACCAGCTTCCAACGCTCGGCCGAGACAAAAGGCAGCGCCGCCTTTTTCAACCGCTACTGATGCGCATGGTTGCAAGGCACTGATGCGGGTTTTTATCGACGGGTGGGCTTGGTTGGATCTGAACGATCTACAGGCTGATCATGTCCCCCTCCTGCGCAATCGTCTGACCATCAAGCGCCGGAAGCTCGGCGATCACCCAGGTCCCACCCCTGCGCCTATCCAACTCTACCGGGAGACCGGTACGCACTTCGGAGTGCCGAGAGAATACTTCCTCGGTAACCAGAGTCGCGGGCACGACGTTACCTACGGGCTTACAGACGGCGCACAATGGCCAGGAGACGTGCGGTTCCATGGTGAATTGATCAACGATCAGCCAGACGCCGCCAAGGCGGTCCTCGACCACTTCCAGGCCGGTAAGCTAGGCGGTATCGTCCAAGCCCCTACCGCTTTCGGAAAGACCGTCCTGGCGGCCTACCTCATTGCGCAGCTCCAGCGACCTACCCTCGTCCTGGTGCACAAGGAATTTCTCCTCAGCCAGTGGAAGGAGCGCCTAGCGCAGTTCCTCCCAGACGCTAAGGTGGGTATCCTCCAAGCCGACAAGCGGGAATTGGATGGTAGCCATGTTTGCATAGCCATGTTGCAAACTCTTGCAGAGAGAGGTGTGGACGAAAAACTATCCGTTTGGCCTGGCTTAGTAATAGCTGATGAAGTCCACAGAATCTCTGCGGAAACATGGAGCCCAGTAGCCCCTTGTTTCCCCGCAAGGCATAGGCTTGGATTGTCTGCTACTCCTCGAAGACGCGACGGTGGCGATGATGTTTTTCTCCATCACATCGGGCCGATCGTTTATCGGGGAACGGCCCTGCGCTTGGGGTTCCAGGTCAAGCGGGTGTGGACCGACTTTCGGGTGCGCGACGCAGAGGGCACGAGCGTGGCCGGTAAGAACCTGCTCCTGCGCTTCCTCTGTGCGTCCAAGTCCCGGAACAGTCGCGTCGCCGAACAGGTCGCAGGCGCAGTAGACGCCGGCCGAAAGGTGTTGGTCTTGTCAGAGAGGGTACCGCACTGTTCTGAGCTACAGAGTGTGTTCCAAAGCATCGCAAAGAAGCGTCTCGGGACAGTTCCACCCTCCCTGGTCTACACCGGCAAGGTCGCCAAGGAAATGAAGGATGCTGAGCGGGGCGCGGCATTCGACCAAGCGCGGGTCCTCTTCGCCACAGCGCAGCTCGTGTCAGAGGGTTTCGACTACCCACCCCTGGATACGCTTTGCCTGGCCACCCCTATCTGGGATGCAGAGCAAGCGGTCGGGCGCATCCTCCGTCCGTACCCGAGCAAGAAGGACCCTATTGTCATCGACATCCGGGACGATAACGTGCCGATGTTCAAGCGCGCCGGGCTCAACAGAGAGAAGCTCTACACGCGCTTACAGGCTTGACTATTACAGGCTTGACTATCCTTCCCCTTAGCGTTAGGTTATGGCGTATGGGATCCTGGTCGTTCAAAGACTGGTACCGCCAGCACGGAGACGCGCTCAACAGCGGGCGTAGGTTTCGCTACCACCTCGATCCGAATTATCGAGAGCGGGTGCTGGAGCACAACCGCCAGAGCCGCACCCGAAAACGCGAAGAAACGCTCGAAGAGCGGCGGACAAAGCGCGTCGTGAAGTCGGCCAAGCCCACGCCGGCATACAAGACCGTCAAGCTCGACACAGGGGAGGAGGCTAGTTCCGTAGGGGCCTTGGCCCAAGCGCTGGATAGGTCCATTCAAACGGTGAGGGGGTGGGAGAAGAAGGGGTGGATCCCAGAGACCCCCCATCGGACCGCCCGAGGTGAACGGCTGTACACGAAAAAACAGATCGCCGACATCTGCAAAGACCTGGAAAAGGCTGGTCGGCTCGGGGAGGCTCGCAGCAGACCCGTCATGCGCACCGCCTATCAGGTACGTGAAAACGGTCAGTTTACCGAGATGGAGTTGTATCCGATCAGTGTGCTGGCCCAAGCGTGTGATCGGTCGATCGTGACGCTCGACGTCATGGAGTCCAAAGGTGCGTTGCCGTCGACCCCGCTGCGCTACGGCACCCTGGGACGGCGGTTGTTCAGTGGCCCCATGATAGAAGTCGTTCGCGAAGCGTTCATCCGCCAAGGTGGGGAAGTGCGCGGACAAGACGCTCAGACCGTGTTCCGCGAGGAGGTAGAGACGGGTTGGCAAGGTTTGGGTGTTTACGACGTCGAGGTCGTTGATCCCCAATAAGTTCACAAAGACAGATGCAGGGGAAGTCAAGATGCAGGAGAAAGAGGCCACGGTCAGCATGACCGCCCAGTTCAAGAAGTCGGGGGAAGATGTTGGGTCGCAGGAGAGCGAGCAGGAGACCCTTCACGTGGCTCGTTTTCCCGACGGGTCCAACCCGCCGAGGTCAAGTTTGCGGTCGGTCTGACGCTCAACGTAGGTAACTACGAGACTGTTCGGGTCGATGTCGGTGTCACCGTACCCTGCTACAAGGAGGAGCTGAACGACGCCTACGCCTTCGCGGAGGATTGGGTTGGCCAGCGCATCCAAGAGGCTCGGAATCGAGTGCGGGGTGGGAAGATGAAGAACGTGCTCGACGAGCCGTTCTGAGTGGTGTGAACGGATGCTCGGATCCTTGAAACTCCGAGACGCACATGAAGCGCACTGGGAGGGTTTTTGGCCCGCAAGAAGAAGTCCGACGACCGACCCGAGCCGAAGACCAAGCGGCGTGGTGTCAAACGGCTTATGGAGTCCAGCGAGGTCGCTGCTATCACAAAGCTGTACGGCAACGTTTTGCGTGCAGGTAACGAAGCGCCAAAGATCACAAGAATCTGTTCCGGCATCGCGCCGATGGACAAACATCTGGGAGGCGGGTGGGCCAAGGGTTACTTCCACACCCTCTTCGGAAAGAAATCTTGCGGCAAGACGACCACTCTCTTCCGCACGTACGGGATGGCACAGCTCACCTGTCGTACATGTGGGCAACTCACTGTGCTCGACCCTGGAAACTGCGCCTGCGGAAAGAAGAGCTTCGATCCGCATGTGTGCGCTCACATCCGCTTGGAGGAGTGGGATCCTGAGTGGGCCGGGCGTTTTTGCGACATCTCTGAGATCGCCCTTGCGGAGCCCGTCTACGCTGAAGAGGCGCTCGACATCGCTGAAGGACTCGTCCTCTCGGGAGAGGTCGATGTCATCGGCATCGACTCCATCGCCTTCCTCACACCGGTCAAAGAGATCCAAGACTCCGTCGCCAAAGAGAACCAAGCGCTCCAATCCCGAGCCCTCGGTAGAGGTATTCGAAAGATCAACAGCGCCATTACTGTCAGAAGGCGGGAAGATGGGCAACCCCCTACCGTATTCTTGACGAACCAGATCCGCATGAAGCTAGGGGTGATGTTTGGCTGTTTTCATTCGCAAACCCCTGTCATGTTTGCTGACGGGTCTGTTGTTCCCATCGTTGAGGTTGTTCGGCGTCGTCTTACAGGTCCTGTACTATCGTGGGACGGGGAAAGGATCGTCGAACGCCCCATCGTGGATTGGTACGAGAACGGAAAGTTGAGCGAAGACGAGCGTTGGTTGACTTTCCGTGTCGACGGATCTGGGGGAAGAAGAGGAGCACACGGATTCACGTGCACAGAGAACCACCTCCTCATTGGAGGGGGTGGTCAAGAAGTTAGAGCTTCTGAAGTTCGTCCTGGAGACACCCTTTTGTCTTGGTACGAGGCATCTCTTTCCCCTACTGTGCGTAGGATACCTATAGAGGTAAAAGTCCGCTCCATTCACCTATCGAAGAAGAAGCACCGCGATCGCCGGAAGTTTGATCTAAAGATCGAAGGAGACAGCTTCTACCTTGTGGGCGGGGACTCTCGTGGGATTGTGGTTCACAATTCCCCCGAAGTTCAGCCTGGAGGTCAGGCTCCGCAGTTTGCTGCTGGAACAGAAGTACGGTTTGGTTACGCAGAGTACAAGCAAGAAAAAGGGGATGATGAAGCGCCCGTCTATGCCGACTTCCACTATCGCATAGAGAAGAACAAGACGTCTGTTGCCAAGTACGAAGGTACGTTTCGGATGCTCACAGCTAACGGTGAGCACAAGAAAATGGGTGAGATCGCCGACGAGTCTTGGCTCCTCGACCAGTGCGAAAAGGTCGGCCTGCTAACCGGAGCTGGCGCTAGCTACACGATCTTTGGTGAGAAGTACGCCGGTAAGAAGCCCATCTTGCTGAAGATGATGACTGATCGGCGCTACTACTGGGAGGTCTACGACACGCTTTTCGAGTTGTTCGATCGGCTCGGGGAAGCGACAGACACCACAAACACAACAACGAGTTCCGATCAGAACGAAGACGACCTGGACATGAACGCGCCCCCGGATGCCTGAAAACGAACCACCAAAACCCGGCTGGTTGATCGGTGCTCCTTCGGGGGAAAGAACCCGCCGGTCGACCAAAGCTGAAAGACGTATCGCCGCTTCTCTCGGTGGGAAACGTATCCGACGATCTGGGGGCGCGGCGTGGTCCGCACAATCGAGCGTCACAGATCGCGCGGACATCAGAACGCCGTTGCTCCATGTCGAGCACAAGCGCACCGAGTGCAAGTCGCTCAGCTTGAAACGCGCGTGGCTTGACAAAGTCTCTCAAGGGGCAAAGCGAGCGGACAAAGACCCCGCTGTAGTCATCACCTTTGAGGAAGACGGACATCCGTCGGAAGACTGGATTCTAATACCCTTGTCTGTCGCGCAACGGGTTTTGGGTTTGACCACGGAGGAGGAGTGACTGACCACACGAACGTGGAGGCTCGTGCGATCCACAACGCCTCCTATGCGCGAAATCTGCGCCAGCAACGTTTGCTGGCCAGGGGTCTCAACTTCTACGTTGAGATCCGTGGAAACACGGTCGAATACGTGTGTATGTGCTGTGAAAATCCGGCACGTCTTGACAATGACTCCGGCTTACTGCTATGTGGTAACTGTACGACGTATCTTCCGTCGGAGGGTGCCAGGTCCCTCGCTACCCAGGCCCGGACAGCGCTGAGGGGTCTTGTGGATGAGATCGACAAGCTCCAGGGGAGGTCGTGGTTGTGGCGGATTTTCTTCAGTCGGTAGGCAGCGACTCGCTCGTGCGCCTCATCAACCGGCATCTCACTGAGCGTAGTGAGGAACCCCCGCCGTCGCTGGGGCGAGTGTACCGGGCTTCGGGGTTCCACTCCTTGTGCTTGCGTGAGGAGGTACTGGCGGCGCTGTTTCGGGTGACACGCACCAGCGAGATCGACACCGACCTCAGGCTGATCTTTGATCACGGAACGGCGTTGCACTACGCGCTCCAAGACCTGATCCTTCCGCAGGTACCAGGTCTCCTCCTCGGTCAGTGGCGATGCCGTGCGTGCGGCTCTCTGCATCGAAAAGATCAGACACTGCCTCGTGAGAAGAGTTGGGTCTACGGAGAGCCACCAAACGATTGGGAACCGCCGCCCTACGCGCCGTGGCGAGAGATCGTCACATTGCGTCCAGAGAGGTGTCTCTTCTGTGACGCTCCGGGCAACGTCCTATCCCATGAAGAGCTATTATTCCAAGACCCGGAGCTGAAGCTGTCGGGGCACTGCGACGGGGTGCTCGATATCCCAGGGCGTGACGGTTTGGGGATCCTCGAAGCCAAGAGCATCGGCAACATCTGGAAGGTCAAAAAGTCGCCGATGTTTGACCATGTAATCCAAGCGCACGTCTACATGATGTTCACGGGTCTTCAGTGGGCTGTCATCCTCTACTGGCACAAGGGGACAAACGGTATAAGCGCGTTTCAGGAGCACTTTGTCGATCGCGACGAGGAGACGATCGAGAACATTCGGGAGGCGGCTAGACGGCTCAATAGTGGGTTGCAAGCGGTTGCAGAAGCGCACCAAGCTATGGAAGAAGCGTCTGAGACGGAGAGCGCGGGTGCGCTTCCTGCGCTCGTGGGGTTGGGAGTCGTCCCGGAGCGCATTTGCGAGACTGCCGACTGCAAACGCGCTCTTGGTTGCCCTGTGAGCGACCAATGCTTTGGGGAAAGTTGAACGGATGCTCGGATCCTTGAAATTCCGAGAAGGGGAGGACGGTTGACGCGGCGTCACAAGAAGCCTTTGATGATCAACCCGGGAGCTTGTCGACCTCTCCCCCCGGAGAGTTTCTTCGTCGAGAAGCGCGAACCGCGCCCTACTTGTTCGGTCTGCCCTCGACCCGCCTTTTGGGAGGTTCCTCCTACGCCTGCGCAGGTTGTCGAGCAAGTGGAAGCCGGGAAGGCCGAGTTGGTACCGATGTGCTCGGTGTGCACGCTTCATTGCTCGGTGCTTTTTCGCGGTCATCGCACCAAGGTGAAGAACTTCATCAAGGATGTAGAGAGCGAGGTCGGGAAGATCTTCCGCAAGCGAGATGGTCAGCTAACGGAAGAAGCAGACGCGCAACGTGTTGTTGGTTCGGTGGTAGCCACCTCGATCGCTTTTTCTCGTCAAGATCGGCTGGTCGAACAGATCACTACCCGCGTCACCGAAGATGCCGGCAATATTCTTGATGAGGACAATCCGTGAGTCGTTCGGTAACGGTGCTTGGCCTCGATCTCGGACTAGCCAAGCTCGGCTGGTGTCGCTGCGATCTGTGGCCAGACCGTGTTGTGCCTGTAGCAATGGGTTGTGTCGAGACTAAGAAGAGCGACAAGAAACTGAAGTTTCTCTCAGGGGACGATGACTTCAGACGTACACGAGAAATCGCCAGCTTTCTCCTCCCGAAATTCGATGGCGTGGAGGTTGTTACGTTGGAGGGGGCTTCTTGGCCACGCAACAATCGAAGCTGTCAGCTCATTGGGCGTAGTTGGGGCATCATCGGTGCTTTGGTAACGGAGAATAATCTCCCGGTTAATCAAGTGAGCCCACAAGCGATCAAGAAGAAGCTGTGTGGCGCAAACAACGCCAGCAAAGACCAAGTGCAGACGGCACTAGACGAGATGTTTGAGTATCAACTTACCCCCCTCTTAGAGGGCTTACCCAAGGGTAAGTGGGAGCACCCGTACGATGCGCTAGGTAGCGTGGTAGCCAGTCTGGACAGTGACGTGATTCGCATGGCTCGCAAGATGGTTACGGGGAAGGGCTGATGAAAAATCTGTCGTGACTCCCTCAAGCGAGGGGTGTACGTCATCATGGAAACGGCTCTCGGATCTTTGAAATTCCGAGATGGGAGGTAACCGTGGCGCTGGAAGTGGTCGACGGCGGGAAGAAAAGCTCCAAGAGCACGAAAGGGTCGAAGGAGTGGGCTACCTACATCCGCAGGGAAGCTCGCAAACTCGCTCGGGACATGGACACCGGCTACATGCGGTTGGCCAAGTACCTGTGGGAGGTCTACGACACGCCCATCGACGGCAACCCCCTTCGCGCGGGTATTTACATGTCCTGGGGTTACAGCACTTTCACTGAGTACGCTCAGAAGGAGCTGGGGCTCAGCGGTCGTAAGGCGGAGTACCTCAAAGGGATCTGGTACAGGCTCTACGTCGAAGACGGCGGCATGAACCTACCCAAGGACTGGGAGGAGAGGCTCATCCAGCTCGGATACGCCAAGGTCCGCGAGTTGGTCCGAATCATGACGGCCGAGACGGCGCAGGATTGGATCCAAAAGGCGGAGAAGGTCAACTATGACTTCCTCATTGTCGAGATCACCGAGGCTTTCCAGAAGGTGACCGCCGAGTACAACCGCATCCGTGGGCAAGGTGGGTCTGCCAAAGAAGCGAAAGCCGCCCGAGAAGAGGCAAAGCAGGATGTGCTGCCAGATCCGAAGGTGTGCGTCCAGAAGACCTACTTCTTCTACGACGGCCAGCACGAGAACGTCGAGCAGGCTATCGAACGCGCAAGAGAGATCACCGGCTGGAAGAAAGGTAAGGCGAACGATGGTCAGCTACTCGACCTCGTCTGTACCGAGTTCCTCGCCACCAATGCCTTCGAGAAGCTAGACAAGGCTACGAAGATCGGCATGCTGCACAAGATCGGCATGTTCTTCGGGCTCAACCTCGTCGTCATCGACCCTTCCGCGCCGAGGGAAGAGAAGATCATCTACGGCTTCCAGCACCTCGAAGCCCTCAACAAGCTCGATCAAGACGACGAGGTTGAGGTTGAGGCGGCCGGTTGATGCGTAACGTCTCACAGTCCTTGGTCCTCAAGGAGGTCCAGACCGCTCGGGATATCCTGACCAAGTGGGTCGCTGCGCTCGCGGACGGCGTCCCTGGCGAAGACTACCAGGTGGACGGGTCTACGGGCCTCGACAACCCGGAAGCTCCGCGAAACCCGGCCGAGTTCTACGAGAAGCTCTCAGGAGAGCTTCTCCTCGTGTCGGGGAAGTGCGAAACACTTACGACCATCCTGAACGCCGATCTAGGCTGACAATCTGCGGACTAGATGGTAGAAACTGGTTATGAGCAAACCTGCCGGCGATCAAACGCTAGACCTCCGGTACGTCCCCGTTGAGCAGATTCGCCCGAACGATTGGAACCCCTACGAGGAGTCCAGCTCAACGTTTGAGGCGCTCTGTGATGAGATTCGCGAGCACGGTTTCATCGACCCCATCCATGTTGCCGGCACGCAAGGTGGGTTGTTTGTCATCCTGGGCGGGCAGCACCGCTGGATGGCGGCCAAGGAGGTGGGCCTAAAGACCATCCCCTGTATTGTCCTGGGCGATGCGTTTGATGACCAAGACCTCCAGAAGTTCATGACCTTCCGCCTCAACCTCAGAGGTAAGATCAACCCCGCCAAGTTTGCCCGTCTCTACGCCGACATGCGCCTCCGATACTCGGAGGACCAACTCAAGAAACTGTTGGCGTTCACAGACCAGGCTGCGTGGAAGGCGCTCACCAAGCAGGTCGCCAGTGGCGTCAAGAAAGCCTTGGGGGACGCGGGTAAAGGGGATGTCGGTTCAGCCATCGACAAGGCGATCCAGGGAGCCTCCCCAGGGTCGGACATCGGGAAGATCATCAACCACATCATGAAGAAGCATGGTGCCAGCTTGGCGCACGGTTTCATGGTGTTCAGCTTCGGCGGGCAAGAACAGATCTACATCGCCATGACCCCCGAGTCCCGCGAAGCAATGCACGAGCTGATCACCATCACCGAGGAGCGGATGACTAACATCAACCTCCTCATGGGGCCGATGTTGAGAGGATTCGTGGACCAGCTACGGGACCAGGAGGTCCCCCAAGAAGGGGAGGAAGAAGAGGCCGAGGCATGACAGAAGACCAGAGCAAGGGCGACAAGCTCTCCGTGAAGTTCCCTGTCCGCAAAGGTGATGGGAAGAGCCTCGGCGCGATGATCGATCGCGCGGAGATGGCTGCCAGGTGGACGCTTCCCCGCTCAGAGGAGGGAGGGGTACGCCACATCGAACTGGGTTTCGAGAAAGCGCCAGAGGGGGAAAGAGGACACGTAGTCATTACGCATCGTCATGAGAAAGAGGAGCCTCCCAACGAGGAAGACGTCCGAGGTGAGTGATGGTCTACACCGGTGAGTACACCTACGTCACGACGCCTGATCTGATCCCTCAGATCGCTCGTGAGGTGGAAGCTGCGCCGGTCATCGGCCTCGACATCGAGACGACAGCCTTCAAGGCGTTCGAGGGGCAGATCCGCCTCATCCAGGTGAGCACCGGTGAGAAGATCTACGTCGTCGACTGCTTCAAGGTTCCCAAAGAAGCCCTCAACCCCCTCATCCGCGCCATCGCCTCCCCCACCATCAAGGTCATCCAGAACGCTCGCTTCGAGCAAGCGTGGTTCCTCCACCACCACAACGTCGAGCTGTGGCCTGTCTTCGACCCGTTCCGCGCAAGCTCTCTCCTCTACAACGGGTGGGTGAATGTCTCCCACAACCTCGATGCCCTCTACAACCGTGAGCTGCAACCTCTCGGGTGCACCCCTTCCAAGGTTATGATGGGCGGCTCCGACTGGAGCGCCCCCGAGCTGAGCAAACGCCAGCTCGACTACGCCGCGGAGGACGTTGGTTGGTTGCATGAGCTACGCGACGTGCTCAAGCAGAAGCTTGTTGAAGCGGGGCTCATTCGGGTCGCGCTCATCGAGTTTGGAGCCTGTCTCCCCGAAGCGGCCATCGAGAACACCGGTTTTTTCCTCAACCGTCACAAGTGGGTTGCCCTGTACGAGAATAACTTTCTCAAGCGCAAAGCATGTCGTGATGCGCTGTTGAAGATCCTTCCCCACCCCTCCGGTATGCTCAGCCTCCCCGGCCTGGTCGCACCGTGGAACGTGGATTCCACACAGCAGATGGGCAAGGCGCTACGTAGCCTAGGGGTGAGAGTCCCGTCTCCCAGCGGACAGATTCAGCTCATCGGTGACACCTATACCGATCGCAAAACAGGCAAGACCAAGACCATCGGAACCAACGAGCTGCTCCTCGCTCAGGTGGCGGACAAGTACGATTGTATACCGCCTATCCTGGAGTACAGAGGGTACAATCAGCGGGTTAAGTCGTTCGGACCAGCGTACCTTGAACACATCAACTCTATTACTGGTAGGGTTCACACCCACTTCTTTCCGTTTACTGCTACTGGTCGCTACGCAACAAGCGCGCCCCAACTACATAACGTTCCTCGGGATGCTGCATACCGGGACTGTTTTGAAGCTGAACCAGGGAACATTCTCGTAGCCGCTGACTATAGCGGAATCGAGATGTGCATCGCTGCGGAGATATCCGGCGATGAGACACTCATCCGCGTCTTCCAGGAAGCGAAAGACGCGCATAGGTTCACAGCGTCGATTGTTAGTGGTAAACCAGAGGACCAGATTACCAAGGAAGAAAGGCAACAGGCAAAGCCCATCAACTTTGGACTGGTATTCGGAATGATGCCTGAGAAACTTGTCATTTACGCCAAGGCTAACTATGGCGTGAACATGACGCTTGCCCAGGCAAAGACCTTCCACAAGCGTTACTTCGGCGCCTATTCGGGGATAGCCTCCTGGCACGATTTCCAGCTACGCGAGGGCGCTCGTCTCGGAGAAGTGCGTACCCTATCAGGACGTCGCAGGTTCGTAAGCGAACACCAGCATAATGAGCTGCTGAATACCCCGATCCAAGGGACGGCCGCCGACGCTTTGAAATCCTCCCTTCGCAACGTTCACCTTCTTCTAAAGAAGTACGGAGGTGACGTAAAAGGTATTGTGCACCACGTCCACGATGAGATCACCGTCGAGTGCAAAGACGATCCAGAGCTGGTGGATGCAGTCAAGCAAGACCTTCAGGCGGGGATGAAGGAATCGATGGAGCAGTTTCTGAAGCGGGTTCCGGTTGTCGTGGACCCGGCGAGTGGTAAGACGTGGGCATCCGTCCACTGAGGAGTCCGGCGTGTACGTTCGTTTTCACAACCCCATCTACAAGTTCGGCGACGACGTCGCTTTTCACCTTCGGGAGGAGGATAACGATCCCTTCAAGGCGCTGGCGCGCTATGCCAAGCAACTCGAAACCGGCGCTGAGATGATCCGAAGAGCAGCAGCCCTTTTCGAGAGCGCCAAGGAGATCGAGCTGCACGCCGATACCCACTTCGTCGGAGCCGAGGTACCTGACGAGCTGGGCCAACAACTCATCGACGCCAACGTGGCGGAGCAAGAACCTCTCGACGAGGATGAGGACGGTAACCTCTAACAGACGACTCACCCCGGATGCAGGAGAAGACCATGGCGACACACCCCAAGGCGTCGCTGGAACACCCAGACGGCGCAAAGCGCACCATCCTGAGGTGGTCTGAGATTCAAGGGTGGGTGGCTGCTCAGATGAAAGACCTCACACCAGGACAGCTCTTCGTGGTTATGGAGCCCGAAGGTTCTCTCGTTACGGGTCTTCGAGAGTCGCCGCTTCACCGGGCGAATGCCGACCCCTACCAAGTGGAGGAGGGTGTGTGGGGCGTCGACGCAGACGACCTGCCGGTACAGATCCCAAACCTTCTGGTAAGTCCGGGTGCCCTGGCGCAGGTTTCTTGTCCCAGGTGTGGTCTTTACTGGACCCTCCCCGGTCGAGAGCTGGAGGGGAAGGCCGTGATGGGTACCGTTACCGCGACCCACCTACCTGAAAAATACTACGCAGCTACGATGCTTCACTGGCTTGCAGTACATGAGATCCACACCAAGGTGACCTGATGCTCTCCGATCGCTCCATCCGTCGCGCTCTTGAAGAGGGGAAGATCACTATCACCCCCTTCCGCTTCGGTTGCCTCGGTTCTAACTCCTACGACGTGCATCTTGGCGATAGGTTCCTTACCTATTCGGATCGATACCGCGACGTGCCCTTGGACGCCAAGAAAGATCACGAGATCGACGAGTGCCTTATCCCCGAGGAAGGGTACGTCCTTCGGCCAGGGCGGCTCTACCTGGCCGTCACCGAGGAGCACACCAAGTGCTCCAGACAGATCGTGCCTTTTCTGGAAGGTAAGTCCTCTCTGGGTCGACTGGGCATCCGTATCCACGCTACGGCCGGCAAGGGAGACGCAGGTTTCGTAGGGCACTGGACGTTGGAGATCGACGTCGTTCAGCCGGTCAGGGTCTACGCGGGCATGCCGATAGGGCAGCTCATCTTTTGGCGAACAGAAGGGCTCGTCGACAAGCCCTACGACCAGAAGAACACCGCCAAGTACAACAACCATCGCGCTGTTCCGATGCGGTCGCTCATGTTCCGAAATTGGGATGAGAAGCGACAGAGCTGGCTCCCAGAGGAACCGGAGTCCCCCGCTTTGGGACCAGAGCGCCCCGCTTGACCATTGCGACATGCTAGAGTCAGCGTATGGACGAGCCTGGTTCGGATGTCATCCCGTTTCCGGTGAGGGGCACCCCGCCCAAAAGCCGGGCGCCGCGCTTTCAACGATTCAGGGCGCTGGATTGTTTTGAGGAGGCGCACCAGATGCTGCTGGACGGGTTGCCGCCGCAACACGTAGCCGATTTCATCCAGGAGGAGTGTCAGGAGTACACGGACGTTACTAGAGAGTCTTTGGGCGTTATTCTTTGCGGCTACCGAGGGGAACTTCCGTTGGAGGACAAAGTCCCGGTGCTGCCGCAGCATCTCCAGAGGAGCATCGCCAAAGCGCGCAAAGGGCTGCACGAGCTAAACGAGATGGAAGACCTCTACCGGCTCCAGCGCGCGCGGGTAGACATCGACGCCGAGTTGGAGCGGAACATCAACAAGCTCCTGCCCACCACCGCCCAGGAAGTGCGTGTGGCGTTGGACATCCTCGACAAGAGCGCGCGCATCAAGCTCGATCTTGGCATCGCCAAGGCGGTCTATGGCGGCAAAGAAGAGTCCGACCCAATCGAGAATCTCACCGCCCGTGTAGAGGACGAAGGCGTACGCAAGGTGTTGGAGAACCCGGAGAGTCGCCTCCGGCTCATGGGTTTGGCCGACAAACTGGTGTCTTTAGCCGGCGAGAAGAAGATCGACGGTATCATCGACGCCGAGTACAGCGACGCGAAGGGTCCTCCGTCGCCAGAAGAGGTTGATCCGCTGTCCGAAGATGTTGACGGGTAAACCCCCATGATCCGCGAAGAGAACGGCCGGACCTTCTCTGTTCGGACACCGGACGAGCTGGAAGCCCTACTCCGCAAGGACATCGACGCACTATCCCCAGACGAGAAGAAGGCGCTGCTCCTTCTCATCCAAGAGCTGCGCTCAGGCACCGCTCCCGGACCAGGGTCCCTCTTCCAGACGCTCAGAGAAGCAGACTACAAGCACAAGCCCGTGGACATGGAGACCTTCGTAAAAGACCCGTACTTCCTCGGCAACACGTGCGAGAATATCTACCCAAAGCTGCTCGAAGACCTTAAGGAAATGTTCCAAGGGGACTACGAAGAGGTAGTCTTGACGGGCAGCATCGGATATGGTAAAACCTACCTGGGGTCGATAGGTCTGTGCAGGATCCTCTACGAAATCTCTTGCATGAAGGACCCCCAGAAGTCCTTCGGGCTGTCCCCTGGTTCCATCATCGGTCTGGTGGTTCTGTCCATCACCGAGAAACTCGCCATGAAGGCGGCGTTCGAGAACGTCACCTCTAAGATTCAGGCAAGCCAGTATTTCGTCAAGTATTTCCCCTTCTCGCCTACCAAGCAAGAGATACGATTTCCTCACAAGGTGTGGGTAGCCCCAAGAGCTACAAATGACACGTCGGCTCTTGGCTTGAATGTTATTGCATTTATGCTCGATGAGAGCAATTTTTTACCGAAGAACCGGAAGAACTCCGCGCATGAGGTGTACTCTGACATGGCGGAATCGATCTATGCGACCCTCAAGCGTCGCATCAAGTCCCGCTTTGACCGCCGCGGAAGGGTGCCTGGGATCATGTTCGTGATCTCATCAAAGCAGACCAGCGAGGACTTCACGGCCAAGCGCGTCGCCGCATCCCTAGACGACCCAAAGGTCTTTGTGCGCGACTACGCGATCTGGGACGTCAAGCCGGACGAATACTTCGGGGTGAGGAAGTTCCCGGTGCTGGTCGGGAATGAGAAGATCCCTTCCAAGCTCCTCATCGAAGAAGACGCGCAGCAGCTCCGCCACAACCTTCCTGAAGGGGCTGTACTGATCGATGTTCCGGAGGAGTTCCGGCGGGACTTCGAGACGGACCTTGAGGGCAGCATAAGGGACGTCGCCGGGCTCGCGACCGTTTCGATCCGTCCGTTCATTGGGCAACGAGACAAGATTTTCGAGGCGGTCGCTGAGGACCAACGCCGGTTCAAGGGACGTAAGCACCCCTTCACCGTCACAGAGTGGTGCCCAGGAGAGGGGCCGAGCGGTAAGCTCATCCCCGAGCGCCTCGTTCACAACGTCCAAGAGCGGTTACCCGATGGTCAGGTGGTCACAACCACCCGGCCAATCCTTTCCCCTACCGCGTTGCGTCATGCGCGGTTCGACGTGTCCTTGCGGCAGGACGCCACTGGCTTCTGTTTGGCTCACGTGGCGGGGTTCAAGGACGTCCAGCGCCGAGATGCTGCTGGTAATCTCTACCGGGAGCGCGCCCCTGTTGTCGTGGTCGACTTTCTGCTCCGCGTTGTTCCTCCGTCGGGCGGGGAGTTGATGCTCGCAGACAACCGCCGGCTGTTGTACGAGCTGAGCCAGATGGGTTTTAGCGTATCGAAGGTGACCCTAGATCAGTTTCAGTCCGTGGATACAATTCAGACCCTCAAGCGCAACGGTTTCAACGCCGAGCTGCTTTCGGTGGACATGACCACCGAGCCCTACGACGAGCTGCGCAACGCGCTCTATGAAGGGCGCCTCCTCTTCTACGAGTACCAACCACTGATCGACGAACTGAAGAAGCTCCAACGGAACATCGTGGGGTCGATCCGAAAGAAAGCTAAGATCGACCACCCGTCCGGCAAAGGGCACAGCAAGGACGTCTCGGATGCGCTTGCAGGGGTTGTCCACACGCTGACGGAAGCCAGCGCTATGCAGGCGATGCCTATATTCCAAGACGGGGTACAACCAGAAGACCCCTGGATGGATGAGCAGAGACGTGCCATGGTGCCCGGAGCTGGGCAGAATTTGCCGTTGTCGGATTACCGCCCAGCGTCAGGAGGGGTAGGACTGCCCATCCTGACGAACTGGGGCGGCGATGGTTGGGACCCAACAGGCGGAGACGGTTGGGAAAACTGGTAGGCTCTGACCCGCCCGTACGGGCGGATTGAGCCTATGCGTCGTGGGCGGAGAACGTGGCAGGACTTTTTGAAGGTTTCGTAAACGGAGTGGCAAATCGTGTCCGCCGGTCGTGGCGGAACGATCCTGAGCAAGCTCCGGTCGAAATTGCCAAGGGGGACGTCTTCCCCCGAGGTCGTCCTGCGGACCTTTTCTCTATCCACGGCTACGACACTGTTTCACAGTATCTTAAGCTCGATCAAGACCTCGTTTCACGATACATTGATTACGAAGAGATGGACGACTACGGCGAAATAGCTTGTCTATGCGGAACTTCTAGAGTCTACACGGTGCTGCCAGAAGGCACTGGTTATCGCACCATCGAGGAGTTGCTTCGATGGCGGTCTGAGAATCCAGATCAGAAGTTCTACGTGTTAGCGGCTGATCTGAGGCGCCAGAGAGTAGTCCCAGCCGAAGCTGTAGGTCCGACGAAAACCGGCAGTCGCGTACCGGTTTTCAAGGTCACGTTCGAGGAGTACCGGGCGCAGCCCGGAAAGGAAAAGAGGCGCTGGTCGATCAGATGCACGGCTAACCATCTCTTCATGCTTAGGGATGGCAGTTACAAGACCGCAGGGGCGCTTGAGCCTAAGGAACGGTTGATGCCGCTCTCGGCTCGCGTAGAGAAGAACGGCTACCTGATGGTCACGGATCCTTGGGGGAAGGGTCGACTCCGCAGAGAGTACCTGCATCGGCGGATGGCTGAGGAGGTTCTACTGAGCGGACCGATTCCGGAAGGTTTTGTTGTCCATCACAGAGACGGAGACAAGACAAACCCTCATCCTGGTAACCTCTCCGTTGAGACGCGAGCAGAGCATTCCCGCATACACGAGATAACCAAGCGCCCGGAAGTCCGCGCTAAGATCCGAGAAGCTGCCAAAAAACGCTGGAACAACCCTCGTGAGAAATTGAAGTGGGTTCGCGCACAGCAGCGGTCTACGAGCCTTCCAGACGTTTCCTGCAACAACCCGCCACCGACAGGATGTCTGTCCGAAGCGCACCGTCAGGCGATTGCGCAAAGCCATACTATTCCGCTGGCACGAGACTCAGTGGAAGCGGCTGTCAGGGCGTCATCCTCGCTTTCGGAAGCGGCGCGTAACCTGAATGTAAGTTGGAATACTCTTGTTCGACGTATGCAGCAGTACGGCTTAGGTCGCTATATGCTTGGATCGTCGCTTACCGGTCCGAAAGAAGGGGAAGACGACTACAACAACCACATGGTGGTACGTGTAGAGCCCGACGGTGTCGAGGATGTGTACGATATCGAGGTACCGGTCTACCAGAATTTCGCCTGTGAGGGGGTGTTTGTACACAACTCCGCGATCGATATTTACGCCGATGATGTAACACAACCCGACACACAGCTCAAGCGATCGCTCTGGATAACCTCTCCTGATCGAACAGTCCAAGAGATTGTTGACGACCTCTACTTCAAGACTTTGAGGTACGAAGACGAGATATGGTCCATCGCTCGTACAGCTTGCAAGTACGGATCGAACTTTGAGGAGATACTTGTTACCCAGAATGGGGTAGAAGGTATCAACTACCTCCCACCTGCGACCATGCGGCGAATCGAAGGCCCTAAAGGGCAGCTTCTAGGATTCATCCAAGACTTCAAGGGGCGGTTTGACTTCACGCCCGAGGATTACCGCAAGCTCCTCGTCAACCGATACGGCCAGAACGCGACCTCCCTCCCCGGCGGCGGCCAAGATGGTTTTTCTGACACCTCGAATCTTGCATCGCAGGACACGGGTCCAAACCCGGTGTTCGAGGATTGGGAGATCGCTCACTTCCGACTGCACAGCAAGTTCAGGCGCTCTGTTTACGGGCACTGTCTCGCGGGGGGTTCGCAAGTTTGGACGACGGAAGGGCCGAGGCCGATATCCGACATCCAACCAGGCCAGCGCGTTCTTTTGCGGCACGCAGGAAAGCTCCGAACGACGAGGGTGCTTGACCATGTCTGCTCTGGGACGAAGACCGTCTATCGGGTTCGTACGAAGCACCGAGAGCTTTGCCTTACAGCGGAGCACCCTCTTTTAGCAGTAGGGAAGGGTAGGGGGGGACGAAACGCTTGGAAACCGCTGTGCGAGCTACAGGAGGGGGATCGGATCGTTATCACCACCCGAATGCCGGATACGAACCCGCCGCCGCCGCTTGGGTTACACCTACGTGAGATAGAGGAGGAGGGTCCTGTACGACTCACGGAGCGCGGCGCTAGCGCGCTTAGGGCGGCGTCCCGTATAGGGCGGTATACGCCCAAGGATGAGGGTCTCCGGCCCCTAGCCGCTAAGTTGGGTATCGCTCGCGGAACTTTGGAAAGTTTGCTTAAAGGACAGTCATCGGTTCCGTTGCCCGTACTGCGTGATCTCTTTTGTGAGGTGAAAGTGCCGTTTTTCTACGGTGCTTTTGAACCCAAGATAGAGGATGAGAGGATCACTCTCCCTGATTTTGTTACGCCTGATTTTGCTCGGTTGTGGGGGTTTCTCCTAGGAGACGGGTGGATTACAGACGGGCAAGTGTACTTCGCTCGCGGGGAATACCCCGATCGTAACTCTTTTTACGAGGGACTCCTCGCAAGCACTGGACTACCTGTTAGCACCTTGCCGGATGAGACCCAGAGCTACGTCTCAAGCCAAGCGCTTGCGGCACTTTTCCGCAAACTCGGTTGGGTAGACGGCGGGGCACACGCGAAGCGTCTTCCGTATTGGGTTTTTGGGGCTCCCGAAGAAATCCGGCTCGCGCTCCTGCACGGTTTCATGGATGCGGATGGTTGGGACACACGCAGCCATAAAGACCACCACATCGAGCTTTGTAACAGAGACTTGGTGCGAGATATAAAGACGCTGGTCGACGGGTTGGGCTGGAAATCCGGGCGCATCCGGGAGCGAGAGCCGCGAGATAACCCCATCGCTACCCATCCAACGACGGACGTCATTCATTCCGGTCGTCAGTACCTCCTCACCTTCAATGAGACGCCTATCGCCGAGGGAGCTGATTTTGCTGAGGAGAAGATACTCTCAATTGAAATGCAAGGGGAGGAACCGGTCTACGACATCGAAGTAGCCGATCCGGAACACAACTTTGTGGCTGACGGTGTTGTGGTTCACAACTCGGTCCTGGAGTCCGCTCGCTGGCTCTACAAACGCCTGATTTTGTTAGAAGACTCCATGCTTGTGTACCGTCTACGACGGTCGCCGGAGCGACGGGTCTTCTATGTGGACGTTGGGGACCTCCCTCCAAGGGAGGCTATGGCTCACGTCAATAACGTACGCCAGCAGCACCGCAAGAAGAAGTTCTTCAACGCAGGCACCGGAAAGCTGGATGTTAGATACAACGCTTTTGGCCAAGACGAAGATTTCTACGTGCCTGTTAGAAAGGGTCAGGAAGGCTCTAGAATAGAGGTACTTCAAGGACCGCAGTGGCAAGCGATTGATGATGTTGACTACTTTAAGAATAAGCTATGGGCATCAATCAAGATCCCCAAGGCGTACCTTGGTCAGGAAGAGGGTGTAGTCCGGAACATCCTATCCAGCCAGGATGTGCGCTTCGCGCGCACGGTTCTCAGGGTGCAGCGGCAGATCATCAACGGTACGCACAAGATCGGTCGCGTACACCTGGCGGCGTTGGGCATCGACCCTGCGCAGGCACCCTTCACTACTCACATGACCGTCCCGTCAGCTATTTTCGAGCTGGCGCAGGTGGAGGTGATGAACGCGCGGGCCGACCTGGCGGGGCGGATGAGGGAGTTTGTGTCCGCCTACTGGATACTGTCCACGATTTTTGGGATGAACGACGACGCCATTCAAACCATCATGAAGCAGCGGGAACAAGAGGCCGAATCCCAAGCACGGCAAGAGGCTAAGGCAGCGCAGATTCAAGCCCAGGCGACAGAACCTGCACCGGAAGGGGTTCCGGAGTCTACTCGTGCGTCCCGTGGGAAGTACGTTTCAGACAGAGTTTCTGGTAGCTTGCCCCCTTCTAAGGGTAGTGGTATATCGGAACGACAGCTATTTGCGGGCGACCGTGAAGCGGAGAAGAGGGCTAGCGAAAAGCTCGATCGCTTGTTGAAAAACGACAAGGACTTGGCCCGCCGTCTTGAAGAACTACGGCACCTGACGCAGGAGATAAGCGTAAGGAGAGGCACCTGACGCAGGAGAAAAGGATGCTCGGACCCTTGAAATTCCGAGACTCGCCCAAACACCTATGACCAGCTTACTCGCCACCGAAGACATCAGGAAGCTCAGCAACGGGAGTTTTGAGCACCTCATTGCGCGGCTTGTGGAGGCTGTGCAGGAATCCTCGCCCCGGTTGTTTGGTGAGCGGGTAGAAACACGGGTGGTGGCAACCTTCCCTGGTCACGCCATCGTTCTCTCGGCTTCGTCGAAGGCTGTCAGGGTGCGCTTTGATGAGGACAGCAATGGTGATTTGCGGATCACAGGGCACGAGCAGGTACCGCTGAAGGTTTACTCCGAGGAGAACCTTGAGGCGTTTGTACAGGAGGAAGCTGAGCAGGTTGTGAAGGGCTTGCTCAGCGGTGACCCAGATGCTGCTCTTCGGCTCGCTTCCCTGGTAGAGTCTGTTCGACCAGCAAAACAGGATGTGGCCGCAGTGGTTCTCAAGGCGAAGGCCGAGATCCTCCAGCGGTCGGACTTCCGCTCCCTGTGGGTTGAGCACGAAAACACGCTGAAGCGGGCCTGTTGGCATAAAGGGCTCAAAGAGATCGAGGAGCGTCAGCTCCAAAAGCTAGACGAGAACATCGTCGGCGATGATGACCGAATGCAGGTCGTTACCGATCTTGAAGACCTGGTGCGCATGCTTAGGGATGAGCGCAACAAGCTCAACAGCTTCGACTTTGGGGATGCGAGGCCGCTCGGTTCTTTGGAATTCCGAGATGGCGCTGATAGCCTCGCGGACAGGGTCCAAGTGGAGTTGTCCGAGCACCTAGAGACGGTCAGTACCGCTGCGGAGAAGGTGCTCACAATCCAACAGGACGCGAGCGTCAACACACTTGCCGATTTTCGCAACGTTCTGTCGGAAGTTCTCTTTCCAATCTCTGTGGCGCGGTGTTTTGTAGAAGCTGCTGCCCAAGCCGACGTGAGTCCGGAGGATTCGCCGTGACCCAGCCCAAGCTCTCTTCTCTTGCCGAAGACTTCGCCCTCATCGGGTTGGTACGCGATGATGAAAGGGTGCAGCGAATCGTCAACCCCCCGCCGTCTGCTCCTATCGTGGAGGACTCCACTCGTCAGGAAGACCCTCACCCAGCAGAAGTGGTCGATCTGGACGTGGCGCGCGTCGCGGCGGAGATCTCCCGGCTTCTCGACCAAGCAGATCTGGACGACGACCAGTTGGCGGACTTGTCTGAGCAAGCCGCACGTATTATGCGACAGGAGCGCGGCGCTGAGATTCGTCGTGAACGACGTCTCGCCCGTCGCAAGTACCGCCGTGTCAAGGCCGTCAAGAAGCGCATGGTCAAGAAGTGGCGCCGATCGGCCGCGGGCCGACGCTTCAAGCGCCTCTACAAGCGAGCGCAGTCCCGCCTCGGCCACCTGCGCAAGTCAGGTGTCAAGCGCATCACGTTGCGCCGTCCGTCGCCTGCACAGGAAGGGGTGGAGGCGGATGCGCTGACGGCGTTGATCGCCGATCTCAACGATCTGATGGAGGCAGCCGGTAAGGTCTCGCTCGCGCCCAAGGTGTTGGAGAACACGCAGGCGTTCGCGTCGCTCTCGCTGGCTGCCAACGATCTTGCCCATCAACTCGTCCCGGTCGAGGAGACCCTCGCCGAGATGGTCGAGGCAGACCTCTTCGATGAGGAGGGGGATGACGAGATCCGCGAAGGCGTCATCGAGTTCTGCCAGGCCGTCAACGCCCTGGCCGAGACCGCTGCTGACTATGCAGAGACGTTGCATGAGTACGAGTTGGGCGACACCGACGCGGCGGAATTTGAAGAGGACTTCAAGCTCTTCTTCAGCACGTTTCTGGAGATGTTGGAGATTTACGACGACCTCATCGAAGACGTGAGCCTCTTCGCCGACTCGGAGGAGGAGGACCAGGTTGAGGGTTCAGACCTGGCTGTCATCGCGCTTGCCGCAAGCGCGCTCGAAGGACTGTCGGACGATGACGCTTTGGCCCTCATGAAGGGCGTCGCCGTCAAGCTGGAGTCGCTCTCCGATGACGACATCCCGGCATACGTGAGGGGTCTTAAGAACAAGCTCGTCGGCATGGCGACCATGTCCGAGGATGACACCCTGGACGCTGTGCAAGGTATGGTTGAGATGGGTGTGAAGCTCGCCAACATGCCCGGCGATGAGGCGATGAAGGTCGTCAAGGGGATGAAGGCCGCAAAGAAGAACGGCTACAAGAAGGAATCCATCGACGACAACGACATCACCTTTCTCGCAGCCTGCTACGAGCACCTTCTCCCCGAGGAGGCCGTCATGGAAGCTGAGAAGGCCCCTTTTGGGTTGAAAGGACGCTCGGATCCTTGGAATTCCGAGACGGGAAAGGGGGGTCGCTTCGCCGCCCTGGCGAAGGAGTTGGAGAAGCGCCCCGACATCCAAGATCCCAAAGCGGTGGCGGCGGCCATCGGACAGAAGAAGTACGGCGCCAAGAAGATGGCCCAGTGGGCTGCGAAAGAGAAGGGCAAGCCAGGACCGCAGTGATCCACGAGGGTTATGGTGGTCATCGAAAGCGACGGACCGCCTACCGTAGTACCTGGCGGGAGATTCTTGGAGTCAGCGACCTGATGACGGGGCTCAAACCGAAGAAGCGCGAAGTCAAGAAGAAGCCCAGCATCCTCGATCGAGGTCCCTTCAAAGCCAAGTTCTGGAAACGAGAACGATGAGTACACCCCCTACCCCAGCCAAAAAAATCGGTCGCGCCCTCTTGGAGGACACGCAGGGACAGGTGGGTCTCATCGAAGGGGTCTACTACCCGTCGACACCTCTGGTCGTTGAAGAGCGTGAAGTCGTAGAGGGTGCGCCGAAGAAGTGGATCCTTAAGGGTGAGTTCGGTCGCGCTGATCGGGCCACCGAAAACAAGCGCCTATACCCGCGCAATCTCGTAGCGGAGGAGCTGAAGCGCCTCCAACCTCTGATTGAACAGCGTCGTGTATTCGGGGAAGCCGACCATCCGTTGGATGGTCGTACAAGCCTCAACCGTATTTCTCACGTTATCACAAAGTTGGACCTTCAACCTGATGGTGTGATGTACGGTGAAGCAGAGATTCTCAACACCGCGCGCGGACAGAACCTCAAAGCCATCGTCGAAGCAGGTTGTCAGGTCGGTGTTTCTTCCAGAGGCTTCGGCGCAACACGGACCAACGCGCAAGGTGAATCTGTAGTCCAACCCGGCTTCCGGTTGGTCACCTTCGACGCCGTCGCCGATCCAGCAGACCGCGATGCGTGGCCAGAATCCTTCCAAGAGAACAAGGGGAACCTGAGTATGGAGATCCAAGACCTCACCGAGGAGCAGCTCAAGGAACAGCATCCCGAGCTGTTTGAAGCCATCTCGGCCCAGGCGACCCGAGAGATGCAAGAGCAGCTCGCCGAAAAAGATGCCCTACTCGCCAAGCTCACCGAGGATGCCGAGAAGCGCGTCCTCCAAGCCGAAGAGGCCGGGCGCGAAAAGGGCAAGGACGAGGCGGTCAAACAGGTCACCGAGAAGGTGACCCAGCAGATCGTCGACGCCAAAGAGCAGATTGCCGAGCAGGTTCGTGGTGACATGCTCTCCGATCCGAAGTTGGCTGGCGCGATGAAGGCGGTCGAACAGATCAAGACCGTCATCCGACCCTACGTCCTCTCCGAGGATGAGGAATCGGTCGTCGCCAAGCTCGAAGACCGCATCGACAAGCTGGAAGGCCAGCTCGCGACCGAGCGCAGCTCCTTTTCCAAGGAGAAGGTCCAGCTCGAAGACCAGGTCAACAAGCTCGCAGCGATGGCCAAGAAGGCAGGCTACCGCTTCTATCTGGAGCAACAGCTTCAAGGGAGCGCCGACGCCGATCTGATCCGCAGCATCGTCGGTGACGTGGCGAGCTACGGATCTGTTGAAGAGATCGCCACCAAGGTCTCCGCTGTCCAAGAAGAGCTGGATCGCCGCGCGGCCGAGAAGAAGGCACAAGAGGACGCGCGGCAGAAGGAGATGAACAAGGTCAAGTCTGAGTCCGATCGGCGAGTTCAGGCCCTCGAAACGCAGATGACCCAGCTCAAAGAGGCGTTGGAGAAGTCGGTAACTCTCAACAAGGCCCAAGCGATCGACGCCTACATCGCCGAGCGACTTCGTCACCACCCCCGCCGTGCGGAGATGGTCAGCCACTTCGAGGAGAACCCGCCGACCAACCGAGCGGAAGTGGATCAGGTGTTGGACCAGTTCCGCCGCCCGATGTCCGAATCGGACCAGGTCGATGCCATCCGTGCCCGTGTGCGCGCTTTGGCAGGCTCCAACTCCGTCAGCCATGTCGAGCCGGCGCCCCAACTGCCCCAATCCGCCCGTACGGGCGGATTGGACTACGACATTTCCAACCCGAACGAACCGGTGATGGAAGCTCACGCAAGCAGCGACGCTCGATCCGGGGCGAGTTACAACGGCACCGGCCTTTCTCTCGATGAAATCAAGCGACTGTCGGCCTCGTAGCAGGCCACCCCCGGGAGATCCCCTCCCACAAAAACCCCTCTGAGGAGTAGAAACAATGGAAGCGCGACAGATGGTCGAAGGCGTCCCGGGGGAGGATCGTCAGGGTACGGTCCTCGCACGGGGCTACGTGAATCAGTGCATCAACAAGTGGGGAGCGCTGCTGGAGGGCATCCCGGATCGCAGCGAGCAGCAGCGGTACGTGCTCGGCCTCACCGCGATGCTCATGGAGAACCAGTCCCAGCACCTCCGCGGCGTCGATGCACAGACCATGCGCCTGATCGACGAGGAGACGCGCGGTGGCAACGTCGGCCCGTTCACCAAGTACATCTTCCCGATCTTGCGGAGGGTGTTTCCCAACCTCATCGCGCACGAGCTGGTGTCTGTCCAACCAATGACTGCGCCGATCGGCGCCGTCTTCTTCCTGGACTACATCTACGGCACGACCAAGGGGTCGACGACCGCAGGTAACGTCTTCCCACGCGACTTCAACCGCGACTACTCGTCCGAGTTCATCGACGGTGAAATCGCCGCGGTGGGGGACGGCGCAGCCTTCGGTGGTGTGGGCACCGGTCTGGACGTCAACCTCGGCTTCACGCCGGTCCGTCCGCTCAACGCAGAGCGCGGCTTCTCGGTCACCGTCCGCGAGCTGGATTCGGCGGGCGCGACTGTGCAGGAAGCAGTGGACAACGGCGCGGGTGGGTTCACGGGCGACGTGACCGCCGGTTCGCTCAACTACGCCAACGGCTCGCTCACCGGGTTCCTGTTCACGGTTGCGCCGGTAGCGGGCAACTCGATCAAGGTGTTCTACTTCTACGACGGCGAGCTGAACACCAAGATCCCGCAGGTGAACCTGGACGTCCGCAAGGCGCCCGTCGAAGCGGTCCCGCGCCGCCTCAAGGCGTTGTGGAGCAGTGAGGCTGCGGAAGACCTCCGGGCCTTCCACGGCATCGATGCGGAGACCGAGTTGGTCTCGGCGGTGGCGCAAGAGATCTCCTTGGAGATTGACCGCGAGATCATCCAGGAGCTGTTCCAGAACAGCACCGGGACCACCGGCGTCTTCGACCGCGCCGTACCCGCTGGCATCACTGAGCACGACCACCTGCGATCCATGATCACGGTCATCTCGACCGTGGCCAACACCATCCACAAGAAGACCCTGCGGCAGCCGGCGAACTTCATCGTGACCTCGCCCGAGGTCTCGGCCCTGTTCGCCCAACTCACCACGCACGGCGACTTCAAGCCCCTGTACTCAGCAGGCATGGCCATCGACGCTCCGGTCGATCTGCCGCGCCCCATGGGTACCCACGGTCAGTTCGGCATCTACCGGACCGGCACCATGATGAACAAGTGGCGCGTCTACGAGGACCCGTTCTTCAGCACCGACCAGATGCTGGTGGGGCTCAAGGGCATGCACTTCCTGGAAGCCGGCTTCGTGTGGGCGCCCTACATCCCGCTCCAGGTCACCCCAACATTCCTGGATCCGAGTGACTTCAGCTTCAGGAAGGGTCTGCGGACCCGGTACGCGAAGAAGCTCCTCCGCCCTGACTACTACGGTCAGATCAGGGTGCAAAATCTCTAGCCGCGCTAGAGATAGCTTGAGAAAAGGGCGGCCTAAGGTCGCCCTTTTCTTTACGTTCTTCTTCTGATGTACTACTATGCCCGACTATGGGAAGGCCAAAAGGACGTAAAGACCTCAAACCACGAGGTCGTATCCACTCGGCCCAGGCCGTGGTTGACCGCTATACGCAGGCCCTTGCTGAAGGAAAAAACCTGACCCAGGCGCAACTTGCGGCCGAGTTTGGGGTAAGCCAAGGGCGTGTGAGTCAGATATTACGGGAGCGAGGCGTCCGAACGCGTTCTCATCGCGAAGCGAGTCCGCCAACTTTTGACACAGACGCCGCGGTCGAGATGTACTTCGCAAACGAGAAAATGACCATGGCGGAGGTGGGGGCGATCTTTGGGGTCTCGTTCGGCCGGATCCAAGAAGCCGTCCGACGCAGCGGACGAGAAGCGAAACCCGATCGGGTGTACGCAAAGTATACCGAGTGCGATCGGGACTTCTTTCGCACCCCTACCCCAGTTTCTGCGTACTTCGCCGGCTTCGTGGCAGCCGATGGGTGTGTCCCGCAAAATCGTAGATCTGTAGCCTTTGGAGTACACCCAAAGGACCGCTGCATTCTCGAAAGTCTCAAGCTGTTCGCTACCCTAGACCAGCCCATAAGGGACAAACCCAACAACACAGGTCGTGTGTATAGCTGGTTGGATGTGTGTAGTGTCGATTGGGTAGAGGCCCTGGAAAGGTACTACAGCATAACCCCGGCAAAATCTCTAACACTGAAGCCGCCAAAGATTCGAGACGATACTCTGTTATGGCACTTTCTCCGGGGTTGCTTTGATGGGGACGGTCACGCTAACAAACGTGGTAACTCATTGGCGTTTACATCTGGGTCTCCTTTCTTCTTAGACTGGCTGCTTGACTTCATCGGCGAGAAACCAGGGCATATTCAGGAAGTCGAGTGGGAGACCGACGACAGAGAACGTTATATCAGTGCCCGCACCGTGTGGTTCAATGGTGACGCTCGTGACCTTGTTGCTCGTAGGCTCTATACGGGCACCGCTCCCGGATTGCGGCTAGAGCGTAAATTCTTGCGCCTCAAGCGCCGAAAGGGTTCTGTCCTCGCCAATGTGGTTTGAAGTAGTAGGCGGTTGGTTCTTCGTTCTCCCCGCGCTACTCTGTTTCCCAGCCCCAGGATGTCGGACCAAGGAGCCTCCTCATGCCCACCCCCGAAGAGATCGAGCGCGAGCTGAACGCCATCGGCGCCCTGAACGCGCCCTCCCTGGGCGAGGCCGCGAAGATGCGTAGCAAGACGCCGCCCGCTCCTCTCCCCGATGAAGACCGCCAACTCGTCCGACAAGTGGCGCTTCGCATCCAGCAGAAGGTACTCTTCATCGAGGGCCAACTCGCAGAACTGAAGGCCCTCGCCCAGGGCTTGGAAGACCTGGCCGCTGTTCCCCACGAGAAACAGGAGACATCGTCAAATGGAACATCAGTACACCAAGAATCCTGACGTCCAGCAGGCGTTTGTCCCCGGCTACGGTCGCGTCCGAGACGGCGCCGTGCTCATTGGCGAGCAGTGGGCGAAGTTCGCGACTCCGGCCGGTGGAAAGCTCCTCGTGCCGTTCACACCGCCCGCTCCGTCCATCGTGCGTGTGATCCCTGCGCTGTCACCTCCTGCGAAGAAGACCGAGCCCGACCTGGCTGCGTCATCTACCCCCTCCGCGACCCCTGTGCCGCCCCAAGAAGACCCGGTCACGCAGACGCGCGAGGAAGAGAAGGCAGCGGGTGACGCAGAGGCTCAGGGGGCGAAAGAGCAGCAAGTCGAGAAGCAGGAAGAGCAGCAAGAAGAACAGCAGGCTGAGGAATCTGCGCTCACGGCGGACAGCCTGATGGGGATGACGGGCAAAGACCTGAAGGCGGTGGCGGACGCCGCCAAGATCGAGATCCCTGCCGAAGTCCGACTCGTCGGTGAGCTGCGGGCGTACCTGCTGAAGGTGATGTTCGACGTCGAGGAGAGTTGATCCCGTCGTCCCAGCGATGAAAGGATGCACAGAAGAGCGTTCGGATCTTTGAAATTCCGAGACAGGAGAGCTTGTGGCCCAGCGGCTGATGACCCGAGCAGAGCTGGAACAGTGGCTTCTTCGCAAGCTCGGAGGGCCACTGATCTGTGTCGAGTTGTCACAGGAGCAGCTCGACGACGCCATCGATGACGCCATCGAGTGGTTCATCGCCAAGAAGGGTATCGAAAGGGTCTTAGAGAAAGACTTGATCCCGAACGAAACGCGCGTCGAGCTACCCGATGACGTTGACACTGTCTTCGAGGTGGTGTTCGCCGAGCGGGAATTGGACTTCGCGACAATTTTCAGTCCGTTCGCGTTCGTGGATAAGATCCCGTACGACGTCTTCGCCAACCCACGCGGAGGAGGGCTCTACAGTTCGTTCGTGCAGTCTCTTCAGTACATTGAGATGGCCAAGCGCATCATCTCGGTAGAGCCTGAATGGGAGGTGGTACGAGGCGAGCGCAGCTACTTTCTCGTCTATAGGATCAGCTCTGATGCGTTGGGTTCCAACCCGTTAAAGGCGGTCATCTTCTACAAACCCAACTGCGTCACCCTGGAGCACCTGAAGTTCCGAGACCACGATCTGATCAGACGCAAAGCACTGGCCGAAGCCAAGGGAACGTTGTCCCTGGTGCGCGGCAAGTACGATGCATACCCCTCCGCGCAAGGTACGCTCACGCTCAACGCAGACCGGCTGTACGAGCAAGCCCAAGAGGAGCGAGATCGGTTGGAAGAGGAGATTTTTGACAGCGGCTTCCCGCTTGGTTTCCTGACAGGTTAAGGGGTGATGGGTAGGCCGCATGACCAAGGGTAAACTGGAGCCGTTCCCTACCACCAGCTTTTGCGAGCCCTGCAAAGGCTCGTTCGACTTGTCCTTGGCTGCTCAGGTCGAGCGTCTTTTGTTTGACACCTACGCCACCGAGCACAGCGCGACCATCTCGGGGACGGAGATACTGTACTTCGTGCGCGACATGGAGCGGTCCAAGCGCGATCCGCTCTATGATGAGCCGGTCCACATTGTCTGGATAGGTCCCTACAAGCTCAAGGGTTCCTTCGACAAACCTGAGCCTATCCGCGAAACCATCGAACAAGGTCAGCGCGCCGAATGGGATGCCATCATCACCATTCCCCGCTCCATTGTGGAGGCCGCCGGCATGCGCGTCCCTCTCGTAGGGGATGTGGTTCAGGTTTGGGACATACCCTTCTTCAATGAGGAAGGTGTCGATCATGCACCGGTACCCGGTCGAAAGTTCGCCTTCGACGTCGAAAACGTCGACAGCGATGGGCACGTCAACAACGAAGCTGCCTTTGTCAATTTCCGGCTCACGGTCAAGAGGCGGACCGAGTTCACGCCGGAGCGTAGGATCGCGCCGTGACCCATCTCCCAAAGCCGAGCTGGTTGGACGTTGACAGGATGAAAGCGGCTCAAGAGGCCGGGCTCTCCGCGGTTTGCTCGTCCTGTATCTACTACTGGCGAGCCAGGGATGCAGGACTTCCCGGACACCTCTGCCTAGCGAGCAAGCCGTGTGGCTCCCCCATGGCCGGGCACGCCTTCCCCGAGTATGAGGGCATCATGCCGAGCCTCGATCGGTGGTGTTTTGTCTGTGGGCAGCCGAAGGAATTCGCCATCCGGGTCAAAGGATCTGAAACCCGTATCGTAGGGATCTGCCGGCAGCACCTGCGGTACCTGGCGGAATACCGCCCGGATACCGATCAGGCAGAGCCCAGCTTCGAGGTCTCTGATGGAGAAACCTGGGGCAACCTCGACAAGCACCTCCCCAAAGCTCTGTTACTCTTCACCCAGATTGTCAGGGAGGTGACCTCGCGCCTCAACAGCGGCGGAAAGCTCTAATGCTGTCCATCTGTCCGACTCAGCGGACGCGGAGCTATTTTGCCGTCGTCAGAGAGTGGCCCGAGCGTACGGAGGCGTTTCAAGCCCAGCTCGTGTACTACGCCGCTAAGCGATTACACGAAGAGCTTCTCCAGCGCATTCCTTCTGCTCCCGAGTGGGAGGAATACAGGAAAGCGCTCGAAGTCGCTCAAGTAAACGCAGTCGTTCCTGCATTCGCGGTGCGCCTTAACTCGCGGCGTTCGGGTGTACGTGAAGTTGACGGCTCCGTGAGCGTTTTGTACATTGAGCCCCGAAGACGGATGGCTAAAACGCATCCCGGTGTTGCTGTACTAGAGAAGTATTCACCCTGGACAGCAGAAGCGCTACCTTTCACTCCTAAGCGCAACGAAGCGCGGTTGGTGGTACGAAAGGTCACCCCGAAAGAGGTGGAACAGGTTAGGAAAGACAGACGCCGCGACAAGTCGAAGTGGCAAAGAGAGTTAGCCCGAGCTGGAGTACGTCTCAAGCTGAGCGATAAGCGAAATCGCCAACAGACGGCTGTTCCGGACATCGCGTTTGAGGGGTTGCGGTTGGAGTTTGGAATGGGTGGACAGAATGCGAAACCCCACTGGCGCCCGGCCCTCAGGCAGATTGCTGGTGGGATGCAGGGTATTCTCAAAGCGCATTCCACTTTGACCTTTGCGTTCACGCGCGCTTCGTATCAGGGTTGGAGAAGTTGGCCCGCTAGGGTCCAACGACACATCACACCGGCAGAGGCGGCCAAGTACATACCCTTCGCCGAGAGACTGGGTAGTTTCTGAGCCGGGCTCAAATCAGGGAGAGACGACGATGAGCATCTACACCGAAGCGACCCAGATTTTGGGTCAGATCCGGCAGCGCCTTCAAGAGGCCGCCAACATGCCGATGCCCCCAGCCGAGACCGGGGGCCTCAGCCTCGCCGGCACGTCCCCAGAGCCCCAGGAGGCAGGGTCCGGGCAGGACACGCCTGCTTACACGGTTGGGGCTGTGAACGTCCCAGACGTCTCGGACACCTTCGAGAAGTACGTCGCATCTCTGATCGCTGGACTGATGGAGAAGCACGGCATCAGCATCGAAGACGCCGAAGGGCTCGTGTTCGGCACCATCGAGGACTACGAGGAGCAAGGGTTGCTTCCCGCCTGGCCGGGTGAGGATGCTGCCGATGCCAACTACCTGGCCGCGTTCCTCGGTCGTGCGAAGAGCGTGATGCTCCACAACGAGATCTTGCGGCGTGCCGAGCAAGAGTACCCCGGGGACTGACACCCGATCGCATCAGAGGAGAGGACTGCACATGGCGTTGGTAGGTCTCGAAGAACTGCGCGAACGAGCAGAGGGCCGCCGTCAGAACGGCACGGTCACTTTGCGCGACTTCGATCGCGGGATCGTTGAGACCCTGGGGGGAGAAGTATGGTACTCCCCCACCTCCAAAGACCCCGACGTCGAGTGCGATCCGGCGTTGAAAAAGCTCGGCATCTTTCCCAACTACTTCGTCCAGGTCGAAGGGGTTTCACCTCCCGCCGGGCTCCCGGGCGTTCCCGTCACGTGGAGCTTCCCGGAAGACTTGTTCGAGCGCTACCAGATGCCTGTTTTTTGGGTGTCCAGGGAATCCCTCGATCCGGCGATGAACCGCTGGCACCCCGGGTCCAGGCAGTACCGCGCCCCCTCCAAAGGTGCCCTTCCTGTCGTTTCTGGGGACCTGTCCGGGTGGAGCAGCTTCGATGACCGCCAACAGGCGGTGCCTTACGATCTGGCGTATGTGCTGAACATCGAAAATCGGCAAGAAGCCGCCACCCGCAACAACGCCAACGTGATGTTCATGTACGCCATCCGGCGCTTTCAACCGTATGCCAAGATCGGCCTGTTCGACTCCATCGGGGACATCCGCACGTACGACTGCTTCTTCGAGTCCAGCTCCAACCTGGATGAGACGCAGGACGTCACCAAGCGCAAGATCGGGTTTACCCTCAATCTCCGGGTGGAGGGTGAGCTAGATCTGACGGATGACGAGACCAAGACCGCCGTCACCGATGCACCGGTCTTCAACCTTTCCCAGACGTAGGACGGTTTCAATGGCCTTCCGGCTCTACAACCCCAAGCGCGTGCCCTGTCCAGTCTCTTTACGGGATGGGACATCTACGTCTGTCCCGGGAAAAGGTACGCTCGTCCTGGACGCGCGTCAGGTAGGCTCAGCCGATATCATCCGCAAGCGAAAGAAGGGGCTTCTCATCCTCAAGCAGGTCTCGGAGGTTGCCAAGCCCGAGGTCGCTACCAAGCCGGATGCTGGGGCGAAGGGCAAAGAAGGTGCTCCAGAGGTCAAGGAAGCGAAGAAGCCGGTGCCCAAGCCGGTCGCTTCCAAGCCGGAGGTGAGCGTGAGCGCAACAGCCGCAGTCGCGCTGTCGACAGCGCCCAAGCCAGCCGACCCTCCCAAGGAAGAGACGCCCTCTGCCGAAGTGGTCGGCGAGTCCGATTCATCCAGTTCCTCCTCATCGCGGCGCCGTAGTCGCTCCTGAACCCTTTCATCGATCTGTGGAGTGAACCGTGGCAGAGCTGTTGTCCGCCGGGATTTTCATCGAGGAAGTCCCATCCCAGGTCCAAACGATTCAGGCTGTCTCCACCAGCAACGTCGGTGGTGTCGGCTTTACCGAGAAGGGGCCGACCAACGAAGCGACGCTGGTCACCTCTTTCCCGCAGTTCTTCTCGCGTTTCGGAGGCATCAGCTCCAACGGTCTGCTGCCGATCTCGATGGCCGCCTTCTTCGCCAACGGCGGACGGCGGGCGTTCATCAATCGCGTCGTTCCGTCCGACGCGGTTTTGAGCGAAGCCAAGGTTCAGAGCCAGACGAACAAGCAACAGATCGAGACAGGTGACGGCGCTACCCTCAACTTCGCCAAGACCTCCGCCACCACCGTCGTCAAGGCGAACGACGGGGATTCACCGGTCATCCCTGGCACGTTCAATCTTCGCTGGCGCACAGCCGGCACGTTGGTCGCGACCGAAGACCTGCGCAACCGCGCCGACGGCGCCGACGTGGCACTCGTCAGCGGAACCGACGACTACGAAGCGCGCATTGCTCCCGGCAGCCTACCCGCCTTCGACGAGGCACTGGATTCGGTGGTGAGAGGCACGGCGTCGCTCATCTTCGACCCCGACGGCAACGGTGACCGAACCATCGCCATCCCTGCTGGCACCGGCTCGATCGTGACGGTCACGACGGTCGAGGGGTCTGTGATCCGCTTCGACCATCGCTCTGGCTTCCTCAGCGTGAAGTTCGCCGGTTCAGAGTCGCCCGGAGTGGGAGCGGCTGGAGACTTGCGCCTGGGCTACACCCCTACGTCAGAAACCCTGACCGCTGTAGATGACGGGGCCACGGGGAAGTTGTTAGGCGCAGGGCTCAGCACAGCTACGGGTTCCATCACTACGGTTGCGTTTGCTGCTTTGATCGATGGTGAGACCTTCACCCTCGATGACGGCGTCAACCCGGCGGTGGTGTTTGAGTTCGACACCGTTCCGGACGGGGTCATTCCTGGAAACAGAACGGTGGACGTCTCCGCGGACGTTACTGCGGATGATGTGCGAGACCGCATCATCTTAGCTGTGAACGCTGCGAACACCGCAGGGATCCTCAACATCACAGCAGCCAACGGCGGTGTTGGTTTGGTGTCCCTGACGAACACTGTGGAAGGGGCGGTTGGAAACGTAGCCATCCTGGAGACAGTAGCTGACGGTGGTTTCAGCGTCACCGGCATGGTGGGCGGTGTCGACTCGACCATCGACTATGGCGACGGGTCGTACGACATCACCTTCGAGACGGCACCGCATGACGAAGCGGGTATCCTGGTCGACTACCAGATCGATGCCTGGGACCTCGACCCGATCTCAGCGGGTGTGTGGGGCGATGACCTTCAGATCCAGATCAACGGCAACGCCGACTTCCTCACCGTCGCCACCGGCCAGTTCAGCCGGTTCGACGTCAACGTGGCCCTCCGGAACAGCTCCTCGCCCACCGTGTTCGACGTCCAGGAGACCTTCGAGGAGTTGGTCTTCAACGATCCGACCTCGACCAGTTTCTGGGCCGACGTCATCAACGAGTTGAGCGACCTCATCTCGGTCACCGATCCGGGCGGCAACGAGGCCCCCGGTCAGCTCCAGGCCGTCGGACGCGGCCAAGTCGTCGCGGGCGGTGATGAGACCGCAGGTGGCTCCACCATTGTCACCTCTCTCGCATCCGGTGGTCTCCCTGTTCGGCCGCGGACCTTCATGCTCACCTACGAAGGCACGACCACCGGCGCAGGAACAACGCTGACCGTCACCGATGACGGCAACGGGAATCTCACCGGAGACGTCGATCCGACCGGTAACAACACCATCAACTACACCACCGGTGCTCTCGATGTAACGCTCCTGGAGCCCATCGTAGGCGGTATCTTGGTGCAGACCACATGGTGGACGGCTCCGACCGAGACCCAGCACCTGGAGACCTTCGGAGACACGACCAAGGTCACCTACGACACGGTTGCTGCTGTTGTACAGTCCTGGGACGCAGGGTCTGACGGAACCTTCACCCCCTCCACCTACGGGCGCAACCAGTTCACCAACCCATCTTTGGAAGCCGGTCGGGAGGGGGTGTTCGCGCTCAACCGTGTCGAAGAGCTGATGCAAGTCATCGTTCCCGACTTCGTGGGCGATGTGACCATCACCGGCGACCTCATCGACTACGCCGAGGGGCGCGCGTTCCAGCCTTCGGGCGGTGATCGCTTCCTTATCCTTCAACCACCTGTTGGTTCGGATGCGCAAGAGGCGGTGGATTGGCTTCGCAACGACCTGGGGCGCAACACGAAGTGGGGCGCGATCTACTGGCCGCACGTGCGCGTAGCCGATCCGCTCTCCCCAACCGGTCAACCCATCACCGTTCCCGCTCTCGGGCACGTCGCCGGCATTTACGCCAGGACCGACAACAACCGTAACGTGGGTAAGGCGCCCGCGGGTACGGTCGACGGCAAGTTGAATTTCCTGCTCGGGCTGGAGTTCAACCCCGATCAGGGCGAGCGCGATCTGGTCTACCCGGCGAACATCAACCCCCTCATCAACACGCCACAGACCGGCTTGGTGGTATGGGGAGCCCGTACCTTCGCGTCCACCAGCGAAGCGGAATGGCGCTTTATCCAAGCGCGACGCACGTTCATGTTCGTCGAAAAGTCGGTATTCAATGCGACCCACTGGATCGCGTTCGAGAACAACGGACCGGCTCTATGGGCCAAGATCAAAGCCCAGCTAGGTGGTTTCCTCACGCCTCTACACAACGATGGGCTCTTTGCTGGCAACACGCCGACCGAGAGCTTCTTCGTCATCGTCGACGAGACGAACAACAATGCGGAGTCCAGCCAGGTAGTCATCGATGTGGGGCTCGCGCCCAACCGGCCGGCGGAATTTATCCGCTTCAAATTTAGTCAGAAGACTCTGAGTTGACGGTTTCTGCTATCTGTTCACCCTCGTACACCTTGAGCCGCGAAGGCTGTCGGTAGTACAAGAACCAAGGCCCTCGGAGCCTCTAAACCCGAGACGGAGAGAAGACACATGGCCGACTTGACCATCACGCATCTCGGGCTCAGCGGCGACGAGTCGCCCATCCGCCTGGGGGATTTCTACATCGATCTCTTCTTCGGGACGCCGCGGGTCGTCGAAGACTACCCAGCAGGGGCCATCCCAGACCTGAGCGCGCTTCAGGCGGAGATGGCAGCAGGTCGGGTGTCGCTCTCGGTGACGTACAGCGCCGACGAGATCGCCTCGGGACTCCAGTCCCCGCCCAACAGCGTGGACCAGGATGACATCGTGCCAGTTGCTGCGGCGACGCTGCTTGCTGGCGCCATCCTTCTCCGGGTACCGCTGGTGGCGGGGGCCGGCGGGGCGCCGGACGACATTCCCGTCATCCCGGCGGGGTCGCTCACCAAGCGCTACCGCGTCTTGGACATCTGGGCGGAGATTACGGCCAACGTGGCCGGTGAAGCGGTTCAGATCCGCGACCAGGCCGCTGGTGTCGGCAACCTGCTCGCCGACGTCGACGCCAACGCCGCAGCACTCCGCGTCGGTCCCAACACGGTCTACGGCGGGGTGACCGACGCGCCGGGCGCGACCATTGGCCTCATCGTACGGCGGACCGACGACGCCATCGCCGGCACGCTCTACGCGCTGTTGCGACCCGAGTCCTGATCTGACACGGGTCTGGTAGAGTGACAGGACTTCTCGCCCGTACGTAAGTACGGGTGCTAGGCACATAGGAGACGCCCTTGGCTCGTGCACAATCAACGGATTTCCTCCATTCCTTCCGCTGGCAGGTCGTCGCCACCTCTCCCGACGGCACGCCGCGGTTGCAGCCGGCAGGACGTCCGCAGGCGGGCTTTTCGACCACGACGCTCCCCGAGGTCACCATCGAGGGTGCGGAGTACAGGGAAGGTACGTTCGTCTACACGCGCAAACAGCCTGGGGTGCCCACCGTTTCAGACTGCTCGCTTCAGCGAGGTACAGCTCGTCTGGACACGAGCTTCTGGGATTGGGCGCGCGTCGCCGTTGAAGGTTCGGGGGAGGTGCGCGCTGACGTGGACATCAACCACTTCCACCGCGACACGGCGCTCAATCGGGATTTCCCGACCGACGGCACGCAGCCCAACCTGACCAACATCAACGTCGACGCGCCTGCATTCGCGTACCACCTGCGCGAGTGCTTGCCGATCCGCTGCAAGCCGGCAGGGGATCTGGATGCGACCAGCTCTGAGATCAACCTCATGGAGTTTGACTTCTCAGTCGAAAACTTTGAGGTGGAGGCGCTCGCCGCGCCGTAATCTTCGTTACATGAGGTAGTGTAAAGGATCTATGGCACGATCCGTCTTCCACGACCTCATGCAGCAATACGCCTTCTGGCTGTTCGACGCCTTCAGCGTTGTCCAAGGCGGACTGCCGGTGCTGAACCCCTTGGCCGGGTTCACGACCATGACGTCGCCCGAGATCACTGCGCAGACACGTGAGATCGAAGAGGGTAACTGGCACTACCCTCGAACGGTCATCAAGAACGCCCGCATCAGCCCCATCACGCTGACACGCGGGGTTCGCTTCACCGACCACGACTTCTACCGTTGGATCGTGACAGCGATCGAAGGTAACACGGCGCACTTCAATGCGTTGACCGGGGGTTTTCCAATCGGCGGACCGACCCCCAGACGGTCGCTGGTAATGGTTCACTTCCTGTCCCGGCTGCCCATCTCCCCTACCCTCGACAACGCAGCGCGAGCAAGAGGTCGTGTTGTAGCGGAGGGCATCCAAGACATAGCGCAGAGCGCTGTCGATCCGGGTGTGCTTAACGCGCTCAAGGCGGGCGCGGGTGTGCTCGGTACGTTCCTTGGCCCGTTCGACATCGCAGGTAGGCTGCCGGGGCGTGCTTGGCTGCTCTCCGGCTGCCTGCCGCTACGGTACAAGAGCGGGACGGACTTCGATGCGTCGTCCAGCGGAATCTCCATTGCTGAGTTGGACATCCAGCCTGAGGGACTGGATGAAGTCTCGCTCGTGGGCTAAGCTGCGTACATGGACGATTGGGAGACCCTGGACCTGCTGTCCCTCTGGGATGTGATGGGTGAGCAGACCACCGCTGCTCACGCAGGTGGTTTTGTCGTGCCTCTTCCAGGACCCCTGCGCCCGCCAGACCTGGTAGGTCGGCCTCTCGGAACGGGAGCGGGTGCTGGCCCGCAACTTGATGGTTACGAGGATGCGTTCGACTGGATTGAGCGTAGGCGCAGAAGCTAGTTCCTGGCGGAAAATGACTGCGCGCTACCACTACCTCACCGAATGGTCCGACGAAGACGGCATCTTTGTCGGTTACTGTTACGAGTTTCCCTCACTTGTCGCCTACGGCGACAACCATAACAGCGCCAAGGCTGCGATCATGCGCGTCGTCGCTAAAGTGGTCACCGGCCTTAAGGAGAACGGCTTGTCGGTACCGGAACAAACGATAGAGCCGGGAGATACCTGCCCCGCATGCAACGGTCCGGTGCGCGGTCGACATGTGCGGTGGATCTCACACGAGTCCGGGTGCGACTTGGACAGCGACCCAAGTTTCACTGCACGAGCCCGCGCAGAATGGGATGCGCTTCAGGCTGTGCTCAAGCCTACGCTGTGCGGCGACGAGTCGTGATAGCGACGCAAGCCTAGACATCCGTTGTCTCACGAGAAGGTTCCGCTTGCGTGTGCTGCCTGATAGCAGTATCTCTGACGAGTAATGAGCGACGACGAAGCTGAGCGGCCGACCGCCTCTCCAGTGATAGACCTGTCTACGCTCGAAGAGCCTGCCGAGGTCATAGAGGTCGACCTCTCCGAGGAGCAACGCAAGCGGGCGCTGTTCATAGAGACGGTCTGGGAGCGCTGTCAAAACCGCTGCGGCAACTGTGGTTACGATGAACCAGCCAAGCTCAAGCTGCACCTCATCGTGCCCGAACAGGCAGGAGGTAAGCAAGCGGTCGAAAACGCCACCCTGCTCTGTAGAGCCTGCGAGATGGCCGCAGAGGCGTTCGATCGGAATCCCAAGGTCTCGAAGGCGACCCCAGGTCGTCGCCTGGTCAACTTCTACCTATCACGTAGCCTTTACGAGCGCATCGAACAGGGTTTGTCCAAGCGCAACGGCTTCAACTCCAAGGGGTCGCTTTGTCGTTACCTCATGGGCAAGTACGTCGAGGCGCCCGACAAGTTCACCGACCTTGACATGTGGCAGGACCAAGGCGCTGACAAGGTGAAGATGTCGATCTGGGTAGCCTCCTCGGAATACAAGAGATTTCAATCCCTTGCAGCCAAGAACGGGAACACCGTCACGAGCACCATCATCAGCCTCGTCATGCTCTTTGAGGAGGAGGCTGAGTACAGGTTAGAGGAGCGATAGTGCGCTTCTCAAGGAGACTTTATGACCGCCCACCAAGAGGCTCGTCTTCAGCAACAGATGGAGGAACCGCATTCGGGGTTGGGTCTCTTCGACCTGCCGATGGGGGTCATCGATGCGGAGGGGGAGTTGCATCGTCAGATCCAGCTTCGCGAGATCACTGGCGTCGAAGAGGACATCCTCCTCTCCAAGACCGGATCTATCGTCACCAAGTTCAACGATGTGCTGACCAACTGTGTACTCAAGATCGGCCACATCTCCGATCGGCAAAAGATCAGCAAGCTCGTTCTCGACATGCGCACGGGGGACAGGACGTTCATCCTGCTCGCCCTGCGTCGCGTTTCCTTAGGGGACACGTACCCCTTCGAGTTCAAGTGCCCCGACGCCACGTGTAAGGCCAAGCACACCCTCGAAGTAGACCTGTCCGAGCTGGAGATCGCCCTTCCCGACGGCTTCGACCCCGATGAGCCCGAGGCCGTACTCAAACGGGAATTGTGGGAAGTTCAGCTTCCATCCGGCATCAAAGCCGTAATCAAGGTCATGACCGGTCGCCTGGAGTTCGAGATCGATCAAAAGGCCAAGCGAAACGCCGAAGACCGTCTCTCACGCATGATGCGTGTTCGCATCGCCTCGTTGGACGACAAAGAACCAACCGTCCGTCACATCCAAGCCCTGACCATGCGCGATCGGGACTTCCTTCGGGGGTTCTTCGATCAGATCGACGGCGGCGTGAACACCACCGTCGAGGTGGAGTGCCCCTCGTGCATGGAAGAGTCAGAAGTGGAGGTGAATCCCGGTCAGGAGGGTTTTTTCTTCCCATCCGTTCTCACGAAGCGTTCGAGACGGAGGTCCGCTACGTGATGGTAGCGATGGAGCAACACTACGAGGCGGTGATGGCCATGCCCACGTCGAGGCGGTATCGTTTTGCCTTGAAGCACAGCGATGAGCTGAAAGAGGCGCGAGCCAAGAGTAAGACACGGTAGTCTCTTAATCCTAGCCTGGAAAAGATGCAGTAAATGGCGCTCAACTTTTTAGGCATGGGATTCAGTTTTGGCGCCAAAGATGCCGGCCTGCGCAAGATGCAGCAGGCTGTGTCTGAGGGCTTCAAAGGTATTGAGGGCTCTGTCGACCACATCAACCTGGGCGGAGTCGAAGCGAACCTGGCTTCGATCGTGTCCGAGCTGCGCGGGTTCTCGGATCAGTTCAAGCAAGTGACCAACAAGGTTGTGCAGGATGAGCGCCGGGTGGGGTCCGGGTTCGATGCGATATCCCAGGCGTTGGACAAGGTGAAGGAAGGAATACGGCAGCTCAAGATCAGCAACATCGCAGCCGCATTCCAGCTCAATCAGCTACGAGACGTCGACAAGAACCTGGAGCAGTTAGCCGGCACCAACCAAAACCTGACAACCTCCTACGAAGCCCAACTCGTCGCGCACGACAAGGTCACCAAGGCGACCGGTGCGAACATGGGCTTTCTCGGAGAGAAGCTCACCAAGTTCCGGCGCCAAGCGACCAGCATAGCTGTCGGTCTTAACATCTCCGCCGACAGTGCTGCCATGGCTGTCCGTGGGTGGACGGAGGCACAAGAAGCGCTCAGTGCTACGGGTCTGAAGAACGCCAGCGACTTGGCCAAGCTCTCAGAGGTGACCGGCGTCAGCGCAAACGTCTTTCGCAACAGCTCGCTTCAGATGCGGAAGGAATTTAAGCTCTCTACCAAGCAGATCGATTCCGTCTTCAAGTCCATGCTCGACATGGGGCGAGCCACAGGGGACGTAGGAGGAGCCCTCAACGAGCTGCCCCAGACCATGGAGAGATTGCGTCAGAAGGCAGCACTCATGGGGGAAGAGCTGGACCCGGCTCAGCTTGCTGACTTTGCCAAACAACAGGCTGCTCTCTCCACCGGCTTCTTCCAGATGGGGCAGAACAGCGATCAGGCACGCGCAAGCGCAGGGCGACTAACCGATGCCATCCTGGAAGGCCAGAAGAACCTTCAGAACATGATGGCCGGCACCGATGACGACATCGGCGCACTTGCCCAGGAGCTAGGGATCGGCACCGGCGACATCGCCAAGTCGTTTGAGTTGATGCAGCAGGGGCCAGCAGGCTTCACCCAGGGTCTCTTCGACATGGTTCAGCAGTCGAAGGCCATGGGGAAATTCACTCCCCAGGCGCTCGACTTCCTCCGCGCCCGTCTGGAAAAGGCCATGGGGCCGGAGATGGCGGCACAGCTCACGACCTTCTTCACTTCCGCGAACGAGAAAACGTTCGCGATGATGAAGAGAACACAGACCGCTACGACCAGCTTGAAAACACTGGCTGACCAAGGCTTCTCGACCGGCCGCACGCTGTCAGACCAGATGGAGCTTGCGCACGATCAAATGGTGACGTCTTTCCGAGGGATCAGCCGCGAGAGCGCGCGTACGTTCGTTCGGGACACCAGGAAGCAGTTCAAGACCTTCTCGAAGGGCCTTCAGAGCATCGCCGAAGAGAAGGGTCCGCTAGGGGCGATCGTTCGGAAGATGTCCGAGATCCACCAGCTCGGCCCCATCGCCTTCGCCCCCGAACCTCTCCGACCTTTCGTTGGAGGGCTTGGTGACCTGATGAAGGCCCTCGCGCCCATCGCCATCGTAATCAGTGCGGTAGGTGCGTCCGTACTCGCCTGGGCCGCCGTCATCGCCATCCCCCTCACAGCTATCGCCGCCCTCGTAGGCTGGTTCGTAAAGCTCAGAGGAGAGGGCAAGACCACCGAGGAGGCCCTTCAGACGATCGCTGACGGAGTCGTAGGCTTCTTTGAGAAGCTACCGGAGAAGATCGGAGAATTTTTGGGGAAGGCTGGTGAGTTTGGAGAGGAGATCCTGAGCGCGTTGGAGAAAATTGATTGGGTGGGTATTATCACCAAGCTAGCGGGCGCAGTTAGCGAAGGTTTTGACAAGCTGGGTACTTCGATTGACTGGGCTGGTGTGTTTACCAAGCTCGCTAGTTCGGTAAGCGAAGGGCTTGATACGCTGGGCGCCGCTATTGACTGGGCTGGTTTGGGCGAGACTCTCGGTAAGGCTGGAGGTACTGCTTTCCTTTGGTTAACCCTCGATCTTCCTCCAATGATCCGAGACGCCCTCTCCAAGGTGTTTCCTATTCTCGGAGAAGTGCTCGCGAAAGCGGTGGGGATACTCAAGGAGTTCGTCCTGGGTATGATAACAGGTATAGGCCAGTCTTTGGCTGAGAAGTTCCCCGAGCACGCCGAGACGATCATGAAAGTGTTTCAATCGCTTCGTGATGCAGTAGGCACTGTTTTCGACATCATCGGTTTCGCCATAGAAGAAGGGCTTAAGGGTTGGGGCATGCTGATGACTGCCGTCAACGAGAGTGGAGGAATCTTCAGCTTTATCGGCGATTTTGTAATGTTCATATGGGACGGGCTAAAGCAGCTTGCGGGGTTCATACTGGGAGGTCTTTGGGCGGCGATAAAAGGGCTCGGGGGTCTCTGGTACGACTTTGTTACCGCCCCCATAACCGCTTTCTTCGACTTTGTGCTGGGTATCGGTACTAAAGTCATCGACGCTTTCAAGAAGGTCGGCTCAGCCATCGCGGACGCCTTCAAGAACCCCCTGGAGTTCTTTGAAAAGATCAAGTCTCTCGCAGACTCCCTATTCGGTAACTCCATCGACGACGACGTCCGCGCCACCATGAAATCTGCCGAGGGCTTCTTCAGCTCTTCGACCGACAAGATGGCGCAGGACATGGCGCGCATCGCCGACATGACCCCCACAGCCGGCGGAGGGCTTCGCACCCCAGGCCGCGCCGAGACTTCCCCTGCCCAGATGGCACCGGCTATCGGTCGAGCGGAGCTATCTCTCCTCATCGAAGCTGTGCACACCCCCAGGTGGTACTACGAGGACTTCAAGCCGATGTTCCAGGGAGCTATGCAGGCGGCGGAGAATCGTGCTCGAACCGGTGCTCAGGTAGGCCGTCGCGGTGCGCTTCAGAGAGCGGCGTCCACAGCGCTTCAGAGCCTAGGCTACGAGCAGAGGCTGGCCACAGCGGCCAACGGTGTACCCACGACTGACTTGTTTTGAGGTCTGAGAGGAGCCTGTGGCCCGGAAGGTCGTCCAGAACAGCCGCCTACGCTTCGCTGACTTCGTGTTGGTGGACGGGACGGAGTTCTTTGACGTGCTCGACCTTCCTGAGATCCCTGAGCAGCCCGATGACATCACCTACCGGGTGAAAGACGGCGAGCGCTTCGACCTGCTGGCCCAGCGCTTCTACGGCGACCCTGTGCTCTGGTGGGTTATCGCAGCGGCCAACAACATCGAGCTGCCGCCGTTCGGCTTCCACATCGGCGCCACTTTGCGCATCCCCTCCCCCATCTTTGTGACGCAGCGCCTCTTCAAGGGGGCGCCTCGGTGACGATCTCGTACGACTTCCATTCGCCGTTCATGGCAGCGGCCATCATCACTGCCGATGGCGATCGGGTCCCACTATGGTCGAACAACGGACCAGGTGGGCAACTCCAAGGAAGCCCAGCCACCGTGCTGGCGTCGGGACTTGAGTCTCTTCCATGGCTTCAACAGCTCGACGTCACCCTTCAGCTCGCCTACCTGCCTGTCATCCGCGCCACGCTCACCCCTCCGTACACGGAGGGTATCAAGTTCCTCAACTCCGAACTGATCGAATGGGGCGTTTCTCGGCTCGAAGTCCAGATGGGGTACGCCGCAGGCGCGATCCCGTCCGGCATTATGACCCCTGTCTTCACAGGGCTGCTGCTCAAACCCGATGTGACTATCGGGCAGGACATCCAGATTGTGCTCAACGCTCAGGGAGTGGGAGGGTTCAGCGCTACAAGGCAGGAGGGCCGCCAGCAGTTCAACGACCAGCCGCGTGCCAACATCATCTCTTTTTTAGCGGAGGGGTCTGACCCAGCAAACCGTCGCAACTTGGATGTCGATTTTAGTGAAGTCCGGGCACTTCCACCAGGATCGGAGGAACAACGTCTTCTTTTCGATACCAGTGTGACGATAAGCCAAGGCAGCTTGACGGACTACCAGCTTATCTACAACTTGGTGAATGAGAGCCAGTGTTTTATGACTCAAACAGACGTTAGGCGACGCACAGCGCAAGGGGAAGTGACCGTCCCTACGCTCAAGGTCATGCCCAAAAGTGCTCGCTTTCAGGCCGAGCCCACCAAGACCTTCCAGCTTTACCCCGGGCGGTTCCAAGGCCGCATCGGTCCAGCGTCCGGGATATGGCCCATCATCACCGCCTCCAGCCCGACCACGGCTGTCTACATGCCAGGAGCCCTACGAGGCTTCGTTATCCAGGGGGTCGACTCCAAGACACGTGAGGTGACGTCTAAAGTCGTAGGCGACGCCGAAGCGCTACCCGCCCGAGCAAACGACGGTGCAGCCGCGCCAGGTGAATCTGAGGACTTCCCAGGTACGAACGACAGCCAGGACGGCGCGACGCAGCATTTCGGCGCTCCAGATGACCCGCGTGTCGAGGAGGCCGCCAAGGCGGAGTTTTCGAACCTGACATCGAACATGGGTGTAAAGATGATCATACGCGCGCCGGGCGTACCAGAGCTGGTCCCCGGGGAGATGGTCATGGTCCGCGGACTCGGTGACCGCATCTCAGAGGACAAGAACGGCCGCTACATGGTCCACAAGGTGACTCATTCTTTCGGGGCGGGCGGTGGTTACGAAACCGAGTGGGAAGGGGTGAGCAACAGCGGAGCCATCCTTGCCGGGGTTCCTGCGCAAGGCCCAAAGAACGCGGGTGTGCCGGCTGAACAGTCGGACCGCTCTGCTCGGGATCTAGGGGTCCCGGTAGACCAGGGATTCGCATGAGCGAGGGCTTTCGCGTCTTCCTAGAGAAGCTCTCTCAGTTCGGCCTGGAGTATTTCCGGGTCTACCCCGGCGTGTACCGCGCGCTCGTGACCCGAAACGACGACCCCGAGCAGCGGGGGCGCATCCAGATCGTATCCCCAGAAGTGGGGCACAAGCAGAGCGATCCTCCCAACGTGTGGGTCGACCCCTCCTTCCCGAACGCAGGGACCGGTCACGGCATGTTCTGGCCGCCGGAGGTAGGGGATTCTGTCCGGGTGGCCTTTGAAGCAGGCCGCCCCTCCAAGCCCGTCATCTATTGGGGCGGGTGGTACGGCGAGGACGAGGTTCCCAGCGAGCTAGGACATCGCGCTCAAGACCTTCCAACGGTGCGCGGTTTCAAGACCCCCGGCGGGCATGTTCTTGCCTTCTCCGATGAGCCCGGAGAGGAATTCATCCACCTCATCCGACAGGAAGATGGCGCGTCCTTCAAGCTGTTCCCGGACGACACGTTTGAGATTACCAACCCCAACGGCGCTAAGGTCACGGGCAACGCGGACGGGTCTTTGGTGGTGGAGAACGGATCGGGGAACAAGCTCACTTTCGACAATACAGGCATCCGAGCGGAGGACGCAGCAGGAAACAAGGTCACCATGCAAGCGGGCTCGGTCGTGATCGACTCTAAAGCTGCTGTCAAGCTGGGCGAGGGGGCGACCAGCCCCGCGATGAAGTTCGCTGATTGGCTCCCGATGTTCGCCGCACACTCTCACCAGGTACCCGGACTTGTCGTGGCCGTCCCCGTTACGTCTCCACCCGGCACGCCTTCCGCTGGTACCGCGGCGGGGGTTACAGGGCCGCCCATACCCACCACTGAAGGGACCGTAGCCTCGCGCAAGGTCTTTTTGGAGTAGGCTCCGACCATGGTGCTGTTTCGTGGCCTCAACTTCCCGTTCAAGAAGAGCCAGACGGAGTTTCCGGCGCCCGTCACGGACGACGAATTGGTCCGCCAGAGCATCATCCAGCTCATGCTTGTGGCCAAAGGCGAGCGCGTTATGCGCCCGGGCGTGGGCTCGAACGTCTTTTCGTTTGTTTTCGAGAACAACGATGACGTGTTAGCAGAGATGATTCGCTCCGAGGTCATCGCCGTTATCGGCAAGCACGAGCCCCGCGCTATCATTCAGGACGTCAACGTCCTGAACCTTCGCGACTCTCAGGAAGTTCAGGTGGACGTGCTCTACGTGGTAGCGTCGAGCGGCCGGCAAGACACGATCACTACGATGATCCCGACCAACGGAGCTATCTGATGGGTCGAGAGATCAACAGAGCCAGGTACACTGGTCTGGATTTCGATACAATAGAGGACGACCTTCGGGCGAGATTGCAAATACAGTTTGCCGCTGATTTCAACGATTTCGCGGTCAGTTCTCTCGGCATTTTGCTGATGGATATGGTCTCGTTCGGGCTTGACGGATTCAGCTTTTTCCTCGATCGACGCGCCAGTGATAGCTACTTGGTCACAGCCAGGACGCGGAAGAGCGTTTCTAAGCTCACCCGACAGATCGGGTACAAGATGGGGGCCGCAGTCGCAAGCTCAGTGGACCTCCAGGTCTCCCTTGCGGAGGTGAAGGGTTTTGCTGTTCCTGTTCCGTCCGGTTTTCAGTTCGCCGGCCCGAACGGTCTAATTTTCGAGGCGGCTGAATCGGTCACGTTCGCTCCGGGAGACGGGCCTAGTGACTTTCAGATTGTGCCGTGCTTCGAGGGCGAGACCATCACCGAGACCTTCGTCTCGGACGGCACGGCGCTCCAAGAGTTCGAGCTAGCCAGAGTACCGGACGACAAGTTCATCGTCCAAGGCTCAGCGACGGTCACGGTTGACGGGGCTGAGTGGGAGGAGGCGGAATTCATAGCCTTCGATGAGACCGACCAATACGAGATCAACTTCAACGGCGAGCCCCCAACGATCACCTTTGGGGACGGTGTAGCGGGTAACGTTCCCACGACCGGCGCGACCATCAACGTCACCTACGTGGCTTCTCGTGGTAAGGCTGGGTTGGTCAACCAGAACACTATCCAGGGGGTGGTGACTCCCTTGGTAGTAGCGTTTCAGGAGATAGGGCTGGTTATCGACAACCCATTGGGTTCGGTAGCGGGGGACGATCCTGAGACGATTTCTTCAGCCAAAATCAACGGCCCCAAGGTCTTCAAGACCCGAGGCGCGGCTGTCACCCGCGAGGACTACGAGAGCCTTGCCAACGCCTTCTCAGACCCGCTCTTTGGTCGGGTAGCGGTGGCTCATGCGTTTACTGCGCGTTCGGCGGCTGCGGATCTGGTGGTGCAGAGCGCCACCATCGCCATTGAAGGCGCATCCATCCAGCCCCTAGCTGTAGTGGACACAGAAGCTCCTGCCATCGAAGCGGACATGGACGCGATCGACGCGGCCGTCGCCGAGATCGACCAGAACAGGACAGACATCGCGGCTCTGACCGCTGCTGCGGACGCTGACCTGGTGACCGCTATCGACGCGGCGCGGGATGCCAAGAACCGAGCAGATGAGATCGGCGCTGACACAGGTGGCATCTCGACCAAGGTCACGGACGGTAAAGCGTTCGTGGACGGTATCACCACAGGGGGAAGCTCAACGCTTACAACCGCCGACAAGGACTCCATCAAGACGTTCTTTGATCGGATCAACACAGAGAACGGGTCTATTTCGGGCGCTGCGTCATCGTTGAAGGGGAGCGTGGAGTCTCAGATCACAGGTATGGGGAGCGCCCGCGACGCTCTGGCCGACATCGGCCTTACGGATACGGAAGAGGAGTTGGGGCAAATTCAGGCACAGACCCAGAGCATCTCGGCCGAGGTACTCACCACCCGAGCGTCCGTAGACAGCATCGAAGCGACTATCCAGGACACCCGGACCGAGGTGTCCAACCAGACCACCGTCATCAACGAGCACTTCGACAAGATTTTGTCCGACGACTGCAAGTCCAATGTGGTCATCGTGCCCATCCTCGCGCGTGACGCCTCCGGGTTCTTCGCCGCGCCCAGCCTGGGGCTCATCAACGCGCTGGAGCAGTTTCTCGAAGCGCGCAAGGAGGTTACCCAGACGGTTGAGGTAGTCTCTGGTGAGGACTTCCTCATTCGCGCTGTTGTTACCGTTCGTATCGGCGTGATTCCTGGAAACGCCGAGAGCACGGTCCTCGCTGCGGTCGCGACCGCAGTTGACAATCTTCTCCGAGATCGCCGGTTCGGGAGGTCTCTTTTCCGCTCGAACATCATAGACGTCGCGACCCTTGTTGAGGGAGTCAGCTTCATCGACGCTACCGTCAATGGGTCTCTAGATCGCGACGACAACCTCGTGACCGACAAGCTGGACACCTTGGGAAACCTCCTTGTGGAGGATACGGAGGTCATCACCAAGGGGACGGTCACGCTTTCGACGGTCTTGGATGAGGAAGCCTCATGATCCCTGTCCCGAACGAGAAGCAGGTTTGGCTGGTTCTCTCAGGTAGTGGGATGAAGCTTTACGCATTCCTGGGCGCTCTCAAGGCCCTGGTAGAGCACGGGTACCGTTTCACTGGTGCTACAGGGACGTCTGGGGGTGCTGTGGTCGCCGCCATGCTGGGAAAGGTGTGGGACCCGACCAAGCCGACGGAATCCGTGAATGAGCTGATTCGGCTTGCCGGGAAGTTTCGTCTCCTCAGCTATCTCACGGTTCGTTGGCAATTTTGGGAGTGGACGCTCACCAAGGTCTTTCGTCGCGGACCGAAGGGAGTCTTCAAGACCACCAAGATGCTCAAGTTGTTTCGCGAGCTGATGCCCCCCACCATAGGCGATGCCCAGCTCCCTCTTCGCATCACGGCGACGCAGGTGAATCTTCAGACAACGCATCCGGTGCTGTTCACGGCTTCCGATATCGACCTACCTCTTGCTGTCCTCGCTTCGATGACTCTTCCGGCACCCATCTTCGATCCGACGATGTGGGGCAAGGCCATGCTTCAGGACGGCGGGTGGTTGGCGAACCTCAGCATCCCCAAGGACCAGAAGAGGGTCGTAGCTCTCTACTTCGGGGAGATTAGCCTCGTAGCTTTGGCTGCCCCTATCGAGGGCGCAGAGCTGGTACCGGTGAAAGACAACATCGATCTGCTCTTGCGCAACGTCCTCGGTACGATTGACGGTAATATGCGCCGCTCCATAGAAGACGCTGAAGAGGAGGGGGTAGAGCTTCTACGGCTGGCGCTCAAGACGGATTTGGAGGGAGGTGACTTCTTCGCTTCTTCGGAGGCGATCCAGGGCGCTATACAAGACGGGTACGACAGCGCTACGCGGTCTTTGAACAACGGGACCTCTTGGTAGCGCTGTGGCAGTAGACCTGACCTTCCTGATGCGAGCACTCAAGGTCACGGACCCTATTAGGTTCGTGTACTGGCCGTCCATCAACACCCCAGACTCCGCAGGCGCGCAGGCGCCTGTGCCAGCAGGGGAGCTGGCTGACATAATCGATCTGGGCACCTATGGAGGTGGGGTAGAAAACTTCATCAACCGCGCGTTCAAGTTCACCTTGCCTCAAAGGCACGTGTACTGGATTACGGAAAACGCGCCAGACCCGATAGGAGTACAAGCTCCCGTACCGGCGTCGGAATTAACTGATTTTGTGGCCCTAGCAGTATTCGTTGAACCCATAGCCGCCTATGTAGAAGACTTCGAGCAAGACGGCCTGTGGGGGCAGGGCCTCGGGACGGATGTCCAAGACCCGGGCGTTCCCACACACTACTGGGCGTTCGCTACGGCAGACGTCAGCGGCGCGGTTGTCGCAGATCGAGGTTCCGGCGGAATAGACGGCGGCCTACAAGACGGGGCATCTGTCATTACGACAGGCTTAATCCGATCAGTTGACGGCGCACTGTTCATACCCACGTCGCCGGGTGGTGATGGCTTGGGGCCGTCGCTGTCTGTAGGCGCATCCTGTGACTTCGACAACGAAGATTTCACCGTCGCCGGCTGGGTCCAGATAGAATCCGGCTCCGTCAATCGTGGGCGCATCATCGGCAACACCACAGCCGCTGGCGGTACGGGTTGGGCCATAGACAGCACAGCCGGCTATGAAATCAGGCTTGAGTCTGGCGCGAACGTGATCGTGTTTGATGCAATCTGGCATCCCGCTTACGTAGGCGTGGGCGCTGCCCTCTTGGTAAAAGCGGCAGCGTTCTTCTTCATCGCCCTTACCTGGGAAACCGCTCTCGGTAGAGCCAGATTCTACAGCAGCTCGTTTAGAGCTGACGGGCCACAGATTCGGAATGAAGTCGTCGACACGAATCTCATCGGCGCTAGTTTCGCCAACGCAAACGCGACAATCGCGGGTAGCAGGGCCACAGGCAATCCAGATCCTAACGACTGGGATCAAACGCTAAACAACGGGCGCATAGATGACCTAATCGTGTACAGGGGCACGGCCCTCACGCAGGGCGAACTAGCCTTCCTGGCGAACACGACGCTCGACGGCGGTTTGGTGGTGTAGTGGCAAATCAAGACTGGTTCATCTCAAACGCATTTAGCTGCTCTGGCGGTGGCGACGTAACCAACCAGTTTCTAGGTCTGCGAGGGCAGGCTGTCGCCCGACGCAACGATGAGCTAGCCATCGGCTTTCACGTAGGCGAGTACGGAAGAATGTACGCGCTGCCGGCGCACTTTTTCTGTGACGAGATGATTCAAACAGTCCTAGAACCCACGGTTCAGGACGCGAAATTCGTATTCCCGCCGTTCGGATCCAGAGTCGATATCCGGTATGTCATGAAGATGATTAAGACGGCTGGATCGGATCAGATATCTATCCATTCGGAGTTGGCGTCTAAGATGGCACGCAGTGCCATAACCCCTGTAGGCGTGCCACCACAAGGCTACAGCCTAGTTTACAGGCGAGACACCGCGGGTCTATACGACTTACGTTTGATCCTTCGCGGGTCTGGCACGTCGATCGTGAACGTCCCGGGGGCGACAATAGGGCACGATCTAGTCGTCAGCTTCCGCTTGGTGGTTACTGACGAGTCGTTTCAGGACCGTATTGATGTCTACCAAGAAGACACCGTCGGAGGCGGTGCATGGAACCTGCTGCACACGGAGTTGGTGTCCAACACGGCCTCGCACTACCAACCGTGGGATAGTAACGGGTTTACAGGATACCGATTTTCGGAATTCGGTAACGTCAATGCCAGTTTTGCCTTGGTCGAAGTACCGATCTATAGGTACCAGGCCCAGGTAGACGATACGGGCGCGTACCCCTCGTTTCCAGCCCCTCCGCATCTGTGGTCCATGAACGACGCAGACACTGCCGGCGGAGTCCTTACCGATATTGGGAGCGTTGGCGGTTCCGACGCTACAATCGTTGGAGGGGTAGAGACAGGCGACATCGGCGTCGCCAACGAGGGCTATGACTTCGATGGTTCTACCGGGTATCTGCGGCTGCCTGATGGTAGCCTGGACGTCAACGCTCAGGACTTCTCAGTCGCGGCTTGGGTGAACTGGGACGGCGGGGCTGGTGGAGCCTCCAAGCGAATCATACAGAACCGAGGCACCGGTTTTTTGGGAACCGTTCCCGGCTGGAATCTCATGATTCTCGACTCGGAAGTTCCATCTCTGCATGTAGACGACGGTGCTGGAAACTTCATCGATATCATGCTCGTCGCGGCTGTCGTACAGAACGTGTGGACCCATATCGGCGTCACGTGGGAGAATGCGACCGGTACAGCGAAGGTATACGTCAACGGTAAGCAAGCTGGTACGGCTACCAACGCGGCACTGATCGGCGCCAACTTGACCAGTGGACGCGCATCGACAATCGGTGTAGCCGCTGACGGTCTGCCCGGCGCCCTGTCTCAGTGGTGGTCTGGATTACTCGACGAGGTGGTGGTTTACCCAAGCGCATTGCTGACGGCTGGAGAAATGTTCGATGTCTACCGTGAGGGCACGCGGTCACGGTCGCTGGTCAGTCCAGCCGCCGAAGGATTTCCTGCTCCGTTGCATCTCTGGCGCATGGACGATGTCGACACGGGAGGAGGTGTACTTACCGATGGCGGCGTTACTGGCGGATTTGACGCCACAATCGTTGGGGGGATTACGACAGGTGTCGTCGGGCAGGTGAAAGAAGCGTACGACTTTGACGGAACGACTGGGTATCTCCGTCTTCCCGATGGAAGTTTAGATATAAATGCCCAGGACTTTTCAGTCGCAGCCTGGGTCTTATGGGACATCGGAAACGATGCGTCCGCGAAACAGATTATCCAGAATCGCGGGCCTGGACTGCCTGGGTCGTTCCCTGGGTGGTTTCTGCGCCTTGAGGCCGCAGAAAACGTCAACTTTTTCCTCGATGACGGTGCAGGTAACGTGGTTCAAGCTGGTTCACCAGTATCGATACCTGTGACCGGGAACGTGTGGACCCACATCGCTGTCACGTGGGAGAATGCGACTGGTACAGCCAAGCTGTACGTGGACGGCGTCAGTCGTCACGCAGCTTCTGACCCGGCCCTCATTGGCGCAGATTTCACCAGCGGTGTCGCGTCAACCATCGGCGTCGACGCCGATGGGTTACCAGGGACGGTAGCTAGGTGGTGGTCCGGCTTGATGGACGAGGTCGCGTTCTGGCCCGGCGTGCTATTGACGACGAGCCAGATATTCGACATCTATCGGCAGGGTAGGAAAATGCTTTCTTTGGTGTAGGGGTAAGGTTGACCGCATGATCGAGACAAAAGTAGGCTCAATCGTTCTGGTTGGAGTGGTCAGTCCGGGCGGGTCTGTTGGGTTGTTCCCTCGTTCCGCAGTGAGGGACGCATCGGGTGTACCTATCGGTGTGAGTCCAGTTGATCTTTCTGTAGACCTAGGGGACGGGGGTTACCTTGGGACCTTTGTCGCTCCGTTGGTCTCTGGGTACTACTCGATTATTACAACCTTCTATACGGATGCTGGGCACACCGTCGTAGCGGGCGGAGAGCCTGTACTCCATGAGACTTTGCGAGTAGTTACTCCACCATCTGTAGCCCATGTCAACTTTGCCTATGATGAAGCAGGAGAGCAACTTTTTGTGGAAGTGTGGTTGGAACGAGAGGGGCAGGTGGTGCTATCTCCTACCTCTTGTACGGTGGCACTCCGAGACAAAGACGAGGCCATCATCGCCAGTTTGGCCAGCGCAGCTCCGCAGGCATCCAACGGAGTGTTCAACATCGAGCAGGCGGGGGTGCTCTTGTCCGACAACCGCCCCTACAACGCCTTGGTGATCGTTACCGATGCGTTTGGTACGGTCTCCTCTGTGCACTCTGTTTCCACGGTAGCGTGAGCCGTACATGACAGCGATCGTCACCAAGAACCCCCGCGCCCAGCTTCTCTTCCATCGGGTGCCCCCAGCTCGGCGGAAGGTGGAGGTTTTCACTGAACTCGTGGGGATGCTCAGCGCCGCTGGTACAGCGCTCATCGAAGACGCGCCCTTTCTCATCACCACGTTCGACGGTCCCGCTCCGCAAGAGATCGGCGCCGAGCTGATCACTCCTGCTTTCACAGCAGCGTACTCGCTCACCCCTACCTCCGCGGTCCTGACCGACGCAGAAGGCTCTCCGTCAAAGTCTGTCATCGCCGCCCCAACGGCTTTCCAGTCAGACGAGACCTTCTCAAAGACCCTACCGCTGGAAGAAGTGGGCTTTGTTCTTACAGCCAAGGCAGAGGACAAAGGGCCGGTGCAGGCGACCTTCTCGGTTCCGTTCTGGCCGCGGGTGTACGCTGGGGTATCTGCGCCACTACTGGTTGGAGGGGGGGATGAGGCGTTCGTCGAGGCGTTGGTTATTTCCGCAATTCAAGGCACGGTAGAGACCATTTTCGCCGTCAGTATAGGTGTGGGGGAGCGGTTCTTTTGGGCGGCGCCCCTCTTACTCGGTCCGCCGAAGTTCGAGGTTGTGAACCAGCCCCTTGTAGGAGCGATTCTCATCAACGACGCTATTGCGGTTACACCTGGCACGCCGAACGGGGTACCCGTTACATACCAGCTTTGGATGGGAGACACAGACGACCTTGGACAGGTTACTGTCCAGGTGTCGGAGGTTTAAGCGTGGCGTGCGTTTCTCCCACCTCTACGCTCTTAGCGCCATCAGGTGCCCTGCTGCTTTGTATCGGTCAGGCTGCTACGCTCAAGTTGCGGATAGAAGACGCATGCGAGACACCGGTACCGCTGGCCAATACCAAGATACTCTTGTGCGCAAAGAGATGTAGTGACGATGAGTTTCCGACTCTCTTTCTTTCGACCGATGACCCTACACAGATACTAGTGGTGGAGGACGGTCTAGCCTATGTGTTCTTCAAACAGGCAGACACTGTAGGTTTAGATCCGGGAAACTACATATTCGACGTGTGGTTGATCTTTCCGGTAGACCAGCC